CTATTACACTTTTTCGGCACAATGTAAATAAAATGTGAACTGTTGGTAAGTGGAATTAATTAAAATTTTTAACTAAATGACAAAAGAAAAAGAGGAAATTTATTCCTCTTTCTCCAATTTTTCGTCATAGTCATCAAGTGTTACGCCATACTGTGTATTACCACTTTTTGTAAGTTCAACTCCATTCCATTTTTTAACTTTTACAGTAATTTCCACGCAAGCTCCGAGTTCAAAGCCGTCTTTTGTGGTAACATCTCCTACATCAACGACAACGGTATTTTTTGCCACTTTTGAGCAATTAGGTGTAATACCTATCTCTTTAGGAATGTAGCGGACGTAATCATCTGTAAATTCTTCTCTCATTTTTTCATAGATGATTTTTGACAAACGTTCTCTTATAACGTTCATTCTTTTTGTGTCGTTCTTAAACTCATTCAAATCTTTAAATCTCATTGTATCAAGTCCTTTCGTTTTTCTTTAATATAAGTATATCATATAATCGGCACTTTGTCAAGTTGTAATTTTGCACAAATTTTTATATTAAAAATTGTACATTTTGACGAACGGCATAATTATTTTATAAGTGTGAATAATTTATGAACAGATGGGTGGTAACGTGTAATCGTTTACATTAATATAAAAATATTAATAAATTGTGAATAGACTGGCGGCAGAATGTAATCGTTTACAATTTAACAATACTTTTATTAATTAAAATTTTTAACTTTTTTTCAATTTTCTTTTTATCTAAAAGTCAATATACAAATTACACAATTATTTATTTTGAACTTTGTTTATTTTGCCTATTGCATTTTATCTTTATTTGTAGTATAATTAAATCATAGAAAAGAGGAAAACCTCTTAAAGAAAGGATTGGTTTTAATGAGAGAAAAGGTTACTTACATTGCATTTGACGGGGAAGAGTTTGACACTGAAATGAAGTGTCGTGAGCATGAAGAAAAACGCAGAGACCTTGTAAAGGTACATAGAGCAATTGACACTATTCAAAACTATTGCAGAGAAAAGGATTGTGTTGAGTGTCCATTTTTCAATCCTCTTCAAGATTGTAAGTTAAAAATGCCGCTAGAATGGGAAGATTAAATCACTTCCCATTCACTGGTAAAAACTTCTCTCCCGCAAGGGAGTTTTTTGTTATAAAAATATGAATAACCTATGAATAACGAGCAGTAATGTAATCGTTTACATTTGTATAAAAGTATGAATAATCTATGAACTTGCGGCGGCACAATAGATGTGAATAAATAATGAACAAGTGGGAGGTCGATTTAGTTAAATTTTTTAACTAAATACACAAAAAAGAGAACGGCAATGCCGTTCTCCCTTTTACCATTATTAGGCAAGTCTGTAACCCCTTACCTTGCCTTTACCCTTTACTTTAACTTCTTCACTTGTGAGTGTTCCTGTTTCTACCATCTGACGGAGGAGTGCGGACGCTTTCTGAGTGGAAGTTATTCCCTCGATTTCCATTCCTGCGACCTCAGATGCGGTGTAAACCTTGTCTTTCTCCATAGTGGCAAGAAGTGACTCCTTAATCGCCTTGTTTTCTTTCTGTGTCTTGCTGTCAGTTGTCTTGCGTTTAGCGTTCTTGTTGTCAAGTTTTTCAATCTGTGACTTTGCAAAATCCTTGATTTCATCATTGATGTTTCCCTCGATAACAGCGTTGAAAAACTCTCTTGAAGTCATTGTTGTGTTAGCCATAATTTACCTCTTTCTACCCTTTTGGGCGGTTTAAGTTGTGGAGAAGTTCTTTTGTGTTCTCCTTTACTATGCTTTTATTATAGCATATTTTTTTAAGTTTGTCAAGCAAACTTTCTTTGAATTGGTTAAGAGTTTTAACAAAAGCTTTAAGGTGGAAATTTTTTCCGTGAGATTAAATTCTTTGATTTTCTTTTGTTCTCTTTCCCTTTTCTCTATAATAAGTATACCATAATTTTTGAAGTTTGTCAATGAATTTAAAATGAACTTTTTATTGAGAATAAATTAATAAGTTAAAAGATTTAACTAAAATGTTCCGTCTTAAATGTTAATGAAATATTAAGACGTGGTGAGTCCTTCTTTAATTAAAATTTTTAACTTAATGCCTAAAAGAAAATCTCCCCTTATGGGAGAAATTCTTTTACTTTTTAGAATTACTTTTGAAAATGCCTTTTAAGAAAATCACTATAACAGTGAGGATAACGCTCCATTTAAAGAAAGAAAATTGTAATCCTGCCCACTTAACTACAAGAAGTATAAGTGCAACCTCACCCCATGTTATAAGCATTGATGCTATACAGATAATAAAAGTAATTAAAATAATTTTTGTTGATTTTTTCATTAATAATCAAGTCCTTTCTTATTTACTATAGTTATTATATCATATCTTTAAATAAAATACAATAGGCAAAATACATAAAGTTAAAGATTAAAATTTGTTTATTTTAACTATTGCAATTTAGATAGAATTATGTTATACTAATTATAGTAAAGGAGGGAATACAATGAAAACTTTAATCAAAATAAACGCATGGGTGTTGGTTCTTGGTGCAATACTTACAATTATAAACAATCCGCTAGGACCATTCGTTTTCTTTTATACTTGCGTAATTGGATTGATTGACGGCATTAAACAGAATAATTTCAATTCAATTCTTGTCAATTCTGCTTTAGGAGCAATGAACACATACTATATTATTATATTTTTAAAGGAGTTGTTTTAAATGTGTATAAAAGATTTTATTAATGTTTTTAATGGATATTGTACGATAAGCATACAAATTGCACAAAATAATAATGAGTGCATTTATATCGGCTTGGCAATGGAACTTGAAAAAGAAGAAATACTAGAAAAGGAAATAAAGGAAATTTTTGTAAATGAGTTTGGTCATACATTTATTTACATTTGAGGGAAATTCTCCCTCTTTTGTTTATTTTGAATGTAATCGTTTACAATATGAATAGAATGTTAAAAGGTGGACAGTAGATAGTGAATTGTTAAAAGAAAATGAATAAGTAGTGTGCAGTACTTTAGTTAAAATTTTTAACTAAAAGAGAAAACGAGAAGATTAATTCTCCTCGCTGTCCTTTTTGGCTTTACTTTTCGCCGCAAGTCTGTTCATTTTGGCAAGAAATTCCTCTTTATTAAGGACGTGTTTTTTGCCGTTCTCGTCGGTGTAAATAACACCTTTTGTTACTGTTGTTTTACCTTTTGCCATAATTTACCTACCTTTCTAAAATTTCTGTAGAGAAGTAATAAGTTACTTTCTTTTTGAAAACATTTTCAACACTATATGAAGCAGTACCTGTAAAAATATCGTGATTTTGTCTTTTAAAATAAGAGCAATAATAATCAAATTCATGATAGACTTGTTTTCTCTGTTCGTCTGTAAAATGTGTGCAATGCTTAATTTCATTTATGACACATCTAACAAACCAATTATAAGCCTTGTCAAAATTTTCAAATATTCTTATATCGTAAAAGAAATCTGTTCCCACTATATAAACGAGTTTATTTTTTTCCATTTTAATCAAGTCCTTTCGTCTTTCTTTAATACTATTATACACCTTTTCCTTGCGTTTGTCAATAGTTTTGAAAAAAATTAAATGTAAATGTTTTATGAACAAGTGAACAGATTAAAAGATTAGGGAAATTAAACTCCCCAATCTTCATCTTTTGCTAAAAGACTTCTTACAAAGTTTGTTCTTTTCCCATTATCAATTTCAAGCATTGCAAGAATTTCAATACAAGTTTTCATCTTATCAAATGGAGCAGGCGTAATTGTATTTGTATAGTCTTTTCTCCACGTTGTACAAGTTGAATATTTTTCCTTTAATTCTTGTCTTGTCATATCAGAAGAAACAACAGTTGTGCCGACTTCTTCCATTGTGTCCAAAAACCAATCAAAGTCATCAACATAAGCATATTTAAAAGTTTCGCCTTTGTCATCTACAACTTGCTCATAATCCATAAGTCTTGCTTTGTAATCAAAATAAACGTTCATTTAATCAAGTCCTTTCTTATTTACTATAATAAGTATACCATAAGCAGGCATAAAAGTCAATAGTCATTTTGCACAAATTTTAGATAAAATTTTTGTTGAAATTGTTTTATTGTGACTATAAAAGGATATAATATTAATATGAATAAACTATGAACGGGCGGGTGGCGGCACTGTGTAAACGATTACAAATGTGAATAGATTATGAACGGACGGCGGCACTGTGTAATCGTTTACATTTCATCATAAGAGTAAAGAGGAAATAAATTCCTCTTTTTAACTCTATTCATATCTTGACAACTGTATAAAATTATGAGTATCTTTGCAAAAAGGACAATAAATTTTTTTCAAATGCCCCTCTTTTGTTCTTCTTGCAGAACTTTTATAAGCGGTATAAACATAATTACAATAAGGACACTTGAACCTACGTTCTGTTACATTGTGTTTAATCAACGTTGAACACCTCAAAAACTTCAAACATATTCCATTTTGCATAGTCTTTGTAATCTTCTTGCATTGGATTGTTATGCTGATTGATGTTTACCCAACTCGCAACTATCCACACAACAAACGCAATACACATAATTGTTATTACATTGTCAAACATTTTGAAAATTTTGTTTTTCATTCTTATCAAGTCCTTTCTTATTTACTATAATAAGTATACCATAAATTTTTCATTTTGTCAATAGTTAAAGTGACTAAAAATCTAACTTTAAATTTGTTCATTTTGCCTATTGCAATTTATTTTAAAAAGTGGTATAATTAAATCATAGAAAAGAGGAAAACTTCTTAAAGAAAGGAATTGATTTTAAATGTGTGAAAAGATTTTAATGCGTTATGGTTGTGAAAACTGGAGAACTATTCTTGTTTATCGTCTTGCTGAGTTGTTTCGCTCTTGTAAGAAAATAGCAATTTTCTTTGCTCCTTATATTGCTTTTGCAATGGCAATTTACATTTTTTCCTTATTCTGCTAACAAAGTGCCGCCTTATGGCGACATTTTTTGTTTATAATGTAATCGTTTACATCTTTATAATACATTTTATTATTAAATTGTGAACAAGTAGTGAGCGGGCATTGTAATCGTTTACATTATAATAAAAAGAAAAAGCGGAATTAATTCCGCTCTGAATGTTTAAATACTGTTGTGGTAACATCACCACATTTTGGACAACGATAATAAAAGCGGTTTGTCTTTGTGTTGTAATCATAAGAACCATTTACAAATTCTACTTGTGTGCTACATTTGTGACATTTTCCGTTATTCCACTCGTGACAATCTATCATAATAGCAATAGTAAGAAAACTACTTATTAAAACAATACTAATTATGACAAGTGCAATAATTCCTTTAATTTTTGTAGTTTTATTTTTTTTTCATTTAAATCAAGTCCTTTCGTCTTTCTTTAATACTATTATACACCTTTATACTTGATTTGTCAAGACTTTTTAAAATTTAATTGTAAACATTGTGTGAATAGGGGGTGGGTTAGTCTATGTAATCGTTTACATTCTGTTTGAAATCTTGCACAAAATTTCAAATTATCTTTGTGCATTTTGCTGATTGACTTCTTTATTTTTTTATGTTATACTTATTATAGTAAATAAGAAAGGATTGATTTACATGATTTTAAGAGATTATCTTGAAACAACGACTTTTCCACTTAATACAACAATAGAAGTAATTGACAATACTGGTTCTATGATTGGCTATAATAGAAGATATACTCTTTATACTATGGAAAGATTTTTTAAAAGAATAGAGGAATATTTAAACAGTGAAGTTAAAAAAGCTGTAGTTATTCCTAAAGTAAATTATCTTGAAATCACTATCTATTTAATTTAACAAAAAGGAGATTAATTCTCCTTTTTTCTTTGTTTATGTAATCGTTTACATTGTGAATTACTTATTAACAACTAAAGTAGGAAGTTTAAAAATTTCTCATTTTCTAGCTTTTTCCAGCTCTTTTTATCTTGTTGTGCCGCTGTCCTTAACCTTATTGGGGTGCGACAGGACGGCACGGCTTAATAAAATGAGCAGGCACTATTCATAATTTGTTCATAATTCCCCCGTCACATTACTATTATAACACATAATTATGAATGAGAAATAGCGTATTTGTGAACAAATGCTAAACTATTTTGTGAATAAAGTGTTAAATCGTGGTCAGTTAGGCTTTAATTATGAATAATATATTAACTTGTAGATAGTTGACCTCATGTTTGTTAAAACTATTAACAAAATAGATAGTTTAAAATTAAACTATCTCAAATATTAATAAAGTGTGAAGTTGTGGATAGATAACAAAACAAAAAAAAATAAATCGGTGAACTTAATCACCGATTTTTTTATTTATCCATATATTTTAAGGTTGCTTGTGTGGCTCTTGATACATTATCATTTACCATATGTAATAAAAATGCTATTGTATATGAGTCAGCTTCATTTGAGTGGCTATATTCATTACAAGCTTTATAAAACATTTCATCTAGTTGTTTAAGCATTGCATAAGTTTCACATAAGCGTGACCGCTTTTCATTATTGCGTATCAATTCTAGTATATAATTGCTTGTATTCTCAATCATGTAGCTTATTCTCTCTAATTCATTCATCACAAAATCCTCCATTATTTGTGCTAATCAGTGTGGGCTTAAAGCCCACACTTCATAGCTTGTTTTTAAAAACTGTTAGCTGATGAGTAAATAACATTTGCTGTCTGCTTTTTCTTATCAAAATTTGCGTGTCCGATAGATACTTTAAGCTGAACAGCTTCACCATTATAATAGCCGTCAATTAAGTTGTGTGTTTTTTCAGCCTTGCCAAGTAAAGCTATTTCGCTCTTATAACCGAAATTAATATCATCTTTTGCCTTGATATCATGATAGCTTATTTCAGCTATTTTATATTTGTTGTTGAAGTCATCACTATAAAAGAAATGATTGTTTTTCCTTTTGACCTTGCTACCAGTCTTATTAATTCTGAAGTCGTATTCACCTTTTGAATTTTCTGAGAAAAATATCTCAAAAAAATCTTGTGTCAGTTCAGCTATTTCAAATTTGTAAAATGATACCATGCTATCATCAACTAAATTTTCAAGCTCTTGCATTGAAGGTCTATAGGCATTACGGCTCTTATCCTTGTGTAAAGGCTCAAGTGATATAAGGTTAGTACCTACTATAATTGACTTTACACCATTTGCAAGATATTTGTTTTTTAGAGTTGTAAACTGTTGTGCTGTCATAATTAAACACGTCCTTTTTTAAAATTTTATTAAGTTACGGTGTGTATCACCCTTAACTTTATGACTTTATTATACACCTTTATAAGCAAGTTGTCAATAGTTTTTTTAAAAAATAATGCACAAAAATAAAGCCTTAAAATGCCGCTTATATATACATAATGCACAAATACCCGCTTATATAAGATTTATAGATTAGCCGTTCCTAACTATTGGATTTGGTAAATATTACTAATCTTTTTTTTACCTAAAATATGGGCGGGGTGGTAAATTTTAGAAATTGGATATGGTTAGTTAAAACTAACCCGCCTGGCAAAAATCTCATGACTAATTTTTTCTTAATGTCGTTCGAGATTCTTATCTCAAATCTTTGACTTCCTCAATTATTCGTGTTATACTTTAATTAAAGGAGGTGAGATGATGTAGAAATTTAAACTTGATTTCTCCATCTATTCTTCTAAAGACCGTTTAGAAGCAATAAAATCAATCCCTCTGGAAACTTTAACCAAATCTGAGCTTGAAACAATTACAAACTATGTACTTTATGGAAAAGATGAAGACGGAACTTCTTCTGTCGATAGAAAAGAAATTCAAATTAAAACTAAATTTAACTCATATAGGAAAGATAAAGATAAAATTACAAGTTTAGATGCTTTAATGGAATCTCCTACATTTGATGAAAGTTCATTTTCTAGTTCTCCAACACACTGGAAAAATGTTAAACCAACAATTGATAAGGAGAAAGATAAAGATATTCCAAATATGAGGGAACTTTGGACCGAAATTGAAAGACTTAGTACTATTCAAAAATAGAATGAAGGTAAGGAGCCGCGGCAACCAAATTGTCCTGAGCTTACTTCTACCCAACTTTACTACTTAAATCATTTGTTAATTGAACTTAGAACCCAACAATATTACTTAGTAGATTCAGTTCGTCCTACAATTTTTGCAAAAAAGAACAAGGCTCAATTTCATCCAAGCCCAGTTCAAGACCAACTCAATTTTCCGATTTTACCAAGAGGTCTTTTTCATCATAAGGATGATTTTTATTTTTAGAATCCACATGAGGACAAAAATGGAATCAGTGCCGCGGCACCAAATGAGGATAAAATTCTTGAAGGTAATAAGCCTTATTTAGACTTTAGAAAAGAGGAACATTTGTACTGGATGATTTAGTTTTATAAGGAAATTGAGGCGGCGGCTCAATATCATCCAGATTCAATTCTTTGGAATTTATTGTGGACTCTTGACTTTTATATTGAAAAAGCAGGACTTTCGCCGCAACAGCGTCTGATTGTAGAGCTTAAGAAAAACCAAACCCCTAACAAATAGATTTGTGAAGAACTCCAATCCCAACTTGGAATTAGTCACAGAGAGAACTATATTAGTACTATTTGGAATAAAGCGGTTCGAAAAATTAAGGATGCGGTTGAACTTAATTATGATGAGTGGTTGTGCAAAGATTATGAGAAAGCTTGGAAGTAGTGCTCAAGATGTGGAAAGTGGTATTTGAGAGACCCTCGAAATTTTGTGAGAAAAGCAAAAGCACTCGATGGTCTTACTGGACGCTGTAAGAAATGTGATAAGGAATTAAGAGGTTAAGAGATAAATGACAAAGAAAGGAGAAGAGAAAAAGGCTGGTGAATTTCTGAGAGAAATTTCAAAATTGGAACTTTTAGACTTACTTGCAATTGGAAATATTTTGGAAGTTGAAGAAATTGACCCATTTGAGGACTATGTGACTGAAATTGTGAGAAATTATTTGAAAAAGTCTAGGAAGATTTAGAGAGAACTTTTGAAATTAGCGAAAGATGTTCAGAAAGACAATAAAGCTATTTAGAAAGAAAAAGAAAAAGAGAACCCAACTCTCTGATTGAAAATTAAAATTAGAGTTAAAAGAGAACCCAACTCTCTTTTAGCTTTAAATTATAAATTATGATGTGCCAGCCTGCGTAAATTTAAGGTAAACTTCCTCTAAAGTTTTCAGACGGCGGCACAAGGAGATGAGGATTATGGCACTTAAAAAGTGTACGAAATGTGGAGAAGAGAAAACCACAGCCAACTTTATTGGTTGTAATTCTCCTCTTCACACTGGCAGTCTTCCAATCTGTAGGACTTGTATTGATAAGATTATTGCCGCGGCTCCTGATGATAAACGATGGAACCAAGTTGATAAACTTTGTTAGTGGGCTGATGTTCCATTCGTGCCGGCCCAATGGCAAAAAATTTATGATGGCGGCGCAAAAGACGCGTTTGGCCGTTATATGAGTATTTTTAGAAATGAAAAATACGAGACTTTGGATTGGGGAATGTATAACGATGTTTACTTGAAACTTTAGGAAGAACATCGAGTTGAAGATGCAATTCCAGAATTGAGAGAAGAACAATTCAGAAAATTAAGAAACAAGTGGGGGCCTAATTATGATGATGGGGAATTAGAGTACCTTGAAAATTTACATTAGGGACTACTTGAATCGCAGAATATTGTTGGTGCTTTGAATGAAGACCAAGCACTTAAACTCTGTAAGATTTCACTCATTATTGAATAGAAAATTAGAGAAAGAGCAGATTTCTCTAAAGACTTGCGTGCTTACGACGATTTGTCGAAATTAGCTAATATTACTCCAAAATCAGTTAAGGATGCTAATGAATTTAATTCAGTTGGAGAACTTATGGCTTACTTGGAAAAGACTGGCTTTGTCAATAAATATTATGACGGTGCAGTAAGAGATGAAGTTGATTTCTGCATTAAAGATATTAAATACTGGTTATAGTATTTGTATGTTAATGAGAGTGGAGTTGCAGATGAAATTGAATTAAGAATTAACAATCTTAAGACTAGTGCGGCTATGACAGGCGGCACTTTTAATGAAGAAGAATTTAGACAATATATGAAAGAATAGGGGTCTTCACCTATTACGGAAGAAGATTTTGAGGTGAATATCTAATGGAAAACATTGAGATATTAATGCCGCAAACCATTCTAAATACTGTTCACTTTGTGATGAAAGATGTATCTAAGAAATTCTATCGAGATGGAGTTGAATTGGAAAAAGGTGCGGTCATCACAAAACAAAGAATTGAAAAACATCGAGGACTGTATGAGTAGATTATGAATACTTGGTCAGTTTATCCTGACTTATATTTGAAGATGATTACTCCTACAACTTCAAAATTTAAACTAAAATTCTTTTAGATTATTTTTATAAGAGCCTGCTTAAGACACGGAAGACTTTTGACTATTGCGCCTAGAGCTATTGGTAAGAGTTTTATTTGTATTTTGGCTCTTTATTTAATTTGTATTTTTAGACCGGGAAGTCACGTCAGAAAGGCGCTACCGTATCGTGAGGTGCGGCAGAAAAGATTGGTTAAACGCTGGGAACTCCGAGAGTTACTAAACACTACAATAAGCAAATCCTCGCTTATGAATGTTACGAAAGTAGAAACAAGTTTTAGTAATCGGCCTATGGTTAAAGCCTAAAGGCTATTAGAGGACAATCAGCACTAGAGGGGAAATTCTAGTTCAACGACTATCCGTGACAGGAGTAGGGTCAAGCGACCCGAAAAGCCAATCGCCTCAAAATGAGGATTGATATAGTCTGTTCATTGTGTGAAAGCACAAGAAGAAATTAAGTAGCGATTAATTTTGTAACAAAAAAACTTTTAGGGATGTCCTGGTAAAGCACGAAAACTTGTGCCCTGTTACAGTAATGTAGCTTGAAGAATCTGTTTTAAAGCTGGAACGTCTTAAAGCCAAATTACCTCTTGCGGTACGATGTGCCGCCCTAGGGGTGTTGAAAAACTGAAATAAGTATTTGGATGGCATAAGAAGAAATTCTAAGTGTTTGAACAATAGATAACCAGCGTCCGTCAGAATTGCTCTGGCGGCTCAACGACTAAACACTCAAAGCGAGTTGAAAGACAGACTTCCTTTTAAAAGGAAGGTGATATAGTCTAATCTCATAGGTGACTATGAGCCATATGGGTGATATGTAGCGAATATCACTAAATATTATGAAGGTGCCAAGGTGGCAAACCAAAAGATACATCAATTGTGGGAAATCTTTCCACTTTTAAAAGAAGAAATTTTAGGAGAAGGTAACTTCGGAAACGATTATGTCAAATTGACTTTTCGTAATGGCTCTCTCCTAGACATCATCTCACCTCTAAATTCATCTCGTGGTAACCGTGCGACAGCCGGTATCTTAGATGAGTTCCGTTAATAGATGGCGGAACTAAAATCTCTTAAATTGCGGGAACATCCTTAGAGTTCTAATTACCAAACATTAATGGTGACATTAACGCGGCAACACTAACTATGTTGGTAAGGTAATAAGATTAGAAATTGGACAATCCGCAACGAAGCTTCTCTTAGAGAAGAACGCTCAGAGACTATAATAGAGACACAGCAATGTGATTGTATAGTCCATTCCCTTTAAAATATCGAGAAATCGAGGGTACTTAAGGACCACGACCCCGATGATGTAAACGAAATACTTCTTCCTCTTTTGAACGTCGACCGCCCAATGGCCAACCAAGACAAAAACCCTTATGAACCACAACAAGTTCAGTTGTGGATTTCATCTGCATCGGATAAAAATACATTTGCTTATGATAAGACGATTGAAATGATGGAGCTTGCTATCCTTTATCCTCAAAAAGTTTTCTGCTGGGGAATGGATTATAGAGTGTCTGTTAAAACAGGACTTCTGTCTGCCGACTTCTTAAATGAAATGAGAATGTCAAATACTTTTAGTGAACAAGGTTTTGCAAAAGAGTATATGAGCCGTTTTGTTGGAAGTTCATCAGAAGCTTGGTTCGATTATGATAAGCTTGCTTCTAGGAGAAGATTGGTCAATCCAGAAACACACGAAATTATTAGAGAAGGTACAGAGAGCTTTTACTTAATATCGGTAAAGAAAATCTGCCGCCTAACTTAGAGATAAGTTAGTGAAAATTTACTTAAAAGCGAGGAAACCCGAAAGACAGAAAAACTAAAGATATTTTATCCTCAAAATATCAATGTTACGAAAGTAGAAATAATTTTCTGTATGGTATATGGTGTAAACCTAAGTACTAAATAAAGGGCAATTCGCACTAGCAAGGAGGAACAATGAAAATAATATCTTTAAAAGAAATTCAAGAGCGAATTATTAATAAATATAATACTTAGGATTTTGAAATTATTGAATATACTAAAGTTTCAAAACCTTTTGTAATTAAATGTTTAAAATGCGGAGAAATAAAAAAATTTAGTTCTTTTAATAATTTTCTTGGCTCAGGAAGAAAATTTATTTGCTCTTGTTATAATGATAAAAATAAGGAAACTATTCATAAAAAAAATAAGGAACTGATTTTAAAAGAAATTGAAAAAAGACATCAAAATTTTATATCATTTGGATATGATGTAGCAATAAAAAAATATTTAGTTACTCTTGAGTGTTCTAAATGTAAGCAAATTTTTACTAAATCATGGCAAAGCTATTTAAAAAATAGTCAATGCCCTTTTTGTGAAAATAAGCAAAAAATGAATACTTAGGGATTTAAAGAATTACTTCCTGACGAATATGAATTATTAGGAGAATATAAAGATTAGCAAACAAAAATATTAGTGCGTCATAAATGCGGCTTTATTTGGAAAATTTCTCCTCATGGTTTTTTATCTCATATAGGATGTCCTAAATGTAATAAAAAACGAAGTGCAGGAGAACAAAAAATTTCTTTAATTTTAGATGATTTAAAAATTCCTTATAGTATTGAAGTAAGTTTCCCTTGGTAGACTAATTCTAAAAGACGATATGACTTTTATCTACCAGAACAAAATTTAGTTATAGAATATATGGGAGAGCAGCATTATATAGAAAATAATTTTTTTAAGATTCCTTTAGCTGAATAGCAAAAGATAGATAAAATCAAAAAAGAAGAAGCTTTACAAAATGGTTTACTATATTATGCTATAAGTTATAAAGATTTTAAAAAATTAGAAGATATTATACCAAAACTTGTTAGTTCAACGACTAGTTCTTAGAACGTAGGTTCAAGTGAGCCGAAAGAGTAAACTTCTGAAAAGAAGAAAATATAGTCTAATCTTTAATGAAAGTTAAAGCAGCGAAAGCGGATATAGAGTAACGACCTATATCGAATATAAATGTGATGTCGCAAGAAGAGGTTGTCAAACAGTAGCTACAGTTCTCAAAGTTTTCCCTGGCGGAGACCGCTATACTGCCAATCTTGTTAATGTCTATGTTCTTGGTAAAACTGAAAATGAAAAAGTATTTGACCATCAAGTGCTTGAACTTAAAAGACTAATAAAAGCTTTCAATCCAAAAGAAACTATCATAGATATAAATGGATTAAATACTAGTCCCCTTAGGCGGCGACGTCTAAGAGCAAACCCTTTAAATTGCTGGAAACCTAAGTTCTAAAGAATATGGCAATCAGCAGCTAAGAATTAAATAATTATCGAATACTTTTGTTGGAGGTATAAAGATGAAAAGAATTGTTAATTGTAAACATGAATTAAAATATCCATATTATGTGACAGAAGACGGTCATGTTTGGAGTGAGTATTCTCATAAATTTATTAGAGAACTGCCAGATAAGAATGGATATTTAAAAGTAAGATTAAGTTCAGTAGATTTACCAAAAGGAAAACAACACGCATATTCCGTTCACAGATTAGTTTTGGAGAATTATAATCCTATAGAGAATATGGAAAATTTACAAGTAAATCATATCAATGGAGATAAAACCGATAATTCAATACAAAATTTAGAGTGGACAACGTCTCAGGAAAATATTTAGCACGCAATTAATAATAATTTAAGAGCTAAAGTAAATGGTGCAGCAATATTAACTGAACAAGACGTATTAGCTATTGTAGAAAGGTTAAAAAAGAAAGAACCTTATAAAAAGATAGCATAGGATTATGGTGTATGTGAAGAAACTATTGGTAGAATTAAACGTAGAACTGCTTGGACTCAATTAACAAAAGATTTAGATTTTTAATTAAAGTTCAACGACTATTATGTAGGGTTCAAGTGAACTCGAAAAAGAGGGCTACTTTCTGAGTAGATGATATAGTCTCAACGTCTAGCGAAAGCTAGAGCAGCGAAAGCGGATACAAATTAACGACTTGTATCGAAGATAATGTAGGAATTGGTTTCGCCGACTTAATGATTAAACCAACCTTAGACCCCCGTACAGGAGAAATCTTGCCGGCCTATGGTTTTTCTAATCGTGATGAATATTTTGATATTCAACCTCGTGATGCTAAGAAAGTTCTTTTTGGTATAAAAGCAACGAGTGATATAAATAGTCAAATGCACTCTGCACTTTATTCAAAAATTTATTCTGGTTGCTTATCGTTCTTAATTTCAGAACGTAAAGCAAAAGAAAAATTGATGGCTACTAAAGTTGGTAGCAAAATGAAGCCAGAGCAAAAAGTGGCACGCTTGATGCCGCATGAATTAACTTCTCAACTTATTAATGAAATAATGAATTTAAAACCAAAGCCAACGGGAGTTGAAAATAAAATTGCCGTTGAAATGATTAATAAGAGAATGACAAAGGATAAATTCTCCGCTCTTGAGATGGGTGTGTGGAGAATGTGTGAAATGGAAAATGAAGAAATTGCCCATCGCCGCAATAGAGGAATCGGAAGACGGCTAACATTTACCCGCTCAGGAGGTGGAAGACGTAAGTGACAGAAGAAACAGCAAGATTAACAAATTTTAAAAGTGCTTTTAAAGGCATGACAGCAGCATCGCAAGAAGCTTATGTTAAAACTGGCAGAAAAAATGCTAAAACTAAAAATAGAACTTATGATAGAAGAGAAATCGATTCTATTGTAGAAGGTGGCGAGCCAGTGCGCCAGGCAGAACTTTCTAAGCATTATTTTGAAACTAATGGCACATATAAACGTATTGTTCTTCACTATGCGACTTTTTTAACTTATAGCTGGATGTTAGTTCCTTCTTTAAAGAATAAAAAAGATTTAATGACTAATAAACAAGTTTCCAAAGCCTATTATGATGCTACTAAGTTTCTTACTAATTTTCAAGTTCAAAATAAATGTACGAAATTTGCCTTAGAAGTTTTTATCAAGGGCGGCTATTATGGCTTACTTAATTCAGAAGGTTCTAAAACTGTTTTATAGGATTTGCCTTTTGAATATTGTCGTAGCCGCTTTAAGGATATAAATGAAATTGATATTGTTGAATTTAATTTGAAGTTTTTTGATTCTATTAGGGATAGCGACCTAAGAACTGAAATTCTTAAAACTTATCCTCGTTTAATTAGAAAGGCTTATAATACATTCAAATATGCAGATGGTCCACAATGGATATTCTTACCAGCAGATATGGGAGTTTACTTCTGTTTTTCAGAAGAAAGACCATTCTTTTTAGACCTTATTCCTCTTATTGATGATTTAGAAGATTACAAAGCAATGGATAAACAACGAAATGAGCAAGCTCTTAAGCGTATTCTTGTTCAAAAAGTTGGCGTTGATGGCACAAGACTTGTTTTTGAGCCAGATGAAGCAGAAGAAATGCACGAAGGTGTACTTGATATGCTTTAGAATAATACAGATGTTGATGTTGTTACAACTTACAACACAGTTTCGTTGCTTGATTTAAGTAGTACAGACGATGAGAAGACTTAGATTGAAGAAGTTCAAAATCTTATTTATGAGTCTGCCGGCCTGTCAAAAGAATTTTTCTTTTCAACAACAGATACAGGTTTGGAAGTTTCTGAGAAAAATGATTTGGCAATGATGATGGTCTTAGCTCAAAAATTTGCTCATTTCTTTACTGTTCTTACAAATACAAAATTTGAGAATAAGAAAGTTGACTTTAATTTTATCATTCTACCTGTAAGTTATTATAATAGTGATACTTATGTTGATAAGGCAAGAGACCTTGTTTCATTTGGTTATAGTTTTATTACTCCAGTAGTTGCAACAGGACTTGACCAAACTAGCCTTTCAAATTTAAAATTGCTTGAAAATGATTTACTAAATCTTGATGATATACTTAAACCGCTTCAGACTTCTTATACTCAATCAGATAAGACAATTAGTGAAGTTAATGCGGCGAAAGATGCTGAAGACTAGAAAAATAAAGGACAGTCTAATACTGATCCTCAATCAGATGACGCCGCGGCATCGTCTGGTACAAATAAACAGACAGAGGAAGGTGAACAGTAATAGTGGAAAGTTTAAAATTTAATCAAAATTATGATAAAACTGTTCCCCGTAATTTAGATGTTACTCTTTATGGAGAGCTTGAGCCTTATAATGAGGCGCTCTCCAAATGTAGAGTACGAATTTTTTATAGGGGACTAAATAGAAACCGCACTTATATATCAGAGGATTTTGCTCAACAACTTATTAATTCTCTCCCTTATACTCCAATTAAAGGAATTTTTGATTCTGATGAGGTTGACTTTAAAGACCACGGCAAGAAGAATAATGAAGGAAGAATTTATGGAGTTGTAATGGCAGACCCAAATTTTGCTTGGGAAGAACATGAAGATTGTGACGGTGTAGTTCGTAAATATGCTTGTGCAGATGTTCTTCTTTATACCGCTCTTTATTCCGAAGCAAAATTAATCCCTGGCTCATCTCAGTCTATGGAAATTAATCCATATACATTTGATGGTAATTGGGAAATTTATGACGATGGAAAGCCTTTCTTTAAATTTACTAAAGGTAGTCTTTTTGGACTTCAAGTTCTTGGTATGGCAACAGAACCATGTTTTGAAGGTTCGGCTTTCTATTATAATCTAATAAAAGATGATTTACAACCTTTTATTAGTTATATTAAAAATATCACAAAGGAGGAAAAACAAATGGCAGAATTGAAATTCAGACTTTCTGATTGCGAGAAAGCCCGCAAAATCTTTCAGGCATTAAACGAAGGCGTTGAGGATTATGAAGATATAAAATATTGGCTGTGTGACGTTTATGATGATTACGCTGTTGCTCAAGAAAATACTGCAGAAGGTGGCTATATCAGAGCTTATTATACAAAGGATGAGGATACAGTTACAATAACAAAAACTGAGCCTTGTTTCATGCTTGATGTAACAGAAGTTGAAAAAGCAGCACTTGAAGCAATGAAAGCAGCTAGCGGCACCTATGAGCAGGTTTCAGCCGATTATAGTGCTCTTGAAGCTAAGGTTGCTGAAATGACTACAGAAACAGAAACTCTTAAGTCTAGTCTTACAGCAGCAGAGGAAGCTAAGGCAACTGCTGAAGCTGACCTTGCAACTAAATCAACAGAATTTGAAGCACAGAAAACTGAACTTGACGAAAAGATTGCTTCTTATGAAGCTAAGGCGGCAGAAGATAAGGCTGCTCTCGAAGAGGCCGCAGCTAACTATGCTAAGCTTGAGTCTGAAAAAGTTGAACTTGAAAACAGTAAAAATGACTTAATTAATGAGAAAGAACAGCTTGCTGCTTTTAAAGCTGGTATTGAAAAAGACCAGAAAGAGCAGTTGCTTTCTAAATATAGCGAGCACCTTGATGATGCTTCAATGGAAGCTCTTAAGGAGAATATGGACAAATATTCTGTTGTAGATTTCAAAAAAGAAGTTTGCACTGCCGCAGTAGAACACGACCCAACCATCTTTAATAAGAGTGGAGAGCCAGACCGTTTTTATTCCAAAGGTGGTAATACAGCAGATAAGTTTGAAGGACGTACTGCTGTTGAGAGACTGTTAAATAAACATATTAATGGAGGTAATAAATAATGATTAGACGTTTTGACTGCAAAGGTTTTGGTCAAATCGAGCCTAGCCAGGTTTGGTTCACACGTACTGGTATGGTTGAATCTCAGTGCTATCTCGATGAAGAGAAATTTGCTGCTAGTTTTCCAATGACTCCAGCAGAAGCAGAAGATGGCAAGATTTATGCAGAGAATGGTGCTTTCCTTATGGTAGATAAGGCTAATAAGACAGCTACTCTTCCAAATAAGAAAATGAGTGATGCCGGCTTCCCTATGGGTATTAATTATTCATCAGAGAAGATTTACAATCAGTATACTCCAGGCCGTAGAAACTTTGCAATGATTGCAGGTGAGTATCTGCCAAGAATTGGTTATGTTGAGCCGGGTATGAGAATTTGCACTAACTCTGTATGCTGGGATGACACAGTATTCACAGTAAGTGATGAAGATAATGACTCTCCTTCTGTTCAGATGTATAAGAAAGTTAAGGAGCAGCTTAAGACTCCAGGCGCAAATCCTATTTATGCTTATGTAATTGATGATTCTGAGCTTCCTGCAAATCAAAAGACACAGGGTAAGCTTGTTATTGGCGCATCAGTAGAAAAGGCTCTTGGTGGAGTTTATGCACAGGTTGTTGAGGCTTATACAAATGCAGACACGACTCTTTCCTTTAAGATTCAGTTTGTAAATAAGCCTACTAAGTAATTTGGGATTAGGAGGTAAGAAAATAATGAGTATGGATAAAAGCGCAATTAAAGATTTAGTCGTTTGCTCTTTCTGCAAAAAGAATCCTGACCCTACAAAGTATTCACAGGAAGATATTAAGGCAACTCTGAGAGACGAGATTCACTCTATTGCTAACGACTATAATTCATATAGACGTAATAAGCTTGACCTGTTCGAGATTATGCAGGAAGCTTACACAGAAATTCTCCCTAAATCAGTTGAGGAATTCATGGGTACTTTCGCTGAGATTAAGAGAGTTGCTAATAATGAGAAGGCTCAGTTTGTAGTTACAACAGGTCGTAGACGTGCTAAGCAGTTTGTAACAGCAGTTTCTCTATCTGGTGTTTATGAGTCTTTCAGACTTGATAAGAATACATTCGAGGTAGGCGGCCATGCAATTGGCGGTGCTGCTTATATTGACTTTGAGAGATATATTTGCGGTGACGAGGATATTTCAGAGTCAACAGAGATTCTCCTTGAAGGTCTCCAGGAAGCTATTTATGGCGAAATTCAGAAGGCTCTTCTCGCAGCAGTAAATGCTGATGACCGTCCAGCAAACAACAAGGCAATTGTTGCAGGCTTCGATGCACAGGTTATGCAGGATCTTTGTATGGTAGCTGGTTCTTATGGTAATGGTGTAACAATTTATGCTGCTCCAGAGTTCGTTGCAGCAATGGGTGCAGATGCTATTGGTCTTCCAATGGTATATCCTGCTGGCAGTGGTGCAAATGGTGTTGCAACTCCTGTTTATAATCCTCTTAATATTGATGAGATTGCAAGGACAGGTAGAATTAAGACTTTCAGAGGTAATCCAATCGTTGAGATTCCTCAGTCTTATACAGATGAAACAAATACAACTACAATTGCTAACCCTGCAGTAGCTTACATCTTCCCTAACGGCAGAACAAAGCCTGTTAAGATTGTTTTTGAAGGCGATACACAGGTAGACGAGTTCAAGAACAGAGATAGAAGTTTTGAGATTGAAGCTTATCAGAAAGTTGGCGTTGCTATTCTCACAAACTATGACTGGTGTGTATATGTTAATACAGACCTTCAGGATAATGAGAAGTATCCAACTAAGTACGAGACAAAGTTTGCTTAATTCTTAATGCAAAATAAATAAATACCAATGAAAGAAGTGGCGGGTGAGATAGCTCACTCACCATTTTCTTTTGAGTTAAAAGGAGGAAAAATAAATGGCAGAAAGAATGGTTGTTCTTAAGAATATGGTTAATGGTAAAGTTGTTGTTAACAAGCCAGCCTATGGTGTAAGACGTGTTTGGAATAAAAGAAATCAGCCTATGGCAATTGAATATGATACGGTTCAGCAGTTGCTTTGGGACCCTGGTTTTAGAAATATGATTGACAGTGGTATTCTTTATATTGAAAATATGAAGGATAAGATTGATTTGGGTCTTGAGCCTGTTGGTACAGAAGAGCCTGTTAATATTATTGTTCTAACAGAAACTGAAATGAAAGAGCTTTTGACTACTATTCCTTTTAGCGTATTTAAAAGAAAAGTTTCTGAACTTTCAAAAGTACAGGTAGATAACTTAATTTCTTACGCTGTGGAAAATGAAATTGTCAATACTGAAAAATGTAAATATTTAAAAGAGGTTACAGGTAAGGATATCCTTGCTAGTATTAGCCGTAAACAGAATATGGAAGAAGAGGATAAGGCTGCTCGTTAATTTAAAATAAAGGAGGCTAGTTATGATTACATTAATGGACGTTTATAATGCCTTCTTAGGAAAAGTAAATGAAGATGATTGGTCACATTGCTATTCCAAAGATGACTTAGAATGGTTTATGAAAGACTGGCGTACCTTCTTAAATGCGGCACTTGCTTATTTTAAATTTCCACGTTGTAGTTTGGAAATTAATGAAGAAACTTAGTCTTTTAAGGACACTAATATGTCTCAAGACGAAGTACAGATACTTGCCACTTATATGAAATATGAGTGGTTGAGTAGAACTGTAGATTCTTGGGAGAATATAAAAACTCAATATGATGAAAAAGATTTTTCTCAGGCGAACTTGCTTAAAAATTTTATCTCTCTTAAAGAGCAAGCTTTTGAAAATGCGGCACATCTAGAAAGAACTTATTATCGCTCGAGAAATAAAAAACCTTATCATTATGGACGTCTTGCCGGCGGCAGGAAACGACTTAAATGAGTGATAATCAAGAAATAATCATAGAAGCCTATAAAGATAAAATGAAAAAACGTCTTTATGGGCTTTTAAAAGAAAGAGAGAAAAATGGCGAATGGGAAAAATTTTTAGATACTATTTTAATTGAATTAGAGGGATATAATGACTCAAGCAAGACGATTGATTATTATACTCTTTATGCAAAGCTTTCTTCTTGTAGGTATTTGTCTTATAAATATTATCGTAAAACAATCTTTGAATGTATGAATTTATTTGATAGGATAAGAATAGAATGAATTATTTTGAAGATGTTTATTTAAAACGAATGAATATTGATGGACAGACTCAACAAGACAGAGTTAAGACTCGTAAAGAAAAAGAATTTGATAGATTGTTTTTAAAAAAGACAGAATATTAGGTTTTACTTTATGGAGTTAATGGAGAGCAAAGAAATGATATTTGTTCCCTTTAGCCAAATAAGTGGAATGAGAGTAATTTAATTGGTAATTTACTTATGTCCACTAGTGCCGCGGCCCTCAAAACAGGGGATATACTTAATATAAGACAACAGATAAAAAATGAAGTACAAGATAGAGTTTGGCTTGTGTTATTTGTAGAAGCAAATCTCACCAAAGGCTATCAACTTTTTAAGTGCATTTGTCTTGATGAAGAGATTAATATTACTGATGAATATGGAACAACAAAAGAAGTTATTCCTGTTAAGTTTATTAGTGCTACTTCATCATTTATACAAGATAATTTCACACTCTCTTTTGGTGGCTATCGTGAAAATGACACAAGCCGCGGCTTTGTAACAGCAGATTGTGAAATTTTAAAGAAAGGAGTTCATTTTATCTATAAGGATAAACGATGGGAAATTTCAGGTAAGGATAATATTAGTATTGATAATGTGGCTTATACTTTTATTAGAGAAAAATTAATGAAAGCAGAGGAGCCTATATCTTCAAAAGAAATTCCTATTGGAGAAGATGATAATTTCTTTTTAATAGGTAGGTGATAACATGGAGTCAATTGTAAAATATGGTCAAGAAATTGGCCCAAATTTGATTAAAATTGCTAAGAAGCTTTTACAAAATGAAAACTTACTTATGCTTCTAGAAAACACAGACTTAGACCCGCTTAACAAAGATTAGCATCCTGAGTCACCAAATCCTGCTGAAATTTTTAATAAATTAATAAGAGTAGTTCCGCTTATTACTCCAGATGAACAAAATACAAAGTCTAAAATAATTCTCTTATTTACTGGCGGCAACGTCGGAGGAGATAATTATGATAATGAAAATTTATCTTTAGATATCTATGTATATTGTCCTTTTGACGAATGGCGTATTGCTGGAAATACATTAAGACCATTTGCAATTATGTCTGAAATTCGTAAATCTTTACAAGGTAAAAGAATTAATGGCTTGGGCGAAATTCAATATAATGGCTTTACATCAGCCCTTATGACAAATCAAATGGGTTCTTATGAGATGTCCTTTACTATAAATGCTTTCTCTTAATCAATTTGAAGAAATTAAAGAACAAGCTTACTGCGGAAAACCAAGCCAATTACCAGGAGTTTGTTTGGTCTATCCTTTAACTATTTCTGAAATTATGTCAATGGGGCGAAGTACCTATCAAGGCTATTTAGGAACTTTGCTTCTTTCAGAAACAGATATTTCTGCACTCATAAAAGAAAAGACAGGAAAAGAACCTCCGATTGAATTTATCAATCCTCTTGCCTATCTTCTTGAAAGTGCGGATAAGGATGATAGATATTTATTAGAACTCTAGTAGATATTTTCTACTTTTATAAAAGAGGAAGTTCTTTTTCTTCCTAAAATGAAATCAATTGTCGTAGGCAGTCCAAAAGAAAAGCGGCTTATTACTCCTCAAAATTTTGGAGATTTTCAAACTATTTTGAAAATTCAAAATAAAAAAGAGATTAAAGAACCGCCTCCGGAGAATGAATCACCGGGACAACGAAAAATGCGACTATTACGAGAGAAAGTTGCTGCTGTTAAAAAGAAGCAAGCTTAGAAAAACAACGAGGGGTAGTCTTTCTTAGAACTCCTTGAAATAGCGGATACTTTCGGAATTGATACAATGAATTGTTCACTTCTTAAATTTTATAATCTTATAAGACGTTATCAAATGAGAGAGAAGTGGGATTAGGATTTGCAAATGCTTTGTGCAGGTGCAGACCCTAAGAAAATGAAAACAAAATATTGGGGCGAAAGCTCCGAGGAAAAATAAGGAGGTTAGTAAGAATGGCTAGTCAGAATCTTTTTGAAAAATATGGTATTCGTGATGTCGCTGATGTTACTCTTTATCGTATCGAAAAGAAAGAAGAGACTTTTGAGTCTCAGAGAAAAATTGCCGCAAGCTCTATCCTGAAGGGTGCTCTTGAACTCCGTACCGTTTATCCTATGATTAATGGTGTCGGTGATGAGGAAGGCTTCGATGCTCTCGTATTTACAGAAGCAACTATTAATAAGGGTACAAACTATGACTGCGATGATGTAGTTAAGCTTGATACTAAGATTAAGGTTATTTATAAAGAGAGTGCGGCTAGTAAGCCAAATGATAATGAAATTCTTAAGAATGGTGCTATAAACTATATTAAGACAAATTTTGAAGCAATCTTTAAGAATGCTTTTAGTGCTGACAAGGGTAAAGAAGTTGAAGAAGCTTCTAAGGGCTTTGTAGTTGAACTTGGTCTTGCAAAAGAGCAGGAAACAGGTATTGTTTACAGTGCTGAAAAGATTAAGGCTGCTCTTGCTTCTGATAATACTACTGTTGCTGCAGCAGGCGACATCAACGTTGAAGTTGTTGAGCCACTTGAAACAGAAGAAGTTATTACAGATGAAGAGACTACAGTTTATAATTCTGAGGGTACATTCCTCGTAACAGCAGTTGTTGACCTTAAAAATGAGGATGAAAAGGCAACTGGCGTTTATGAGAATGAAAATAGTGCTACTCCAGACCAGAACCTTGAAATTGGTACTCATGAGTATACTTATCCAGAACAGATTTGTATGCTGTTTGCAAGACGTCAGAACATCATCGCTAAGACTGGTGTAAGATACGTTTTTGAAAACGCAGACGAAATTTTTGGTGATGTTGCTTTTAATGATAATTTTGCCGCAGCCCCTAAGTCAGCAGAAAAAGTTGTAGTTGCTGGTCTCATAGGTAAGTTTGATGAAAGTACATATGACCTTGAAGAAGTAAATGGAGTTATTGCTCAGTTAAGAGATACTCTTGAAGCTAAGGCTTATGATGTAACTTATAATGACTACGCAGAGCTTGTTGTAGAGGATGAAATGGGTTACTTTAATCCTAAGTTCCTTGGTAAGGATTATGTAAGAAAGCAGGGCGTTGGCTCAATCACATTCTTTGGCGAGAATGGCTATAAGGAGTATGTCGGTGACAACGTTGACGTAGCAATTAAAGATGCTGAGATGTGGAGCGATGGTGTTCATTACAGTATTAATGATGCTATTGACGCTTTGAGACAGAAGAAACTTGTACTTGATACAAGCGAAACTAATGGCGCTGTTGGTATTGAGTCTATTTTCGGTGGCTATAAAGTAGGTTCTACGGGAGACCCGAAGGCCGGCACAGAAGATACTGTAAATGCTGGTAATATTTATAATTATAAGGTAGATAAGACAGGTGCACTTGCTGCTGCAACAAATAAAGATGGTGAAGAAGTTACTTCTAAATATCCTCTTGAAAATGTTGTAACTGCTGTAAGTGAAATAGGCCGTGCTGGTGTTGCCTTTGGTAAGGCTCTTAGAGTTGATACTACTGGTAAGACATCTAACAGAGCAATTTATGTTAAGGTTGACGGTTCAGTTGATACGGCGGCCGGCGCTTACATCTATCTGTTGAGAAATAAGAACTTTAAGAAGCTTTCTCTTGATAAGGAAGGTATCTTTAAGTTTGTTGATAAGGCTGGCAATGTTCTTTATTATCAGGATAAGATTTTCAAGGGTATTGAGTATCTTGCTCTTGTAGTTCTTGGAGATAAAGGTCTTATCTTTGTAGTAAATCGTCACGGTACTCAGAATATTGAAAGAGTTGCTTGGATGATTAATGATAAGGGCTATGTAACAGATAGTCAGGCTAAGCTGCTTGTTGAGAATGGACTTATCCATACAACTGATATTACAGTTAATGATGAGTCATTTGAAGCAACTTGCACAGTTGGCAAGATGAAGATTCACAAGACAAAGAAGATGACTAATAGATATACTCCTGTTCTCTTCCTTGATACTCTTAAGGTTTCAACTCTTGAGCAGACAGCAAGTGATTCTTATGCAACAGGCGGCCGTGGCAATGCAAATCTCATTGGTTGGGATTATGGTAAGGAGATTACTCTAAGTATTGATGATGCTCTCTTTACTCCTGCTTCTATGAGTGCTATCTTTGGCGCAGGAGAGAATGGTGACATTCGTAAGGGTGTTAAGGAAGCCAAGACTATTGATAGACTTGAAAAAGTAATTGCTAAGAGAAACTTTATTGTGCCGGCAGGCAATAGTAAGGGAACTCCTTCTGAGGCTGATAAAACTGCACAGGCAGTATTTATTGACCCTAACACAATGGAGCCTTATGCTGATGGTACTCCAATCGCTGAAGGCGAGAAGTTTCTTAAGTTCACTCGTTCAATTGCTTATGAAGGTCAGTCTATTGGTAATGTAATTGAAATTTCTGCTGAGAAATTCCCTGGTACTTACAAAGTTGTAGGTGATACTTACATCAAAAATAAGGATACAGGTGAAGACCAGAGATTCCAGTTCATCATTCCACAGGCTAAGATGGGTTCAGAGCAGACTATTACACTCGAGGCCGATGGAGACCCAACGGTAAACATAAATGCTGTTGTAAAAGTTGCTTAATTGCTGGGAGTTCCTTAGAGGTTAATAGCTACAACGTAAGAAGTAATTCTAAGCGTGAATGCTTGAAAATATTAACATTGGATAATCAGCAGCGAAAAATCTAAAAAGGAGGCGTGGTCATTTAATGAACAGCTTTGAATTAAAACCAAAAAAAGGATATGGATTTATATATATGTATACAAGTCCATCAAATAAATCATATATCGGGCAAACGATACGTTCACTATCGGAAAGAGCACAAAAAAACGGAAATGGATATGTGGGATGTCCAATTTTCTTTAGAGCCATATAGAAATATAGCTTTAAAAGTTTTAAATATCAAATTTTAGGTGAATTTAAAATTGAAGACTTAGATTAGAAAGAAATTGAATTTATAAAAAGATATAATACCTTATAGCCAAATGGATATAATATTTAGAAGGGCGGCGCAGAAGAATATAAAAGAATAAAACATGGTACAAAAATAAATCAATTTGATTTAGACGGAAATTTTATTAAATAGTATTCAAGTGTGGCTTAGGCGGCAGAAGATAATAATACAATTTATCAATCAATTTCTGCAGTCTTATCTAAAAAGAGAAAACAACATAATGGCTATATTTATAGATATGATAATGAAGAAAAACCCCTCCCGGTGCAAGTGAAACATACCCACGGAAGAAAAACAGCTCAATATGATTTAGAAGGAAACCTGTTAAATATCTTTGATTCGGCAAACTAGGCCGGCAAGTCATTAGGAAAAGACGGAAGAAATATTCGTTCTGTTTGTGACGGAAAAAGATAGTCAGCTTATGGTTTTAAATGGAAATATTTAGATTGACGTTCAACGACTATCGAAAATCTATTAAAGATGAGTAGTTAGGGTTCAAGCGAACCCGAAATGGCAACCTTTTCTTTTATAAAGAAAATGAAGATATAGTCTCAACTTCCAATGAAAATTGGAGAGTGGTTTAGCGCACCACGAAAGATAATTGGTTTAGTTTCAACATGACAGTTCTTCGTCCAGACGATGGCAAGATGGTAAGACTTGTATCTTACGATGTTATTGAGAATGAAGAAGAGAATGATGGCTCAACAATGGTTAAGGGCACAGAGAATCTCAACCTTCTTGATGATGCTGAACTCTTTAAGATTAGTGACGACAGTGAAGAGGACGAGTCATTTATCGGAGCAACTGAATTTTAATTAAAAGAGGTGTTAAAAGGTGAACATTTTTGACCAGTACGGTATAAAAGATGTAGCCGACGTAACACTTTACAGTATCCATAAAAAGAAAGACGGTAGCGGCGGGGTCTATTATGTCCCCGCTCTCTATCTTGATACTTTAAAGGTTTCATCGGTTGAGAAAACGGCAAGCAACACTTGGGCGCAAGGCGGCCCAAGTAATAGCAGATTAATTAATTGGGATTATGGAAAGGAAATTAACGTAACTCTTGAAGATGCCCTTTGCACTCCTGCTTCTCTTGGTCTTTGTTGGGGCGGTATTTTAAGTTCCGATTGGAAAGACGGAAAGATTGATTATAATACTGAGGTTTGCAATTGCCGCAACCCAGTAAATAAAATTTCCAGAATGGAAAAAGCTATTTATCCTAGAACAAGTAATGACCCTAGTGAACATATAATTAGTAGACTTCTGCCACAAACTGGTACAGAAGGAATGGCAATGGATTTGCTGAAAAAGTCAGAAGTTGTTGATGGTACTAAAATTCAGGGTGTTGGAACTGTTTTAGGTCATAGTTATAGATGGCGTTTAATTCTTGAATCTGGCGTAAGGTCAGTAGCTCAAGTTCCAGATAGATTTTTTGATATAGAAGGCAGAAGTTATCCAATTGATTGGAACTCAAAAGTTTCAGTTTTCAATGGTGAGGCGGCAGCTTATTCTAATTTCAAAGATGCAGTAATTTACAGAGTAGGTCCAGCGGCAGAAAATAGTAAAGCAAAACCTTATATTATTTTTGATGCTTGGATGGATATTGCAGAGCATGAACAAAATAATGGACAGGATGAAGTCGCAGAAAGTTTGCAGAAATATTTGACTAAGTATAAGGAGAATTTGTCTGCTCATACTGTTGCTTCTGTTGATGAAGATAGTGCTAATGCAGCACATATTTTCCCACCTTCCAATGTTTCTAATATTAAACTTCCTTTAACTCAGGCTACTTTCCTTGCAATTGTAGTTGATAACAATGATGTATATCACACTTATGTTACTAATGCAACTGAGGATAAGATAAATAGTACAAGCGATAGAGAAATTACTTGGTATGAGCCTGCTAAACAGATTGTTACATCTTAGTTTAAAGGTCTTGATATGTGGATTCGTTTTGAAAGTATTAATGAAATGATTTATTTTATTATTACTAAATATGAGAATGACATATTAAGCATTAAAGCTGCTTATAGAGCTAAGCCATCAGATACAGCAAAATGGGTTAAGAAGATTTATGAAGTTAATGAAGAAAGTGTTACTGCTGAACCACAAGGTCATCTATACACGAAAGGTAAGCTGATAAGCGTTTCTACTGTTAGTGAAAAGGGAACTCCTATTGAGAACACTACTAATATTGAACTTATTAGTGGAGTAAAACGTTGGGTTGAGTATGTAGAAGCTCCACTTGATAAAGATACTGAAAATCCAGATGCTGTTGTTGGTAGAGATACTACTATTATGGAAGATTATGATAACGCTGATATTAATGAAAAGACAGAAGGTAAGCTTTGGGCTTATATAAATCCTCGTACAATGAAACCATTTACAGACGATTATTGGATGCACCAAGGTGAGCCATATTACATTAAATCTCTTACTATTGCACCAGCAGGTAAACAGATTAAAGGTAATAAAATTGTGGTTAAGGCAGACCAGTGGCCAGGTATGTATATGTTTGTTGGTGAAACTTATATCAGAGATAGAGATACTGGCGAAGACCAGCGTATGCAGATTAAGTTCCCACAGGTTAAAGTTAAGTCTGACCAGACAATTACACTTGAAGCTGATGGCGACCCAACTACTTTCAATCTTGACCTTGAGGTCGCTAAACCAAAGGTTGGAGCAATGATGGAAATTACTGCTTATGAAATTGCACCTAAAATGGTTCGTGGCGAAAATGGATGCTTCTATGCAGTTGATGGCTCTTCTGAGGTTGTAACAGAATAATATAAAAGGAGGCGATTAAAGTGAACATATTTGATTAGTATGGAATTAGAGACGTTGCAGATGTAACTCTTTATGGTATTACTTATGATAAATATGAGAATGAAGTTTATATACCAGTAATTCATTTTGACACTTTAAAAGTTTCCTCTACCGAGCAAGTCGCGGAGCAAACGTCTGCCCGCGGCGGCCCTGGTAATGCAGAACAAGTTATTTGGGACTATGGTAAGGAGATTACTTTAACACTTTAGGATGCTTTATTTACACCTGCTTCTCAAAGTTTAGTATGGGGTGGTCTTTATGGTCTTCAAAACATTAAAATTAAAGGTTTTTGGGACCCCTTTATATATGAGAATGATGAGTTTGGTAATCCAATTTATTGGATTAAAACTAATTTAACAAAAGAAGAATACGAAAAAATCAATAAAGATGGTATTGCAGCCCAACAAGCTTTAGATGCTGGATTAAGCATTGATGGTATTGATTTACAAGCACAAATAGACCTTATGAGACGTACTGAAAAATTCATTTGTCCTTGTGATAATGAAATTAAGTATATGCTTTGGAATTTTGGTGACGGCGCTTATAAATATTCTAAATGGCATCGTTCTGATATAGTAGAAGATAATGTTAATCCAGTTAATGGTCATTTTATTGGCACTAACTTGGAAAGAGATGGAAAACCTGTTCGTTCTGCATCTGGATAGATTATTAAAATTTATACTATTGATTATTTTAATAAAATAATAAAGTAGAAAATGGAACGAGCTGAGATTATAGTAAATAATTTCGGTTCTTTTTCTTTTAAAAACTTGAAAATTGATTCAAGTAACGAAGATTATTAGATTACAGCCGAAGAAGCTGATTATATAGATTATTCAGTTAAAGATATAGAACACTCTGTTTTACAATATGAATGGAAAGATTGTGAAATGAGAATGTTAGGGGAGAATAAAGACTTGGCGGTAGAATCTGATGTAGATTTCTGTTATCAAAGTTTTTATTTTAATAATAATAAAAGAATTTAGTTTATTGATAAAAAAGGAGAATATAGTTCAACGTTAGACTTTTATGCAATAGCAAAGAAAGTTATAATTGATGCGGATGGTTATGAACGAATTATTTGCAGACCAGTCTTACTTGGTACGTTTTACATTGTTGAAGATTTCAATATTCCTACTGTCTCTGAGGAGTATGCCATTCAAAATATTGATAGTCATGTTAAGAATGTTCATTTCATGGATACTTTTAAAGAATATTGTGCCGCGAGACCATTTGCGATAAACGTTGATAATAATATTAAGAGTTATAATTTAGCACAATTGCCTGAATATAATCAAGCAATTTTGTCAGTTTATTATGACCCAATAACAATGCGACCTTATGAACCAAATGCCCATACTTTTGTAAGAGCAAATGGTTAGATAGTATAGGGTAATTTAAAGACATTCAAAGAAGGAGAGCATTATCTTCTTTTTTCTCGTGACCGTGCGCCGGCACATCAATCTTTAGGACAACGCATTGAAATTAATGCTAAAAATTTCCCTGGAGTCTTTAAACTTGTTGGAGAAACATATATCAGAGACAGAGAGACTGGAGCAGACCAATGCTATCAAATTGAAGTTCCTCTTTGTAAATTAAGTAGTAATACTAACTTAACACTTGAAGCAGAAGGTGAACCTAGTACTCTTGATATGACATTAAAAGTTTTAAGGCGTGAGAATGGACAAATGATGAAACTAACTCGTTATGAAACAAAATGTAGGGATAATAGCTCTACTTCTCAAAGAATAGTCCCGTTTGATATTCTTGATGAAGTTAATTATATTTACGAAGCTCCTATAAATCATACAGTTCAGATATTGGCGCCACAGTAGCAAGAGGTTTTTTGTGTTGAACAAGATTGTCGAATTAAACAAGCCGACTATATTAAAGATAATCAGACACAAACTTATTTAAGATTGCCACTTGCTAATGAAAAAGAACTTTTACCTAATATTACGTCTATTGAAGATTTTGATTATGAAGAGTTTGAAAAAGAACATCGTAATCTTATCTTAATAGCTGAAATAGATGAAAATAAAAAGATAGTAGATTGGATAACTGCCGATAAAGTTACTAATTTAACTATTACTTATGGAGAGTGATATTAGTGAACTTATTTTAGAAATATGGAATAAAAGAAGTTGCTGATGTAACTTTTTATAGTATTATTGAAATTGGTGACGAAGAATTTTACGTTCCTGTTCTTTTTCTTGACACTTTAAAAGTTTCTAGTATTGAACAAGGAAGTGAAACAACAACTTCTAATGGCGGCTATGGTAATCAAAAAGTTATTTCTTGGAGTTATGGTAAGAATATTAGTTTATCTTTGGAAGATGCTTTATTCTCGCCAGCTTCCATAAATATGACTTTTGGCTGGCTTCAATCTAAATTATCTAAATATACATCAGTAATTGCAAAAATTAATCTAGCAAATAAGTATGGTAAGTTGAATTATTCAACCTATGCTTATCCTTCTCCTAAACTAAGCGAAGAAGAAGAAGAACTTATTTATTTTGTCATTGGACAAAAATGTAAGACAATTGCTGCAATCGAGCAGATGTTCGGAACGCAGATAGGTAAGCAAGGAAATTTAGTAGGTTTAACAAAAGAATTTCTAAATGAACCATATGTAGCAGAGATTAGAACTTTTATTAAACAAGCTTACGAAACTAGAGCAATTTATTTTATTGGAGACCGAAGGGCGGCGTTTCCTAATGAAGTGATTTAGCTTGTATTTGACTAGATTAAATATGTGGAACAATTAGGGAAAATTGATACTGAGAACTATGAGCTAGAAGTTGTAGATAGGTTTGAAAAATGTTGTGTCGAGTCAAAAGATGGCTTTAAGATTAACATGAAAGAGCAAATGGATAATCTTTTAAGTTATTACCTTGATGACAGAAGTCATGGCTATAATATCTATTATGACCCAAAAACAATGCAGCCTTTCTTTAAAGAGAATAGAGATGGCTATCATGTTATAAAAGAACAGACAGCAGATGAAACTTTAATACTTAAAGAAGGTACGGTTTACTATAAATGGAGTAGAACCCTTAAACCTAAGCTTGATGAAACTTCTCTTATTGGTAAAACCTTAGTTATCAATGCTAATACTTTTCCAACAAACTTTAAGATAGTTGGTGAAACTTATATTAGAGAGCAAAAGACTCAAAAAGATTCTCGTTATTAGTTTGTAATTAATCGTGCCGCAATATCAAATCAAACAAATATTGAATTGTAGGCAGATGGTGACCCAACTACTTTCTCAATGACAATAGATGTTCTTAGTCCTCCAAATGAAATAATGATGGAACTTCGTTAGTTTGATGTTGATGAAGATACTACTTGCGGCGGCACGAGAATTATTCCTCAAAGCTCTAAGTACAGTTATACTCCAACATTATTAGAAACTAAGAACATACAAATTGAAAATGATGAAATTTTTTAAGACGGCAGCAATGCCGCCTTATTTTTTTGGAGTAAGTTTATTTTAATTTTACTTTATCAATAGGAAATTAAAGGAGGTGGCTTATGGATAGCTTAATAGGTATTAAAGAACTTTATGATGTAACTATTCGTCTTAGACAGCCTATGGAAATAGGTAATCGAAAGTTTAGTATAAATGAACCAATTTTAACTTTTAAAACAGCGGAAATCGCACAAATTGGAGATACAAAATCTCGAAAAAAGGCAATTGGTGGTATTAATAATAGCTTATTGGTTGATTGGGAGCTTGATAAGGAAGTAAGCTTTGCTATATCTCATGGAGTTTTATCTCCTTTGAGCTATGCTTTATTAAGCAATTCTCAATTAAAAAATAAAAAAGTTAAATCTGTACCATTGTGTGAAATGGTTGATGTAATAGAAGATGAAAAGTGTAGTTATATTGACCTGCGCCGCCCTCCTAATTGTTTAGAAGAAAGACTTGGCGTGCAGCCAAACCCAAATTTTGAATCTCTTCCAATGGGAAGGCGTCCAGAATTAACGCTTAAACCATTGCCGCCATCTCAATCAAAATGGATATTTTGTTATGATGTAGATACAGGTCGGCAAATAAAAATGTTTTCAATTTGTGGAAATAGAATAATATTTCCAGAAACTATGTATCGTAAGGTAATGGTAAATTACACTTGCGACTGTGAAGATAATATTAGGGAAGTGGAAGTTGGTAATCGACTTTTTAATGGTTTTCTCAAACTTGATGGGAAAATGAATGTAAAGGATGAAAAGAGTGGTAAAGTAACCACTGCGATATTGGAGTTGCCTAAAATTAAATTGTCTTCAAGTTTATCAATGAGGCTAGGAAGCGGATATAGTACATCAACTGTGGGAGATTTTTATTTTACTGCTTATCCAGAGGATGAGTTAAAGAAAAATAGTCCATTAGCGAAATTATCATTCTTAGATACCGACTTGACAGGGGATTATATATAAGAGGGCGACAGAAATGTCGTCCTTTTTTATTGGAGGTGAAATGATTGGCAAAAGGAAACAAAAATAAAAATGGAAGTCCTCCAGATACATTTAGTAATATTGTAGGCAATCCTAATAAATATTACTGGTACTATAAGGGTCGAGCTTATACGAGTGAAGATAATAACTCTAAAAAAGAAATGATAGAAGTTATTGAAGAAGCTCGTAATAATTTAGTTGAACATACAAAAGATAAAGCTGATTTATCAGCTAAAAATCAAATGATTTAGAATTTAATTGGTAAAATTAATAATGAATTAAAAAAAGAACAAGAGTTAATTAGAAATTTTCAAAGTGTTAGTCCTAAAAAATAGTCTTATTTTTCTGATGTGAAAATTAAGGATTCTAGCGAATTGACAGGAGATTTTAGAAAAGATAAAGGTAAAGTTAAAGAATTAAAGGGACAACTCTATGAGGCTTCTAAAAAGTTTTAGTCTACACTTTCAAAAATTAGTTAGACGAGAGATTTAGTAAAAATTGCAAGAAGTGAAGATTTTAAAGCGAAAGCTAAGAAAAGCGTAACAACAGCATCTTTTACCAAGTATGGAGAGCAGCTAAAGAATAAGGATGTTAAAGGAGATACTGCAAGAGAAAAAGGAAAAGAACAAATTAAAACTGCATTAAATAAAATTTCAGGTAAATCAGGTATAAGTACCGAAAATATTGCTAACATGCTTTAGTCTTTATTTTTCTTAACTAATGAGGAAATAGAGAAGATAAAAGTGGTTCTTGAAAATGAGATGCAGAATGAAGTTAAAAAGACTATTACAGCGGCATTAGATGGAAATTTAGTTTATAAAAATAAAGAGTCATAGAGAATTAGTAATTAGGAAAAAATACTAAAACAAGTTCTTAAAAAGATTTTTTAGAATAATTGGCTTGAAACTTTAGAAAAGAAAGCTTAGCTTGCTGAATCTACTTTAGATAAAACTCTTGGAGGAGCAATACATTATGTAAATGAAGAGGGCGATGGCTTTGTAAAAACTAAAATTACAGCACAAATTGTAGATGACTTAGATGGATTTTCTAAGAAAAATAAAGTAGAAAAAGATGCTGTAAGAATGAAATTAATACAAAAATTACAAGAAATTTGGTGGAGTATCTTTAAAGAGTACGGTGCAGAAGAGAATTAGAAAAAGATTTTTGATAAGGCATATACAAAAATTTTTTCTTCAAGTGATGTTTCTCGAATAGATAATTTTTTTGCTTATGAGGGCGGCCAAATAACTGGTATGCTTGATGAATTTGCTTTAGCCTTAGAGCAAGCGGGGATTGATGGTATCACGGTTGAGTGGGCTGGCAAGGAAAAATTATCAGATACTAGGTCGGGTAACGTCGATATACGAATTATTTTTGAAAATGGGGGAAATAAAAAAATTTACGGTATTCAAACCAAAGATTATTCTCGCTCAGTTTCTAATTTAGCTCTTTATGAAGATACCTCTTTTGATTTGGCTGGAAAAACAGCAGAGCGTTATTTTTCTAAAGACATGATAGAACGTATATAGTTCTTGCTCATTAACTCTACTGCAATTAAAGATTTAGGTAAGGAATTATATAGTGAGAAAGAAATTAAAATGGCTTTATTAGATGCTTTGCCGGCCCTTGCAAGACAAGAGTTGGCGGTTGATAAGGATTTAAATAGTAATACTCTTTATTTTCTTAATGGACAGTATTTCTTTTCTTCGTATATATTATTAACAATTTATGAAGCTATTATAGATGCTTTTTCGAGAGTAACAGATTCAAAAGCAACAGATTTAGTTTCAATTTCAAAAAGCGGTTCTTCAAATTTTTGTGCTATTGTGCCAGAAGATGCTTATATTGAAAAATACGCAGAAAGCCAAGAAGGTACACGCTTTATTAAAGTTAATAATCAATGGTTACCAAGAAACTTAACTGAGGCTTAGTTGAGTATTAAAGTATTATTTAAAGGAATAAAAATTAAATTAAAATAAAGATGAGGTGAGTAAATGGCAAACAAAGATAAGGTAGTAATGTAGTACGTCGGTAAATTGGATGTAAATGATATTACTACTAAACTTAAGCAGATTCAGGATTCCGTAAAATCAAAAGGTCTTGATATTTTAGGCATAGATAAGTCTATGGAATCTTTAGAATAGCTTGAAAAGGAAATTCAAAAAACCATTTCCAAAGGTTTTTAGACGCCGGCAGACGTTAAGAACATTGATAGAATGGTTGCGTCTTATCTTAAAAATGCAGAAAAAATTAATGAAGCTTTTCAGAAGGTTTCTGCTGACAATTTAACTAAGCAAATTAATGAAGCTAAGGAAGCGGTTGAGCAAGTTAGAAAGAGTCAAGAGTCTTCTATCAAGTCTGCTAAGGAAGTTCTTAATACTTAGGCACTTGGAGTTAAGAATGGCAAGAAATATGCAGCCCAGTTGATTGAGCAAGTTAAAAATGGCGAAAGCTTAGAAAATGCTCAAAAATCAATTACAACATAGCTTCAAGCTTAGGTAAAAGCTCAAAAAGAGCAGGTTGCTCTATCTGAAAAGAACGTTCAAAGTGCTAAAACGAAAGTTGAAGACTTAACAGCTAAAGAACAAAGTAGTACTATTTCTAAGGGTGTTTTTCGTTATAGGCAAAACTTTACAAAAAATGGATAGGCAATAAATGATTAGGATTATGATATTATAAAAGGTGTTCTATCTAAGACTACTAGAGACGGGGCTTCAAAAGGTATTGATTCTGCTATAGTTTATGAGAACTTTTTAAAACAACTTAAAAATAGAGGAATTGAATATACTAAAAGTAATACTATTTCTGGTAGTAAACAAGGATAGCAAAATATTGACAGACAAATTGAATATTATAAAAATCTTTAGACACAAATTAAGGCGGCTTAGCAAGAATTAAAGGACTATGAAAAGACTTATAAAGAAAGTCAAAAAAATCTTGCTGCGGCGCAGGATGAAGAAACACAAGTAACTGGATTAATTACTGATAAAAACGCAGTAAAATATCTAAATGAAATTACCCGGTCTATTCAAGATTTAACTGAGAAATTAGGACTATTAAAACAAGCCGAAGAGCAATAGAATGAAAATACTCCAGACTATGAAGATGTCAGTCATAAGATAGATGAGGCTGACCGTTCTGCTGGTGCCTATGTGGATACTAATGCAGAACTAGCTCAAAAAGCAAATGACATAGGTACAAATTTTGACAATGCTATATCTACTCTTAAAACCTACATTTCATTAGGTGCAGGTATAAGACAAATTTCAGAAATCTTTAAGGATACATATAATAATGTAAAAGACCTCGATAAGGCTTTCTCTGAGATTGCAATGGTTACTGATTATTCTGTAGAAGATATGTGGAAGAGTTATTCACAATATGCTACTATGGCAAATCAGTTAGGTCAGGAAACTCAGAATGTAGTCAAGGCTTCAGGACTCTTTTATCAACAAGGATTGGATACGAATGAAGCTTTATCCTTGACTTCTGATACAATGAAACTGGCTACTTTATCTGGCTTAGATTATGAAGAAGCAACCTCTTCAATGACAGCGGCTTTACGTGGTTTCCATATGGAGATGAACCAAGGTTCGCACATAACCGACGTTTATTCCGAACTTGCTGCTAAGGCAGCGGCAGATGTAGAGGGCATTTCTAATGCGATGAATAAGACTGCGTCTATCGCTAATTCAGCAGGTATGTCCTTCGAAAATACTGCGGCGTTCTTGACTCAAATGATTGAGACAACGCAAGAGTCTCCTGAGAACTTAGGAACAGCGTTAAAGACTATTATAGCTCGTTTTACCGAACTTAAAGAAAATATCGCTGGAACGGCAGAGTCAGAATTTGACGATTTAAATTACAATGATGTAGATGAAGCTCTTAAATCTGTTGGTATCTCTATTAAAGACACTACTGGACAATTTAGAGACCTCGATGATGTATTTCTTGAATTAAGTAAGAAGTGGAATACTTTAGATAGAAATACTCAAAGATATATTGCAACAACTGCCGCCGGTTCAAGACAGCAATCTCGTTTCATTGCTATGATGGAGAACTATGATAGAACCCTTGAATTAATTAATGCTGCATAGAACTCAGCTGGTAAGGCAAATGAGCAATATTCTAAGTATGCTGATACTATTGAAAATAAAGTAATTCAGTTACAGAACTCATGGGAACAGCTTAAGATTTCTATTCTTGGAGATGACCTCTTCAAAGATTTAGTTACTAAAGCTAAACAAGCTTTAGACGCTCTGTCTTCTTTACAAAAAAGAATTGGTACAGGCGGTCTTATAGGTGTTATTGCATTATTAGGTAAGGCTCTTAAAACAGTTTTAACTACTAATTTAAACAGTTTAAAGAAGGGACTTTAGGAACTTGAAAATAGAAAAAATAAGATTAATATTGATAAATCTTAGGTAGAAAATGCGACTAAAGATGTTACTACTCTTGATAATAAACTTCAAGAAATGTCAAAAGGAGAACATATCGTTCGAATTACTACAGTTGAGAGTACAATTTCTGAAGAAGAATATAAATAGAGTCAATGGAGAAATTTACAGAATCCAGATGAAAATATTGATTTTAGTAATATTCCAACTGGCTGGGAATCACCAGAAGCTCCAAAACCAGAAACTCCAAAATCACAACGTCCTATCAATGATGCTAGTTAGGTGCCAGGAGAAGTAACTCCTGAACAAAAGAAACAAAGTGCTCATAATGGCGAAGTAATGGGTCAAATCGTTTCACAAGCATTTATCGGTACTATGACTGGCATGCTAACAAGCGATGGCGGAATTGAAAATGTTATTCTAAGTACTGTTACGGCTGTAATACCTTAGGTTACTAGTCTTGTAGGAACATTTTTTAAATGGGTAACAGGTAGTATAGCAGGTACAGCTGCGGCGGCAGAAGCAGCAACTGCAGCAGTAACAATGGGAATTTCTGCTGCTATTGCAGTATTTGGTGCATTGCTTGTTAATGCTTACAAGGATTGGGAAAAATTTCAAGAAGATAATTCTGTTGAAATTCAAACTGAAAATGCTCAAAAAGAACTTGAAGAACTCCAAGCAAAACTTACTGAAACAAAAGATAAAATTGATGAACTTAATTCATCTAAAGAAGAATTATCTGATGCTATTACAGATTATAATACATTAAGTAATAAAGTTATTAGAACTGATGATGAGGAAGAGCGTTTAAGTGACGCTTATACAACTTTAACTGAAACATATCCAGAAATTCTTAATTATTATGATGATGAAACACAAAAGCTTTCAATTAATACAGAGGCTTATCAAAATAAAACCAAAGCAATTTAGGAACAATTAGACGCTTAGAAAAAACTTTTATAGCAACAAGAACTTTTGACTTTTAATTAGACTGTAAAAGCAGATAAACTTCAAGCAGCAAAAGACTACTAGAATAAGACTGGTATTAAAATTAATGCTTCTACTTTAACGTAGGACATAAATTGGAAATATAATGAAGATGTTGCTTCTAGTGCTTTTAAGTCTGATACTTCGGGAAATTATTATGACCAGTTAGAGGTAGATAGAGTTCAGTCGCGTCACGATGCAATATCTAATATTCTCGGACTGGGAGACTATGCTTGGGCAAATGAAGAATAGCGAGACCAAATCGACCAAGCAATGAATTATGTTTGGGGAGGCTTAAAATCTCTTGATACCAGTAAAATTAATGAAGAGCAATTAGATGCTATTTATCAATTAAAAGCTGATACAGAAGAACTCATAAACTCAACCTCAAATTATTTTGCAGATGCTTTAGCTACAGCAAAGGACCAAGTTGAAGCAGAAGATTATAATTTATCTGAGTCAGAAAAGACTATTAAAGCAACAGAAAAAGCCATCGCACTTAATAAAGTAGCACAGACTTCTACCTTACAAGATGCTATAGATAAGATTGAAGACTATAATGCGGATGCTTTTTCAGACTTAAAGGAAAATTTTGAAAAAGATACCAGCGTTACCTTTAATGATGAAACTTCTAAGAAACTTGATAGTATTGCAACTGATTTTTAGGACGCAGCAAATGATATTACCGATGGTTGGAATACAAAAGATAATTATTCTACCTTAGGTGATAAAACCAAATCTCTCCTTAAGGAATATATGGGCATTGAAAATGCTCAAGATTATAATACTTGGACAGACAATGGTGCTAAAACTGACGAAGATGCTATGCACGACCTTATGGAAGCTTACTTCAATAAATTGGTTGAAGAAGCTGAGTCCGACAAAGATTTTTCTCTTAGCGATGATGCCAAGGCGGCGGCGAAGAAGCTCTTCTCTCCAAAAGATTTAACCGAGGAGCAATACAATGCACAGCTTAAATCTCTTAGACAAGAACTTGCTAGCTCAGGATTAAGTGAAGAAGAGCAAAAACAAGTTTTAGGTACTCTTGCTCCTGAATGGGAACAGCACGTTAAGAATTTAGCACTTCAAACCCGTCTATTAGGTAAAAATACTGAAATGGGAGCAGAAAATGCTGATAAACTCGCCGCTGCCCTAAGTCAAGTTGAAGAAGCGGGTGTTGATGCAGCGGAAGCTTATCTGTCTTCAATGTCTTCTTATCTTAAAGACCAAGGGATTAAAGATGAAGATATCGCAACTTATCTGCAAATTGATTGGACACAAGTTCAAGACCCGTCTTAGTTAGAAAGCTTTAAAAAATCTACAATTGAACAGTTTTAGGAACTTGGTTATGAAATAGATTCCGAAATGTTTGATGCAGTAGCAAAAATTGCTAAATCTTTTGGATACCTTCATACAATTGTTTCTAACCCTGCAGAATTAACTGCTTATGAAAAGACTCTTAGCGATATTAGAGAAACGGCATATGGAAGTAAAGACACTTTTATCTCTGCAATTAATGAACAAGCAGAAAATGGTATCATTACTCTTTCCACTTACTTGTCACTTCAAGAAAAGATTACTGAATTAGGTGGAAAAATAACAGATTTTACTACTATCAATAAAGAAGGCGGTATTAGTTTAAATACTGGCGCTTTAAGTGCTTTTTATATTGAAAAGATTAGCAGTGCCCAAAGGCTTAAAGCTCAACGAGATGCTATTATTTAGGAACTGTCAAGTACAGTTAGTACTTCTGAAAGAGAAGCTCTTCAAAAGACTTTAGACTAGCTTAATAAAGACTTGCCGCAAGCCCAAGCTTTATAGGATGCTTATATTAAAGATTATAAGAATAGTTTAGAGCAAGCTTGCAAAGAAGCTAAAGAAAAAGTTAAAGATTTAAAAGAAACCGTTCAAAAGGCACAAAATGATGTTCTTGAAAAATAGAAAGCTTTAAATGAAGCTATTAATGGAACTGCAAATTGGATAAATTCAGCAGATGACCTTTATAATTATACTACTAATCTTGAACGTTTAACTAAGGCGGCAGATGATGCTAAATCTTCATTAGAAGACTTATAGGGCGAAGACCCTCAACAATATATGTCTACTTATTTAGACAATGTTAAGAGAGAACAAGCAACAAGTCAAGCTGAAATTCAAACCTATGAGAGAGCTATCGAAAATGGTCAAAAAGTTTTAAATCAAAATCTTATTTCTGCTATTAAACAAATCAATAAAGAAACTGGCGAAAATATGTCTACGGACTTATCTGGTTTATATACTAAAGTTGGTGATAGATATAACATTGACTATAATAAGATTAACTCTTATAATCTAAACGATAGTATTAAAACCATGATTGTTGATGAAATCAAGAGTTGGAATGAAGACCTTGACGCAATTGACGATTTACAAAAGAAAAAGCTCGATAGACAAAAAGAATTTAAGGAACTTTATAAGAACTCTTTGCAAGGTATGGTTGACTTGCAAGAGAAAATGAAGGATACTCTTAAAGAAAAATATGACCAAGAAATTTCAGACCTTGAGAATAAGTATCAAGCGATGGAAAAAGCTGATAATGATTATGTCGATGAACTTGAAAAAGCAATTGAAAAACAACGTAAATTGAGAGACCAAGAAAAATCTTGGAATGAATTAGCGGATAAAGAACGTAAGCTTTCGTTAATGCAAAGAGATACTTCTGGCGGCAATCTAGCTGATACTAGAAGTTTACAGAAAGAAGTTCAAGATGATAGACAAGACCTTCTTGATAATGCAGTTGACAATATAGTTGATGGCTTAAAGGAAATGTATGAACTTCAACAAGAAAGCAGAGAAGCAGAAATTGAATATCGTAAGACTTTAATTGACGAAGGAGTTCTAATGCAAGAGGTTACTGCGGCACTTAGTAATATTAACAGCGCTCAAGACCTTGTGGATTGGTTCTATCAGAATACTGCTGATTTATCAACAATGTCAACAGAACAAATTCAATTAGAAGAGGATTCTTGGAGAGAACTTTATGACTCTAAGATGTCTTGGTTAGTTACAAGTTAGACAGACTTTAATTCTTCTTTAAAAGTTACTCAAGATGATATTAATAATACAATTTCATCTACAACAGAAACTTTGACCTCCTCTGCTCAGACTACTTTAGACCAAGTTCAAAGCGAAGTCACTGAGAATATTTAGACTGCAAAAGATAATTTAACAGAAGCATTAGATAGCTTAAAAGAAGCTTAGAATAATTTAACTGAAGCTATTAAAGCTAGTGATGCGGCATCTAAGGCTCTTAAAGATACGACAGAAGAACTTGATAAAGCTTTATAGAAAATTTATAAAGACGCTTTAGGCAAGGATGCAGTAAATGGAACTGATACTCATACTACAGCAAATGAAGAATAGCGTAGAGCTATTATTGCCGCAGCTAGAAGTTGGGATAAAAATGATAAGGCAGGCTTCTTGAAAAAATATGGGTCTTATTCAGATGCAGAATAGATTTTTGATAATTATGGTGGTATAACTGGTACTTTAAGCGGAAAAATTAAAGTTGGAAAATGGGAAGTTAAGCAAGGTAAGCAATCTAAAAATGACTCTTCTCTTCATGTTTGGACAGATGTTATACAAAAAGAGCAAGATAAAAAAATCTTAAATAACTATTCAAAAAAGTATTCTGATACAACTGGCACAAATAGTAGTTATCAATCAAGAGTTTATGATAATATAAATAGTGATACTGACAAAGGAAAACTTTGGGGAGCGTTAGAAAGACAAGGTTGGGATGTAACAGATGCCAGTAAAGATGACATGAGAAAACTTGTAGCAACAAAAAAATTTGCCAAAGGTGGCATGGTAGACTTTACCGGCCCCGCTTGGGTTGACGGTACAAAATCTCGTCCAGAAGCCTTCCTCAATGCAGATGATACCAAACGTATTGGTGAAGCGGCAAAACTTCTATCTGACCTGCCTCTTCTTGATAATCCTCGTACACAAACCAACGAAATCTCTAACACAAATGTTGGAGATACGACTTTTGAAATTCACATTAATGTAGAGAATATTTCAAGTGATTATGATGTAGACCAAGCAGTTGAAAGAGTTAAGCAAGATATTGCTGATGCGGCGCAATATGCAGGTTCAAATGTAATCCTAAAGAAAAAGTGATAAAAGGGAGTCTGGGACTAATTAACTAGCCCCAGGCTTACCTCTTTTTATTAAATGAGAGGTGAGAAAATGAAGGACTTCTTAGGTTTTAGATTTGGTAATATTCATTCTAAAGACCTACATTTACTTGTTATTAGTTCAAGTAATCGTTATAACAAAAACTTATTGCCATCTCCAGCTGATTATACTCTTGATATACCAGGTGGCGATGGAAAATATTATTTTGGTTAGACATATGACTCTCGTGAGTTTACAATTAATGTGGCTTTTGATAATTTAGACGAAGTGACTTGGAGAAGGATGGCACAATTATTCTCAACTGATAAACTCCAAGACCTTGTATTTGATGAACATCCATATAAAACATACAAAGCGAAGTTAAAATCAGCACCAGATTTTAAATTTGTTTGTTTTAAAGATAGAGAAACTGGACAACGTATTTACAAAGGAGAAGGAACTCTTAATTTTATTTGCTATCATCCATTAGCTTTTTGCTTTAATAAGTATGTTGTTAGGGCGGCTGACTATTATAAATGTACAATGCCGCAATCTATTATTAACAAAAGCTCAATTGAAGTTAATCCTTATAAAGTTGAAAAGCAACCAAAAATACTTCAAGGCTTAATTAAAGACCATTATAATGTAACTCCCAATATGAAAACCCCTTGGAAGGGCGGCTATCCTTCTATTGAGCAAGTTCAATGGGGAGAACTTTATTATGATAGTGCCGCGGCACCAAAAATGATAATTGACGTAAGAGACTATTGGAATAATATTCCTTAGTGGGAAGTTTCTGCAAAATTACTTACTACTCCTACTTTAGACTACGACCAAGAACTTATTTTTATGCCGTAGTATAGCAAAGTTAATTATTATAATATGGATACAGGTTTAAATAAACAAAATGGCTTAATAGGCAGTAGACTTCTAGTCTACAATCCTGGCGATGTACCTATTGACTTTGAACTTAAACTTGGTAATTTAACTTCTGATTTTAGAAGTAATTTAAAAGATTATACTTTTAGAATAAGTCGTTACAATGTTGAACGTTTAAGCATTGAGTAGGCAGTAGATTGGATTGGCCTTAAAACAAATGACCTTGATGATAATGAAAAATTTAAGTATGGTACTAAATATTTCACAATTGCCGAGCCGGCACAAGAAGATTCTTATGAACCTTCTTTTAGAGAATTAAAATGGTCACATCCAAAACATTGTTATATAGCTGAGCCAATTCCACAAGAGCATTTGGCTCATTTTATCAAAACTTTTTATTGGCAATCTAATCTTCTTTTTAATAAGATTGAAAATGGAGAATTAAAGACAAAAACGCTTGAACATGATAATGACTTCTATGAAACAGGAGAAGTTATTAATACTGCACGTCATATCTTTAATCATGAACAAGGCATTTTCTTTGCCAATCGTTATGAAGAATTAAGATAGCTCTGCATTACAGACGATGAACGTAATGAACTTTATTGGGAAACTCTTAAAGTAGCAATTCTTGACCGTTATAAAGAATTTAATGAAATGTTAATTGCTATTAATCCTAAACTTGCAATCTTTGATGAGACTTATACTTATGAAGATTTTGTTTATGATTATATTAATAAACCATTGGATTACATTCGTAAAGATAAAGATTTGAATTATGGCGAATTTATTTTTAATATAACTCGTATGCCACAGTTCTACACTTTTGACTATTTTGATATATCAAGTAAAGATTTTGATAAAATTCCTTATGCTAAGTGTGGTTGCGATATAGAGCCAAAAGAGATTCATAATCGAGAAATGGTATTACCCTTATTTCTTGACTCTGAAAGCCGTTTGTTGTATAATATAAATGAACCAAAATGGGAGAATACTCAAACGTTTAAAAAGACTTATCCAGAAAAAGAGAAAAATTTCTTTAGGTATAAGCCTTCAAAACTTATCTATAATGATAATATTCAAGCAGGACATTGGTTTTAGTTGCCGCCAGGCTGGTCGTTAATTGATATTAGTCCTGTTGTTGATGAAGATGTCTGGGGCGGCAAGAAATGGTTAGATGCAAGACCTTTTGATTGGGGTAAAGATAATCAATCAGAAGATTTTAGAAGACACTTTAATCAAGTTTATCGTGCCGCGGCCATCAATTATTTGAGTCAAAATTGTCCTTATCCTGTTCTTAAGAAATATGAGAATGAGGAAATTACTTATCCTTCAACAGCTTCGAGAGATGTTAGTTCTCTTGAAAATGCTACGGCGGCACAACGTAAAGAGTGGTTTTCAACTTTTGATAATGAAACACTTGAAGATTATATGCAATTTCGTAGATGGTATGAAGATAAGATTGGAGAAGATGGTCTTTTAACCAAATCTTCTCTTTATGAAACTTATGGTAATTTTGACGATATTCCTTATGACTAGAGAGTATTTTCTGAGAAAAATTCTACAGAGCCTAACCCTTCTATTTTACTTAAGTCTTTTGGCTATGAATTAATGCAGTTTAGAACTGAAACAGCAGAAATTGGTTTCCTACGTACTTTAGCTAATTATTGGAGAGCTAATGGTACAAAGGGCGGCAAGATATGGAATAAAGCAGATGTAGATGATTGGTGGTGGTATGCAAATGATTACATTTGGGCTAACTTTCCACCACTTTATTGGGGTTATGCAGACTTATTAAATAAAGCTAAAATTAAATACATTCCTTAGTTCTATTAATTAAGAGGTGAAATGAATGTCAATTCTGAAAAAAGAGTATGAATTGAGCGTTTGGAACGAAGAATTAATAGATGGCATAAAAAAAGAAAGTAGAGGAACTACAATAGGTGCTAGTGGTATGACCCATTTGGGTCGTGCCACAACACCGAAGTTAGTTCGTTCAGTAAAAGGAACAAATACTCTTACCTTTCAAATGCCGACTAAATACTTCGATTCTGAGAAAGGGGACTACGTTAAAAATGAGTTATTAGAAGACTTATATAACGAGAGAAAATTAAAACTATATTATGATGGAGACTGGTACGAATTTTATATAAAATCAATTCAAGAAGATAAACAGTTTAAATCAATAATGAAAACAATTACCTGTACAGATAGTTTTATTGATGAGTTATCAAGAACAGGTTATGAAGTTGAATTTTCTTCTGACCTTAATAATAGTGTTGAAGAACTAGGCACTTTTATGGAGACAGAAGATGATGAGAAAATTAAAGGCTCTTCAAAAGCAATTCTTGACGGTAGTGTTTGGGATTATCGTCCAGATATGAATGTAGGAGACTTTACTGAATTTAATGAACAACGCTTTTATAAAATACCGCTGAGTTAGTTTGGCGGCACGATTAAAGGTTATAAAATAAATTTAGAAGTTGATGAAAGTGATTTTAAGACAATAACGGAAGAAGAAGAAAAAGAAAAGAGAGCTTATCTTCGTAATCCTTTTACAAAGGAAAAACGTCCTTTGGAATATGGTGATGACCAAGCCAGAGTTGAAGAACTCTTTTATGACCCATATGAAAAAGATAATGGTCGTGGTCTTTTAAGTGATGATAATTTGGTAGAGATTAGTGGTGATTATATTTATGTTCCTATTACAGATTTAACCTACATTATGGGTTCCGTTTATAAGAGTGCTTCTGCTTCTCTTGAAGAGCCTGCAATTTACGGTGCTTATAATCCTAAAGCTACAAAAGAAATTTATGCACTTCAACCAGTTTCTGAAAATCCTAGAGACTTAATTCAATTTCTCTTTTTCAATGAAAATGACGAAGTTCTGATAGATGAAGAAGGAGTTGTGGCGAATGAAAATTGTCATTATCTGATTACGATTGAGCAATGGAACGAGGCTCTTAAAAAATAGTTAAAAGATAATAGTGAAGGTCTTATTCATTGGACATCGCCCGCTTAGGAAGAAAAAGACGGTTATACTCTTAATAAACTTTATACTACAGAAAAGATAACAAAAGATAATGAAGAAATTATTTATACCACAAAAGTTTTTCCTAATACAAGAACTATTGATAATTTTAATTGGTATCCTGTTTATTATGAAGGATATTTAGATAAAATAAATGATGAAGAAGTCTCTAAAGCAAGAAAAATTTCTATCACTGATAGAACTGAACTTAATCTTAACTCAGATGTCTATACAACAGTTTATAATCAAAAAGACACTGATTTTAAAGGCCTTTATTCTGAGGATGAGCTTAATGAGCTTATTAATAGACGAGAAGAATTACGAGAAAAACAAAGGAACAAAACTATAACTCTTGAGGAAGAAAAAGAACTAGCGGCAATTGATAATGATTTTAGAGTTTGCTCAAAACTTGATACTCGTTTAATACTTCCTTCATTAGCAAGAAACTTAATTGAAAACGGAACAGAGATTACTGATACTAATGGTTGGGAAGCTAAAACTCAAAATATTAATCACGATATTTTTGATACGGGTTCTTATCGTAAAATGTTGGAAATTAACGTTCAACAAACAGTTAAAGAGCAAAATAATGAGAGTAATTTAATTTTATCTGAAGCAGACTTGACTGGCGGCACGACAGACGAAGGAGTAAGTGACTATTATTTAGAACTACTTAGTCCTTGTTTAGCTAAAGGTGATGATTTGTCTGTAAATGGTACAACTTTTACGGATTATGCAATTAACTTTGGAATGATTGGTCAAGAAAAACAGATTGAAAAAGGTAAAACATATGCAATAAGACTTACAACTGGTAGTTGGAGAACTGTTGATTATAATTTTGTTTTAAGAGCAACAGGTGAAACTCTTAAAGATGAAGACGGTTCAATTTCTTATGACGATGTCGCAGCGACAGATTATAAAGAAGCTTTTGTTCGTTACAAAGATAAAATTAACGATTTAAAGAACAATAATACTTTTAAATCAATCTGTTCTAGTAATGAGACAAATGAAATTATTAAGAATCCTACTGGAGCGAGTGATTAGAAGAAATCAATTAATGAATAGCTTTATGATTTATTGATTAATATTTTAGACGAAAGCAATGTAGACTAGCCTTATAAAAAGTTAAGCAATATAGCTAGATTAGCTACTCCTGATGAAGTAAGTCATGATGATTATAGCAATTCTGACTTGGTTTATGTTAAATATTTATATTTGAGTGAAGTCGGCTTACTTGATAATCTATCTAATTCAAGTTCTTCTTTCTATTATGCTACTTATTTATCCAATTCAATAGTAAAAGATTGGCAAGATACTTATATTTTGAAAAACTCTGTCTTTGAAAAGAAAAATAATGTTGATTTAGACAAGGTTATAATTGGAGAAGGCTCAACAAATCTTCAAGGTAATTATGTTTTAGATGGTGTTGATAACACTTCTGACAAAGCTAACTATATTAAGTTTTCTGATGTAGCAGACATCGCAGATACAGGTCTAGTTTTCTTGCCGAACGACACTTTGCCACCAAAGACAAAAGCTTCTACTTATTTAACCAATCCTCTTTACTATAAGAGAAAGAAGGATGATAGTGGAGTTGAATTATCTTCTCGTTGGTCATGGGCCGGCGCAAATAACTCAGAAGAAGATAAAGATTATTATTCAGTTGAAGATAATGCTTTTCTTTTATTTAAAGCAAAGAAAACTATCAAGAATCCTTATGTTGCAATAAAACTCGAAAGCGGGCCGGCACAGATTCAATTTGATAAGATTGAAGAAACAACTTATACTAAGAATAGTGGTATTGGTGTAAAGATTTGTGCTGGAGTAACAGCAGATGAAGAAACTGAATTAATAGACGTTTTAACTGATAATTTTGGCTATTTAGCTAATAAGTCAATTAAAATATATCAAATTGATAAGAACCATTTTAGTGACGATTTCCTTGAATCGGTTCATTTTAATGAAGATGATGGTACTATTAGTTTGAAAGATACAGGTAACTCAAATTTTGCTAAAATGACAGATAAATCATTTAAAGATGATAATGTGACTCCAACTTGGCAAGCACAAACATCTACTGAAGCACCTGTTTATTTTACGAGATTAAGGATAAAAGAAAAGAATAGTAAAAAGACTTTTGGATATGCGTTATTTATTGATGATGTATATTATGGAGTCTTTTGGCTTGAAAAGAAGTCTTAAGGAGGTGAGTGAATGACAGATTTATTTAAGGTTTATAAGACCAATTCTTCTACTTTTTAGGGTGGAGTAAGAACAACTCAAAAACCTTCTAGTAATTAGACTGCTATTGCTTATTGGAAAGAAGGTCCTTTAAGTGGTGTTTGCTATCGAAAAAACAATAATTTGCATAAAGTGCTTTCAAACTCTAATAAGAAAGGTATTATTTTCTTTGTTAAAGATGATGTCATTAATTCTCGAGTGATTGATTATATATGGAAAGGCTATCCTATTGGTTGGACGACAATTGGATACTCTTTAAAATTTCAGTCTACTACTGCTCATCCTGTTCCTTTTAATTTCACTTCTAATAAAGGAAGTAATGCCGCGGCAATACTTTATAATTTTATTCATAGATTATCTGCGACAGAATATAACCAAATTCGTACAAAGAAATTGTCTATTATTTGTATTGCTCCAAAAGATATGGCAATCTGTAGCAGTCGTAATATTCATCTTATTCACAGAGCAACTTCTATATATTATACTATGTATAATATCCTAAATCAAGAATATAAAAACCAACCTCTTTCTGATAATGCTTTATATTCAACTGCTGATTATTCTTTTTATGAAAATTCAAGTGTAACCAGTGGCGGAGTTTATTTCACTAATAAAAATAAGTATTGTGTCATAAACAAGACAGGACATTCCTTGGCAAGCAATCCTGGCAGTGCTTAGTCGGCTTTAAATGCTTATGAAAGTAAGAGTAATCAATCTGATTATTATATAATTCAATTAAAGGCACAAGATAATGGTTAGAAATATACAACTATAGAAGTTTCTGATTTACAAGATAGCACACAAGATGACAATTCTCCTTCTTCTGATTTTAATGATGTTATAGATATAACGCCTTCTTATATTAAGCAAGACCTTGATTCTTATTCAGCAGTTTCCTTAAACTATGCAACTAATCTTAATAACTGGAAGCTATATTTTGTTCCAGCAAGCGATAAACGCACAAATTCAAATGAAGAAAAATATTTAGGTCGTGGCATCAAGTAGAGTAAGGGTTCTAAAAAAGGTGATGTTACTTACTTCACACCAAGTAATAATACCATCTTAGGCCTAAAATATTCAAAAACAGAGAATATTGATTTAACAACACAAGAGCCATTATCTACTTTTACTACAAAAGTCGATTATGATTTACAAGACTTTGCGGCACAGCTTGATAGTTACTTCCATTATACAACTAAGTATGTTTGGAGTAAAAATGACCTTTATCTTCCTGGTCGAGTAGCAAAGAGTGATAGTCAAGGCAAGGAAGACAGTACTAATTTATTAAATATTCAAAAAACAAATTATCAATATGCAGTAAAAAGAGTGCCTAAAGTCGGTGCGATTATTGTTAATAAAAAGAAGTGGAAAGGCGGCAAGATTGAAAAGTATCAAGATTTAGAATCTGCTGTTGCGGCAAGAACAAGTTTTAAGAACTACTTTACTTCTCCAGCAGAAATTCAAAATAATTATAAAATTCTTTATTATAAAATTGAACTAACTGATTTTGACTCAACCTCAGCCCCAACCGTTTCTAAATCAGTTATTATTTCAGAATCTTCAATCGAAAGTTTTTCTGATTTCTTGGCTCAACTTAAACCAACTATGCGTGCCGGAGCAATGTATTCTTTTAATGTAGAAACTTCTATTGCACAAGAACGTACTTCTATTAATCTTTATGACTTTAAATTAGTAGAAGCTTATACAAGAGGTCATGATTTTATTCAAGAAGATTATACGACAGTAAGACCGCAAGAACGCAATCCAGATGATAATTGGGCATTACAAGAAATTAGCCGCCTTATGAGTTTTGACGATAATTACTTTACTTATAAGTATTCTGGTAGAGAAATCAGTCTGCCTGTCGGCACAACATTTGCTCTTATTCATGAAAAAGATTTATTGCTTGAGAGTGATGTTACTTTAGGTGAAAGTTATGGTGAATAGCAATATTTTATTGAAGCTATTAAATATAGAAATGAGGGAAATAATTAGACTCTTATTCCTTATTTTTATAAAGATACATTTAAGGTAAAAGATTTTGTAAAAGCTATTGGAGAAACTCAATATACAGAAGATGATTATGAAATTTTAACAGGTAAAATTGATTTACTTCAATGTAAATATTATAAACCAGATAAGGCTACAGCGGCAAATAACTGGTGTGATTGTAGTTTCGACAGTAAAGATAATAGCTGTATTCATGAATGTATTTATCAAAAACTTGGTAAATGTCCTTATAGATTTTAGACTGAAAAGCATCCAAGACGTATTAGAACTCTTGAGCAAAGTAAATCTAATCGCTTTAATTTAATACAAGAATTGAGTAAAGTTTTTGAGTGTTATCCACAATTCTATATTGAATTTGATACTAATGGTAGAGTTTTATTAGATGAAAATGGTAGAATGAAAAAGCACGTTTTCTTTATGACAGAAAAAGGAGCAGAGTAGTATTCTGGTTTCCGTTATGAGAAAAATCTTTCTTCTATTTCTCGAACGGTAGATTCTAATTCATTAACAACAAAAATGTATGTTGAGTCAGTTGACTCTGACCTTACAGATAGTGGACTTTGTACAATACAAACAGCAGAAGATAATATTGGTCGCAATTCTTATGTGCTTAATTTTTCTTACTATACAAAGAAAGGACTTCTTAATCCTATTCAAACACAGCGAGATGTCTTTGGTATAGAAAAGGGAGACTTAGCTTTCTTACCTGTCATTGGTCAATATAATAAGAAATATGATGAGTATTCTAACTTAATTATTAATATGACCAATTAGGAAATGTCTACTCTTCAAGCTTCAAATGAAGTCGCTATAACAGGAATTGGAACAGCACTTGAAGAACGTAAAAAAGTTGGTCAAAGACTTTATCAATTTAAGATGACCCAAACTACTGAACGTAAAGGGGCTTTAATAACGACAACTACGACTAAAAGTTATACTACATCTGATACTTATAAAACTTACTTAAGTAAATACAGAGAACAAGCTGTTATACTTTGGGGATTAGTTGAACAATTATTTTTTAGTGGAGATTATTTCTCTTATTGTACAGTTGATGAAGTAACTGGAGTAATTAAAAATTCAACTATTAATTATTCAAACCCTTCTGCAGCAAACGAAGATATTCAAAAGCTGATTGAAAAATATAAAGATACTTATTGTAAAGGAGAATTATTCTGGCGTTTAACTCTTGAAGGTTTTCAAGATATTGATGAAGACTCTACTTATGAGCCACCTTTCACTAATTGGAATGACTTTAAAGAAAAAGTTGTTGATGTTCAAGAATATCAAATTAATGGTTCTTTGGGTCAATATAGAAGTCTTTATAATCAAGTTAAGCATTGGAAACTTGAAAGAGCAAAAGTTCTTAATAAAATAAATGAAATTTCAGATAAATTCTATAAAATTTATGAGCCGTATATTAAAGAAGGTACTTGGACAGATAGTAACTATCTGACTGATAATGAATATTATTGGGCGGCGGAAGACGTCTTAGAAGATTCTTGTAAGCCAAAGCTTACTTATAACATTAATGTTATAGACATCAGTCCATTGGTAGAATATTCTGACGATTATAAGTTTGATTTAGGAGATACAACTTATTTAGAAGACATTGACTTCTTTGGAATAAATGAAAAAACAGGTTTGCCAAATAGACAAAAAGTTATTATCTCAGAAATTACTTATTCTCTTGATAAACCGCAAGAAAATAGTATTACTGTTCAGAATTATACATCTGCTTTTGATGATTTATTTGAAAGTATTTCAGCTTCTGTTCAGTCTCTTACTTACAATGAAAATACTTACAAGCGTTCTTCTAATTTTACTGCAAAGCAATATGTTCAAACAGATAGCTTGCAAGGAACTCTTGATATGGGAGACCTTACTCTTATAGATGCTAATGATAATAACATTGTATTAGATGAAAGTGGCACGCAAGGTAATGCTATCGACAATGCTTCAAGTTAGTATAAACTAAGCGGAGAAGGACTTTTCTTCTCTACGGACGGCGGCACAACATGGGATTTGGGTGTTGGTCCAAAAGGCTTTAATATGGACTATGCAAAATTTGGTAGTCTTGATGCTTCAAAAGTTCAGATAGTAGATGGACAATACATTTATTTCCTTTGGGATAAGAATGGTATTAATGCTTATCGTAATCCTGCTACAAGTACAACAGGTTTAGTAGATTTTGCTCGTTTTAATCGTTATGGTTTAAGTCTTGTTGAAAAAGGAAATATCCGTCTAAGGGCAGGTTATGAGTTCAGAAACAGTACTGGCGGCAATAACGTTTCCGGTGACTATGAATCAGAGTCTCCTCTTACAAATTAGAATGTTGGTTTCTATCTTTATAATGATAATGGCCAGCCAATCTTTAAAACAGAAACTCAATCAGATTATGCAGATGATACTACTGATTATACAGCTAGATTATCATTAGCCGGTGAAATGTTTATTACAAATAAAGTTTTGGATAATGAGGATGATGGTAGTGTTGTTGCTTCTTCTTCTGCTAAAACTTTATCTAATGGTTATTTAATTATTCAAGATAGTGTTGCTAATTTTCTTGATAGCACAATTGGCGATGTTTTAGACCAAGACCTTAATTCTTATTATTTTGCGGAAAATAGTTTATCAACTTATACTGTAATGCCTATTTATGATAATATTTAGAAAAAGAGTATTATTACTGTAAGATTAGTAAGAAAAGAGAGTAGCAAATCAGTCGCAATGCCATATGATTATTATGTCATTGGCACAAACCCATCTCTCAATGAAAAACCTACTAGCACAATTACTCAAGTTGAAGGTACAATAATTGAATGTTCATTTGTAACTAATTCAGAGGTTACAACTCCTATTACTTTAAATGCGGAAGATTTAGCTAATCATAAAGGAGATAGAATAATAGAACTTGGTGGCGTATAGTGGTCTTCTGCAATGATTTCTTCTTATATGTCTGAAAATTATTATAAACTTAATAATTAGACTTATCTAATTGGTAGCAAGTCTGTCTTTTTATGTTCTGGCATTAATACTTCGGCTTCTGTTACTGTGCCGGCACAAGGAGTTCATGCTGCTGATATTAGCTATTATGATATTAATAATTTGCCGTCAGACTCAATTACTACAAGCCTTTATGTTTATACCAATGGAACTGAGAATTATAATTATTGGGGAACAGCCATTGATAGTGATACTCCTATTTCATCAACCATAAGTTCAGTATCAACTAAAGAAGTTGGTATTTTCATTAATAATAAAGTTGGCTTCTCTAATAATTCTACTATTAATGATATAAGTAGTATTCAAGGAACAACCGAAGAAGAACAAAGAACAAGTAAAGCTGTTTCTGGAGCAGAACGTCTATTTATGATTGCTCTTCGTGGAGATGAAGGCGGCAGTACAGAATATAATAACATTTTCTCTGTACTTAAAAATGGTAACCTCTACATAGGTGGTAAAATTAAAGCAGGAACAGGAGAAGCACTTAATGTGCCAGGCTTTGCTTATATTCCAGATGAGGTTAAAATTACAGAACCTTCATTAATAATGAGTAATGATGGAAATATGTGGGTTTCTTGGGAGAAATTCTTTAATCTTACTTCTGATGGACAGCTTGGTAATAATTCATTACAAAGTGTTCTTAATAAAATTCAGCAAGGTATTATTGATAGTGGTGGAAACTCAGGTAGTAGTTCAATTCAGAAGTCTGGCTATTATATTATAGACCCAATTAAGAATTAAGAGGTGAGAAAATGAGCATTTATTATTATCACCCTTTAGGAGATTATGCAAAAACTTATGAGCGAAATATAAATCACTATTATACTTATTCTAATGGATATCACGTTGCGGGAGAAATAGACGTCGGTGTTACTACCGGCGTCGCCCAATACGCAATGTGCGATGGTATTATTACGAGCGCAGGCAAATGGGATGATGGCTATGGTACAACTTATGCAGTTCTTGAATGTAAAGCTAACTAGAATGGCTTAAATGATACTTTTTATATTAGATATTTACACGGAGATTATACTGTAAAAACAGGTCAAATCGTAAAAGCTGGCGATAAGATAGGTACAACTGCTAGCCACGGTGATGTCACAGGACCACACTTGCACATAGGCTTTTCTCATAGTAAAAATGGATATCGAGACCCAACTGTTACAGGTAAGCTTCAAATTCGCAATGGGAAGCACTATTATATTTATAAGAATAAAGAATATCCAATAGATGATGATTTAAAAATAGATTGGAATTTAATTGAATAGTGGAAAGCTCAATTAAAAGTTACAGATGATGATATTGGCTATTGTTGGCTTGTACTTGCTTCTGAGTTTAAAGAAATTAAGGCTGACAATACAGTGATAAATAAAACAATGGATGTTTCTTCTAAGTTTAAAAATGAGAATGATTGGCTAGCCCTTTATGGAATGTTATGGTATGAAGAATCTGGTTTAGCTCAAAAACTTAATGATGATATAAGTAAAGGTATTTGTGAATGGGTAGTTAGGGTTTTCAGAAATCGTTTATTTAGCGGACTAACTATTTAGCAAATTTGTCTTTGGAATAGCAATTAGCCTGGTTACTCTACTGCTGTTTCTTTAGGTAAAAATTTACCACAAAAGGCACGAGATTTTTGTAAAGATATTATTAGTGGAAAAGATTATTTCTATGTTGAAAAAATTGCTTAGAAATATCGTTATAGTAGTACTTCATCTTGGAATGATATAAAGTGGTTTAATCGGCTTTATAGTGCAGATACTTTCTATGGTGGAAATTCTGCAAGATGGCCGGACTCAACTCTCGCCGCAGTACCATTCTCTGGTGGACCTTACTTCTTTATGGAAGGCGAATTTACTAATAAGGTACTTAATAAGTTTTGGCCAAATGGACGAGATGGCACAGCAGCCTATCCAAATCCTTATTTATTGAGGTAATTTAAATGAAAAGATACTTTTATCATCCTCTAGGAAAAGAAAACTATAAAAATCCTCCATTTACTTATACGGGTCATGGAATTGGTAAACTTGATATAAGCGGAGCTAATATGCCACTTTATTCAATGACAGATGGAGTATGTCAAGAAAATGCGATTTGGAGTGATGGTAGCTGCTTATCTATTTAGGTTGCTTCTTATGATACAGCAATTACCTCTCCTATTTATATTCGATATATTCATGGAAGATACCTTGTTAATATTGGAGATAAAGTAACTAAAGGACAATTAATTGGATATAGCGATACTATTGGAACAAATAATTATCATCTTCATATTGACATGAGTTGGGTTCCTAATGACTTTTATCCTGTATATGGCACATTAAATGAAGATAAAACAATTTATACTGTAAAAAATAAATAGTATCATATAGACCCAAAACAAATAGATTGGAATTTAGTTAATGCATGGAAAACTAAGAATGGCGGGCCGGCAGACGCTTGGGGATATATGTGGTTAATTATGGCAAGTAAAGGTAGATTAATAACGGAACCAGAAATAGATTCCTCATCAATCGTTGCCGCGGCAAAGAAAGTCATAATGGCTTATTATAAAAATGCAATAGAAAACTATGGTACAACAACAGGATACTATAATCAGAGTCTTTCTGCTACCTTAAAAGTTGATGGAAAAACGATTAAAAGTAGAAGAGATTGTAGTGGCTATATAGATGCTATTTTTTAGTATCTTAATGATGCGGATTCTTCTTATCAAGCTAATACATCAGGTCTTGTATCTTATCCTCCTAAAAATTGGAAAGTCTATAAAACAACAGAAGTTACTCCACAAATTGGAGATGTTGTTGTTCGTAATCAAGGTAATGGAGACCATACTGAAATTATTGTGAATATAAAGAATGGTATCTATTACTCTTATGGTTTTGGTGGAGATTATGAATTAGAGTAGTGCGGCAAGAATGGTACTCCAATTCCTTTATATAATGGAATAAATTTTTATAACTATATCTTAAGAAGAACAAAATAAAAGGACTAGGGATTATATCCTTAGTCCTTTTTTTATTTAATTAAATCAATAAAAGCATTTAATTCTTCCATTTTAAGTTTAAGTTTTTCCAGTTCATCTAAGCTAAAATAGAGGTCTGGAACTTGGACTTTTATTTGTTTTAACTCATAAAGCTTTTCTTGAAGTATGTCCATTTTATTCTTTTTAATCTTTGTGCCGCCGTCCTCTGAATGAATAATATTTCCTTTGTCATCTCTTTCTGCATAAGAGTCTAATAAAGATTGAAATTGCTCCATATAAATAGGATATTCTTCATCAGCAATTTTAATTAATTTTAAAAGCTTGTATTGTGTTTGTATATTAAACACTTTATCTTTTAATTTGTCTCCGATATTTTTAATTAAAAATAAGTCTGCCCTTTTAATTAACATTTCTTTCACCTCTTTTATTTTTATTATAACATTTTCCTATTTTAAAGTCAAAAATCTACGTTTTAAATAAAATTACTTGATTAATTTTTGTTGAAAATGTAGATTTTTTCCTATCTCTTTTTATTCATTTTGTACAATTTTCTTTTGATTTTACTTCTTAGTAGAGATTAAAAACGAGGTGATTAAAATGGGATTTAATTATAATCCAAATCCAATGTAGATGCCGCAAAATCAGCAAGCTGCGGCGCCACAGATTCCACAGATGATGGGGTAGAGTGTTTAGCCTTTATTCCCTCAGCCACAAGGAAATGTTTATAGTATTAATTCAACTTTAGAAGTTGCTAATGTACCAGTAGGAGCAGGGATGTCTATTGCCTTATGTTTGCCAGAAAATGTTATGTACATAAAAACAATGTAGAATGGCAATCCTTTATTTTATCCTTATAAGATAGTACCTTTTACTAATGCTTCTGCTCCAGAGGAGCCTGCGCCGGCATAGCAATCAGAAAGAATTAATATTAATCAATTAGCTGAAGAAGTTAAGAATTGCAATACAAAAATTTCAAGTCTTGAAGAACAGTTTTCAGCTCTTAATCAAAAAAATAAAAGGGGTGACTTTAACATATGAACGATTTAATGCAAATTGCACAAATGATGAAAGGACGCAATCCCGAAGAGGTTGTAATGCAAATGATTAAAAGTAATAACATTACAGACCCAAATATTTCACAACTCGTAAAATTTGCCCAAAGCGGCAACGAGAAAGAATTGTTTAATCTCGCTTCACAGTTATTTTAGCAAAAAGGACTTAATCTCAATAATGAATTAAGTACTTTTCTGTCCTTGCTTAAATAACTTTAAGCGAAGAAAATAAATTTTATGGAGGTATCATAAAAAATGGAAGAAAGAAATGGTTTATCAGTAAGTGATGCACTGGCTCTGGAAAAGAATAGTGGCACAAATGACGCAATGGGCTGGGGCGGCAATAGCTGTTGGTGGATTATCATTCTTATCCTCTTTATTGGATGGGGTGGCTATGGCCGTGGCTTCGGCGCTGGAAACAATGATGGAGGTGGAAATGGCGTGAACACAGTCGTTGTACCTACTAATGCTTTTGGCAATAGTTATAATAACTGTTGCACACCAGCAACAGCACAGGGCGTTACAGACGCTTTTAATTTCAATACTCTTAATAATGGTGTAAGAGGTATTCAAAATGGAATTTGTGACGGCTTCTATTCTACAAGCCTTGCAATCTCTAATCTTGGTAATGCAATGCAGAGTAGCATTAATGACGTGAATGTTGCAAATCTTCAAGGTTTTAATGCTACACAAAATGCAATTGCACAGACAGGCAATGCTATTCAGCAGGGCATATGCCAAGGCTTTAATGGCGTTCAGAGTGCTATTGCACAAACGAATTATAATATGAAGGATTGTTGCTGCGAGACAAGAGAATCTATTATGCAGTCTAATTTCAACAATCAGACAGGTTTCAATAATATTCAAAATCAGATAGCTTCTTGTTGCTGCGACCTCAATCGTGGTCAAGAAAATATTAAATATGCTCTTGCTCAGTCAACCTGCGATATTATGACAAATGCTGACAAGAATACTGATAGAATTATTAACTATCTAACACAGAATGAGCTTAACTCACTTCGTTCAGAACTCCAGTCTGCTCAGCTTCAATTATCTCAGTTGTCACAGACAAGTACAATTGTTAATTCACTTATGCCGACTCCTAAGCCTGCATATCCTGTTATGAGTCCGTATACTTCAATTCCTCTCTCTGCTTTTAATACAGGTTGTAACGGTTGTAACGGAACTTTTTGAGGTGAGCAATAATGTCTTGCCAGCGTAAACTTTGCAGAAACTTGGTAATTTCAGAAAGTGTGACTTTTACAAGTCCTAATCTAATTATCAACATTCCTGCTGGAACTTATAATAATGGGCAGAAGTATTGTTTGGTGGTAGCATAGGATATTCCTACTACCACCACATACAACGCTACTGTTGGCGTAACAATAGGTTCAGATACAACAATTTATCCTTTGGTTAATAGTAATTGCACTAATGTAAGCGTTAATGAAATTGTAACTAAAGGCATTTATCCTTGTATTGTAAGAACTAATATACAGAATGGAGTTTTTAAACTCATTGATGGCTGTAATTGTTGCAGAACTTGTAGGGCGGCATCTTCTATCCCTATCACAACTACAACGACTGAAACTCAGGAGGGACAAGGCTAATGGAAGAACTTTTAAGAAAGGTAAAAAAAGAGCTTGACGCTATCGGAGATAAAGGCCTTACTTCTTCTAATCTTGAAACAACATATAAGCTAATTGATATTTATAAGGATATTAAAGAAGCTTGTTATTATGAAGATTAGGTTGGTAAGAGCCTTGATAGAGATGACCGTTATCGCGGCGACACTTATCGAGATGGCAGACGCACCGATAGAGAATATGAAATAAGGTCTTATTATCCTTCAGATAGCAAACATGACCGCTATCTCAATAAAATGAGAGAAGGCATGCATGATTATGATGAAGGAAAAATGAGATATAGAGATGGTGACTCAAAAGACAGAATGATAGATGGTATTGAAATGACAATGTCTGCTCTCGTCAACTTCGTAGAAGACTTGATAGACTTTGCAGAAACATCATCTGAAAAAGAAATAGTTAAAAAATACGTAAACAAATTAAAGAGCCTATAATTTGGGTTATTAGTATTATAATAATAATCCCTTAGGGCGGCACGTTGATGATTGCAGTGTAAGGGCAATTGCCTTAGCTACTAGCTAGTCTTGGGACAGGACTTACATTGAATTATCAGAATTTGCTCGCCAGCAAGGAATAACTTTTTCAGAAATCGAGTTTATTAATCAATACTTATCTAATAAATATCCCCGATATTGCTTGGAAAATGGGATTAAAACTTTAGGAGATTTTATTAAATTAAATCTTAAAGGACGATGGTTATTAACAATGTCTGGTCATATTACTTGCGTAATAGATGGAACTTGTTATGATACATTTGACCCATCTGACCGAATAATACGGGGTATTTACAAAGTAAAATAAAAAGAACCAGACTATTGCCTGGCTCTTTTAAAAGAGGTATCATAAAGAGAGAGCGATTTATTCGTTCTCTCTTTTTTTTAAAATTGAATTATTTCTGAGTTCTTATGTTGTCCAACAGCCCAGCTAGCAATAAGAACTGCATCAGCCTCATCTTGAGTAACACTGACATCATAAAGTTTTTTAACTTTAAGTTGTGCATTACGTTTGCGGTCTGTTCGATTTTTACCTTTTATATCTGAAAAATGTCTCCAAGTGGCGGCAGGAACAACAATATAAGGAATACCATTTTCATAACAATAATTTTTTAAGACACCTTGTAAATGAGCAAGTTTCTTAAAAACAAGAACCGCATCTCCTTCACAACCACTTCGAGTTGTAAATTTTTGGAGTTGAATATCTTCAAAAATAACCTCATCAGGTTTCCATTTCTATATCATAGAAGCAACCCAATATTTTGTCTGAGCAATTCTTTCTGTACTTTTTACACCATCAGAACTCCATTTTCCAAAATTAATAAGTGAATTATCATCAAAAACTGCCCAGCCAGAAGTAATACTAGCTTGGTCAAAAGCAAGAATACGATAACCTTTCTTTTTAGGAGCAGTTATTTCTAATGTTTCTTTATTTTGATGAAAAGGATTAGATTTACAAATTGGACACTCGTAGTTGCCACGACGCCATTTCTCATAACAAACAAAGTTGATGTGCCCTTCTGGACACACCGCTTCTAAGTCTGTCTTTAAATTTTTATATTCAGTTGATTTTAATTTCCAGCCTGCATTTTCAAAATCTTTCCGAATTTCTTCTATTTTAAATTTTGTCGCCAATTAAATCAACTCAACGGCCGCTGCTACCAAAACCGCCTGTACTTCTTTCAGTATCATCAGAAATAGTAGCAACCTCCTTCCATCTAATCATTGGAACTGGAGAGATGATAAGCTGAGCAATCTTATCTCCAGTTTTAATCTCATAAGGTGTATCAGCGGTATTATGAAGAATAATGCCTACCTCTCCACGGTACGCACTATCTATTGTTCCTGGAGCATTGGCAACTCGAATACCAGTTTTTGCTGAAAGACCACTACGAGGTCTAACTTGAATTTCATAACCAACTGGAATTGCAACTTTTAGACCAGTCTTAATAATTTTTGTTTCTCCTGCCGCAATAGTAACATCTTCTGAAGAGAAAACATCTGCACCAGCATCCGTAGGATGAGCATACTCTGGAAGCTTAGCTGTATCTGAAAGCTTTTGAATTTCTACTGTAATTCTCTCTCTCGGCACTTCATAAAGTTCAAGTGTTGCAACTACTGCTTTAGAAAGAAGAGTTGAGAGAAATTTTTTCTTATTTTCAGAAAGGGAATCATCAACCTTAATCTGTTCAATAAGTTTTGCAATTTCTTTCTTTTCCGCCGCAATATCAATATTTGGAATTGTTTGAAAGTTAGCAAGAATTTCCTTTTGAAATTCTGTTGAGTTCAAAGTATCAGAGAGAGTTGCAATTAACGTATCATACATCTTATCAAATACTTCATCTGGTAATTGAATAATTTTTTCAAATTGTTCCCAAACATCAGCCGGCATCTTTCCCTGAGTTTTTAGTGCATTTTCAATATTTACATTCATTTGTTATCTATACCTCCTATAAGTGAAAGGACTGAACTTGTTTTTACAACGTCATCAGCAATGCCATAGCGGATAGCTTCATCAGTGCTAATCCACCAATCGTCATTAATATGAGATTCATATTCATCATTGGTAATTTTAGTTTTTTCAAGAACAATATTCTTCATATCCTTCAAAAGTCTCTTATAAAAGTCAGCATATTGCAAACATTTCTGAGCATCTCCCATAAAACCACCGCTACCTTGATGAAAGAGAAAATAAGAATTAGGAAAAGAAACTCTATATTTTCCTGCTAAAAATATAATAAATCCTGCACTCCAAGCCTTACCGCAGTTCCAAGTAATTACTGGTGTTGGACACAGGCAAATTGCATTATAGATAGCATATCCTGCTGAAAGACTGCCACCACAAGTATCAATCATAATACTTATTGGCTCTCTTTCATCCTCTGGAACTCTATCAAAATCATCAATACCACTCCAAAATTGCAGAGCAGTAATAACTTCTTTTGCTAATTTATCTGTAATCTCTTCATTAATACGAATAACACGATTAATAAAATCAAAAGTTTTTGTACTTTCTTCTGGATTAATTTGAGTTAGCGGATTAGTGCAGAGTCTAAAAAGGTCTCCTTCTTTATAAGAGTCTGGTACATCAACCGCCTGCTCATAGAATTTTTCCATTTCTTTAATAAAATCTTCTTTTGTCTTAACTGTTCCATCATCTTTAGTTAATGAAAATACTTCACTTTGTTTACTCATTACTTATTATCCTCCATCTTTTTTCTTTCCTCTTTAAGCTCAGTAAGCTCTCTTGCGAGTTCTGAAATACGAGGATTATAAATAAAGGTTGTAAGAGTTAAATGATTAAGCTCATCTTCTTTTTCTTTTATTTTAAAATTAAGATTTTCTAAGTCTGTCATTTAAATTATTCCTCCTTTATTTTATAATATAATTATATCATAAAAGACCAGTAAAGTCAAAAGTTGAGGTATCAATTTTTTGAGGAGATGTTTTAAGCATAAGACGTAAATCAGTAGGTGCGGCGGCAATAAGTAATTGGACTGATTTATCAGATTGAAAATAATCAGCGAAAGATAAAGAAGTTTTATGAGAACACCATTCTCCTATCTTTTTTCCTAAAGGAGTTTTTAAGTAACAATAATTATTTTCTGTTCTTCCTATTGCTAAATAGTAAAGACCCTGTGCCGCTGCCCTCAAATTTGCATGATAATCACTTTCATTCTCTTTATTTCGGAGAAAAGGAAAGACATTTTTAGGATTAGAAGCATATTCTTTGAAAAAGTCTTCATCATATTCAAAATCTATTTTAAGCTGATTTTTAAAAACAACTCTGTACTTATCAAAAAGTTCCATCTATTTAGGGTCGCGGCACTGTATACCAAAGATAAAATTAAATTTATAATTTTTAAATTCTTCAATAAAATCAAATGCGTCTTCTCTGTCAAAATAATTTTGGTCTGCTACATAGATAGAAGTTTTTTCTTTTTTAAAACCAGATAAATCCCTATTCTCAATTCTTATATGAGAATTTCTTTTGAGAGATTCAAAGTTAGTATTAAGCTTATCAAAGAAAGGTTCATAAATCAAGTAAGATGGCGGCACATTGTAATAAACAAAGTCTAAAGGATAAAAAGTTTGATAAAAACCTTGACCATAAATGTTCTTTTTGCTGCCTGTTAAAATAAGAGTTTTTGGTACAATAGTTGAAACTCTTTCTTTAAAATAGATAATTTTGTCAAAACGTCCTTCATCAGTTTTAGGAGTTAGCATTGTAACCATATCACCTTTTTGTCGGTGATAATTGGCTACTTTTGCTAATTCAAGATTGGGATAGGTTTTTTGTCCATTATGCCAGAGGTCAATATCATAAAGCCCTAAGTGCATTATTCTTCAACCTCCACTCTATCAGTTTGACTGTCTGTAATAAAACCATTTTCAATCTTGTTAATTTTTGTGAAGAGAGGATAAGGGGTTGATTTGTATTTTTTTGGAATAAAAGTATCATCTCTTTTAATGCCTGTAATAATTAATTTATTACCTCTTTCAAACCACGATTTTTCCAAAACGTGTTTCTTTCCTTCTTCATCTTTTTCAAAAATTCTTTTATCCCATACGCCAAATTGATTTTTCCAAATCTTCAAAGTTACAACACCCGTCGTTGTAAGTAAGGTGACTGTGCTTTTATTTTTATTTTTATCAATTACAGTTCCTGCAATTCGATGTATTTTAAACAAAGTAATTTCATCACCATTTTTTGTTGTGAATGTTCTATCTAACTCATTGGACTCAAGCTTATTGTAATCATCTATATCATAAATATCTGTTCGCAAGTCTTGCAACTCGTGATTATGATAATAAAAGCTTAAACTATCCATTTCCCATTTAGAGATATTTCCTTCGCAATATTTTTCTTTATTTTCTTGTAATAATAAGTTATTTAATTTATTAAGAATTTCCTGCTGATTATCTTTCATCCATTTGCGCATTGGGTCCATACCTTTCTTATAAATATTATCCCAATCTTTCTGTGCTATCATTCCTTCAATACCATTTTCTGTTATTGATTGTTGAGTTAAAAGACTATCATCATAATTATCTAAGTAAAACTTTAAAGCAATTTTATCTAATTTATAAAAAGTTTTTACTTTAAAATTCTTAATATATTTATTGAAATTATAGAGACGTCTTTCAAAATCTAATTCTTCTGGAATTAAATCTTTTTCAATTAACATCTTCATATTCTGCAAAGTAATTCTCTTCTTTTTATCTGTTATAAGATTAAGATATTCGTCCATAATTTCTTCTCTTGATTTGTTCTTATATAAATTATCAAAAGCTCCAGACTTAATAAGAGAAATCATCTGTGTTTTATTTACCTTAACTTTTTCAAGAAAATCTTCGATATTTTGAAAAGGTCTTTGCTTTAATATGTCTTTTATAAGCTGATTACCAACCCGCGTGATACCTCTTAAACCATAAAGTATTACGCCCTCCGAAACTAGAGGAGAAAAGGTTAGAGTTGATTTATTTATATCTGGAAGAGAAAACTTTAAACCTCTTGACTTCATTTTTCCAATTGCAGCAGCGATTTTACCGTAATCCGTACTAGAGTTTTTTATTTTCTTCTCTTCTTCTTTATCTTCCTCGTCATCTTCGTCTTCTTTTTCATCTTCATTAATTTCATCCGATAAATTCATTGCTCCCGAGTCAACAATAAGATTTGCTGTATCCCAATAAATAATAGGATATCTATAAGCTAAATTCATTTCTTGTAGAGCAACTATTGAATAAGCAAGGGTATGCGCGGCATTCCTACCACTCCATATTTCTATGGCCGCCAATGGCGTTGTGGTCTAGACTATACAATCGTCCTGTTAAATTTTAAAACAGGCGGAGTTATTATAGTCGTTGAACGTTTGTCTTAATTTTTTATATTTTCTTTCCATACCAAATGGTTTGTCATAAGATAAAGTTATTAATTTTAAAACATTATTATAGTCAGCAGAATAAACTTTCCAAAGACCATTAGTTTCATTTTGAGAAAAAGCTTTGTGAATATCAGTCATGTACATTTTATTCTCTAACGTGTAAACTAACCAATCAGCAAAACTTTCAGAAGCGGTGTATATTATAAATTGTGGAGCACCATAAGATGTAGGTGTTACATTGCCATCTCCATCTATTATTCCTCGAATTAAATAAGGAATAAATTTTTCTTCGTCTAAAGATAATTTAGGTCCTTCTAAAGTTAAACTTTTATTTCTGATAACACCATATTTTTTTAAATTTTCAACCAATTCCTTTTCTGTTAAAACAAGTCTAAATCTAGTTTTTTTATTCTTATCATTACTTTTTATTGTAGTATAATTTTTACCTATTCCTTTAGATAGAAAGGCTATACAATCTTCATCTGTAAGGTCTAATCCTACATCATATTCTCTTGTTGAAATATAGCCATCTGTTAAAAGTAAACCCAAATAATAAGCATCAAAATGATTATTAATTCGTTCAAAAGTATAATGATATCCTTTTCGATTTATTCTGGCTTGTTCTATTAATTCTTTATAATTTTCTCCATAATGTTTTTTAACTTTATCTATAATAGATTTCTTTGTGGCAAAATTATATTTTACCATTAAATCTTTGACGGGCGTGCCATTAATATATTCTTGCACTAATTGTTTTTCTTGTTCATTAGATAATTTTTTGTAACCCATCGTATTCACCTCCATAAAATATGTAATCTTTTATGGAAGATAATATAAATTTTTAAGACACTTCGATGCGGATTATCCAATCCTTAATGATTTTACCTTACCGACTTTCATTACTATCGCCGCCATATGCATCACTACTATGGTTTGGTTATTAAGGCTCTAAGGACGTTCCCGCAGTTTAAACTCTTTTTTACTATATATTACTATATAGGGATTCCATGCTATTAAAATCCGTATCCTCTATTCATTGCAATAAGGACTTTCCAAACATAATTACATAAGGCTGCTTCACAATTCTTTTCTTTTGTAACTTCAAAAAATTCTTTCTCAAGTTGCTCATACTCCGCAGGTTTCTTTTTAGAAATCGCCTTACGCAGTCTATCTGCCCAAAGCAAACTAAAGCCACCTAACTCTGGCTGCTGAACCAACATCATAAACTGCTCTTGCTGAATACATAGACCATAAGAAATTTTCAAAATTTTTTCAAGAACTTTTTGTCCTTTTTTACTTACTCCATATGCGTCCATTTCTTGATACCATAGTTGAGGGTTCTTTTTAAAACGAGCAAACTTTTCGATAGGCTGTTCGCCCCCCTTTTCTTGCGCCATAAGACGAATAACTGCATTAAGAGCCGCTAAATCATCTACTGATTCAGGCTTTACCGCTGCTATTCCCTTAATACCACTTTGTTCTGTCATTTGAAACAGACTTTCAATCTTATGGTCGTGTATCATTCTCCACATATCAGGAGAAGTTCTATCTATATTATAAACGCCTATTGCATCTTCATAGCGCTCTCTTAGAGTTTTGTTCTTATCAAGATAGCCGTCCTCTGTCAGAAGGTCAATACAAGCTCTTTCTCTGTCCAAAGCTTCTATCGACAGCAAGTCAATTTTTAATGAACCTACATCTTCAATTGTATGCAAATCAAATTGAGTTACTATATCTCCATTAGTAGTTCTCATTTGTGCGGTTGTATTTGTAATAGGTTCATCATAAAATACCACTCCGCCGGCGTGGCTACCTACTCCACAGCATAAACCAGCTATAAATTTAGCTACTGTCCAAAGATTATGATATTTTCCGTCCATTAACTCTCTGAATTTCATATCTGGAGCAATGCCATTTTCTTCATCACCGTAGTAAGTCTGGTCAAGTGTTCTTTGCTGACCTCTGTCTGATTTAATAAAAGAAGCAATATATGCTGCTTCGTCTGGGTCAATGCCTAAACCTCTCGCCGCAGTTAAAATAGAAGATTTTGTTGCCTCTGTACGAATAGTTAAAACTTTAGAAACTCTGTCAACGCCATAAGTATCTTGTAGTGCCTTATAAACTTGTGCTCGCTTACCCCCTTCTATATCCAAATCCACGTCTAACGGGCTGACTCTTTCTGGATTTAAGAAACGGAAACTATAAGTTTTTGTAGTTTCTCTTAAAGGATTAATTTGAGTTATATTTAGCATATTTAAAAGAATGAAACCTAGACCAGAACCTCTTGATGGTCCCATTAAAGAATCTCCTTTATTCCAGATAACATCAACATAATCTCTAAGATTTAAAAGATAAGCACTCCATTGAGTGTGCATCTTTTCTGACGCTAAACGAATTGCTTTTAAATTGTCATCAATCGCTTCAAAAGTTTTTTCATTGTTATATTGCTCTGGGTCTATCAAAATTTTTCTTACTATTGCCGCGGCAAGGTCACGATTTTCTTTATGTGAAGAAGTATAAAAATATTCCAACTCCAAAATTTTATCTTTAAAAAGATTAAATTCTTTTTCAGTAATAGTATCTACTGTTAAAGGAATATAAACAATTCTCGTTGGTCTAGTTAAGTCATAATCTTCACACTTCTCATAAATTGTCTTTGTGTTATTCATCCACAAAGAAACAGTTTCTTCATCTAGGGATTCGTCCATATAAGAATGAATTTCTTCTCTACTCATCATATAAGTTGAAGCATAAAAGGCTGCCGTTTCTCTGTCTCCTTCTTGTGAAGTAAGAAAAGCGTGATGAATTGATTCATCTTCTTTTTTAAGATAGTGAGCATCAAGAGTTATGATAACAGGAAAATTTAATTCTTCTGATAATTGTTTATAAAGTTTATTAACAATAATTTGCTCTTTATTGAAAGACGGCTGGGTTTCAAGGAAGAAATTTTCTCTTCCGCAAATATCTGAAATATGAATTATCCATTGTTTAATATACTCCCACTTTTCTTCTGTTGGAGAATTGTGATAATCAAGTAGAAGCTGACTCGGCTTTGAACCTAAACAAGCTGTGCTAAAGATAACATGCCCCCGCTCTTTACCGACTATCTCTTGTAAATCAGTGTAGTAAGTTGGAACTCTGCCCATTTTTCCTGTGACAAAATAATGAGACCACGCACGAGTTGAGAGTTCTCTTATTTGGCGATGCCCTATCTCATCTTTGGCTAAAAGAATAAAATGATAAAATTTATCTATTCCTCTCTCGTATGTTTCTTTACATAGACCATTTTTGCATAAATAAATTTCATTGCCTCGAATAATTTTAAAATCAGGATATTTTTCCCTTATTTTCTTTTCAATTTTCTGACAATTTATTGCTTGTGCAATAGTTTCATGGTCAGTTATAGCAATAAAATTATGTTTTAATACATCAGCAGCATACCAACATAAATCTTCTAAACGATTTGTGCTGTCTCTTAAACGGAAATTCGAGTAATCTGTATGGTTATGTGCTGAACCAAAAAATTCTTGCATTTAAAATTATCCCTCCTAAAAGATTAAAGATACTTACAAAGTTCTTTTTCTTTTATTTTCTATAATAATTATACCATTATTTTTTTAAAAAGTCAAGTTATAATAAGTGCCGCCAGACCATAGGCCGGCGGCGCAATATCACCAACGTTTAACTATTTTACAAATGTAATATGAGCTAACTACTTCTCCTTTAGCTTTCTTTTCCTTAAGAGTAGTTGAATAACTTACAATCTCAAAGCCTTCTGTTCTTGCTTTTTCCTTAAAGCTTTCAATAAGAGCCTTTGCTTCTTCCTCTGTTCCAACAGTAATTTTCATCTGTCTGTTTAATCAATTCATAATCCATTCTTAAAGTCCTCCTTAAAAATCGTATTTTGAAATTTCTTTAATTTCAATTTCATCTATCTGAATTTGTGGTGTCATGCGGCCGCCCCAATGATTTACATTTGCTCGGCCGGCAGCAGTAATATTAATTTTATCTGAATAAGACTTAATTTGGTCAATTAACTCAGTTGCTTTAAATTTAATATATGTTACTCCATTAAAAATAAAGCGAATTGTGTCAGCGTTCTTTCCAATAATATTAATCGTTTTTGGGTCAATTGTAATGTCTTCCGCAATAATAATTGGCTCTTTACAACCTTGACCATAAAGAGCTTTACCTCGGTCAAGCTCCTCAATCATTGTTGGAAGATAAGAGCAATTACCTTTTACAACAAAATCTGCTTCATAGAAACCTTCATTAAAGTTAATGTCTTTAAGCGTTTCATTTGCATAAGCATTGAGTTTGTCTATATTACCAAGTGGAAGTGATGCGCCGGCGGCGTTTGCGTGCAAATTACTATAATTTCTTATAGGTTTAGACTATTTCTTACTATCATAATGATAGAACCCCATTTCCAATTACGTATCAATAGTAATTGTACTCTCCTTTATTGGAGATAGTCGTTACAGGCTTCACATTAAGTGATTCCCACGAGATTACCATATTCTTTAGAACTTAGGCTTCCTCGTTAGCCAGATTTTTCTGACCCCGTTGATAAACGGCAAGGGAGTTACGGGCCATAAGTCGACCCTCGCAATAATCAATCAAATGGCTGTCTTGTAAAAATTTCTGAAAGTTTTTTAGTTCAGATTCTTCTCTTCCTCTCATTGAGCCTTTAAGTTTTCCATCTGGACTTGTTCTTCCAAGTATAACTGGTTTCTTATGCTGTGCCGCAACACCCATTGCACATAAACCTGTTAGAGTATTTGGTATATCAAGTTCATCGGCATTAAGAATAAGAATTTTGTTATTTTCCAAACAATTATCCATTATTTGAATATTAAGCATTTCGATTGCTTTGTCTTTTTCTCTATTCTGTCGAGCCTTAGCATTAACGCAATTTCTTACACTCTGAGTGCTGATTGTCTCTGTAAGTCCTTTTTCTCCTCGTTTTGTAGAAGGAACGAGTTCATTCGGAGTGATAAAAGCTTGAAAAAGACGTTCCTTTTCAATTGAATTACCAACTCGAATAAGAGCATTGATAAGGGGAGTGATATAAAAAGCAACTCCTATTTGCGTTAGTGGACCGTCGCCCAAAGAATAAGACTGTTTTTCAACTAAGTCTTTAAAAAATTGATTGCGAAGATATGAAAGACCGTAATCACAAATATAACGATTTTCCAAAGTAAGCATTGCCATCATATCACTTATGAGACCAAGTGCAACTAAATCTATATAATTCCAAATTAAAAGGTCATCGCCTGGCTCTTCTAACTGTTGTCTTTCTTTTACTTCAAAATATTCAAAGAATTTATAAACTACTCCAACACCACTTAAATCTTTATTGGAATAATTTTTTGAGAGTTGATTATTAATAACAACTGCGTTTTCACTGTAGGTTGGTGCATTATGATGGTCAAGTACAAGTATATCGTATCCCATTTCTTTGAGAGCTTTATGACTATCATAATCATTACTGGAACTATCTGCACAAACTATAAGGTCAGCTACTTTATTTTTTGTAAGGTCTTTTAGAAGAGTATCAAGACCATGTTCTTTTCCGTCTGGAATATGATAAGCAAGTTCAAAATTGAAGCCTTCCTTATTTTTATAATTATCTGTTAGATAGTTGTAAAAAAGTGCCGAAGAAGTGAACCCATCGACATCTGGTTTTTATACCCTGTCTTTCGACATATTTAAAAAATTCTAAAATCTATTATATTTTCTGTCCATCCAAACAGTAGCATTATCATATAGGAGATGATAAAACTCTTTAATATGGTTTCTTCACCTCCTTTTTACTTTATCTATTTATTTAGATTTTAGAATTAAGGGAATGGACTATACCTTCACTTTCGTGTTCCTATTATAGTCTCTGAGCGTTCTTCTTATTTTAAGAAGCTTCGTTGCGTCTGGTTACCCAATTCTTAACGATGTTACTATACCTTGGTCGCTAGCCTCGCCGCAATAATATCACTATTATTGTTTAGTTGTTAAGACTCTAAGGGAGTTCCCGCAATTTAAGGAATTTAATGTGAACCCAATAATTAATCCACTATCAACAAAATTTTACTGCCGGCCGTCAAATGTTTCTTCAACATCTGATATCCCTCTTCCATATGGTCAAAGCCTTGAGGCGACAATTCATTCTAAAGAGTTGGATAAAAGAAAGAGTGCCTAAATTCTGGGGTATCATCTTTTGAAAGAATACCTCTATCAATTAATAACTCTTCAAGAAAATTACTTGTAATTTCTTTTTTAGTTTTTCTTATGTACTTCAAACATAAATCGCTCCTTTATATAATTTTTTAAAAGTTTCTTGTCCTTTATCAAATGGGCTGTCTTTTAAGTTTAATAGCTCTTTTGTATCCCAAAGAAAACCCATTTTACATCTGTTTTTATATTTTAAACAAATTTTTTTTAATTTGTTATAATAAAGCTGCTGTTCTTTCCAAGTTTCCCCTTCTTTATCAAAACAAATTAAAATTGTTCTTGCTCCGGCGGCGGCCAATAATTCAAATTGATAAGTATGAAATGAACTGCCACAAGCCGCAACACAAATATTGTTTTCTTTTCCAAACATGGTTTCATATTGAAGGACACTCTTTTCACCTTCTGCTACTAAAGCAATTCCAGTTCTTTTAATATTATCCTTAACTAAATTTAATCCATAAAGATTGTAGCCTAACGGATGATTAAGAAGTTGACCTTCAATTTCAACAGGCATATACTTTATACCGGCTTCTACACTTTCTTGATTTAATGCTCTACCTCTTATTCCAATTAATTCGCCTTTTTCATTATAATGAGGAATAATAACCTTATTCTCTTTAATATCATATAAAATATTAAAATGTTTCATTACTTCTTCGCTTATTCCATCATTTAACCATTCTGGTGTTGGATTAAAAGTATAAACATTTAAAAGATTGGGATTAAGAACTTTTAATTGAACATTAATTTCTTTTTCTTTATACTTTTCAAATTGTGGTTCATAAGGTTCATAAAAAGTTTGCTGCGCCGGCGTAAGGTCACTTTTTTCTTTTATTTTTAAAACAATATCTTTATAGAAATTATACTTAATTCCTAATAATTCATATCGTCTTTTAAATAACCCAATTAAATCAAACGAGTCACCGCAACCTGTATAACAATGAAACAACTTATTTTTCTTGTAATAATAAAGTTTCATTGAAGCATTACTTGGGTCAACATTATGACAAATAGTTTTAAAAATTATTGCTGTGGCAGTATCTTGATATTCATCTGACCCAAGCTCAGTTACAAGTTCAATGACTCTTTCATCAGAAAGAGATTGACATATTTCATTTAAATCGTCCATTCATTTTTCCTTTATATCAAATCTTCAAAATCCATTTCGTGTACCATTTTACGACGTTCTTGCTGATTTCCAAAAGCTTCTTCAATATCATTTGCAAATTGAGTTGGATACTTTTCAACAAATGCAGAAATAAGCTCTTGAGCATGTTCATCAGTTACGACGCCATTATTATAACATTCTTCTAATTCGTCCATTTCTTTTGTTCGTTCTACTTTAAAATCAATAATTTGGAACTCTTCAATAATTTTGTTATCTGGAGTTGTCACAAATAAATCATGCCGCCTTAAAGTACCAAGGTCCATATATGACCAAATTCTACACATTGTCCAACGTCCTCGTCTATTTTTAAAAACGTCAGTCACAAGATTTGGACTATAATTGAAACGCGCCCTAAAACCATCTACCATTTTAAGTTCTTCTGGAGTTGGACGTGACATTATACACGCAAAATCGACTAGATTAACTATTGCACGTGACCCTTGTACATTACGAAAGTCCATAAAGCCTCCAGTTTTCTCATCATTATTACTTACTTGTGTTGCTGTCATAATAAAAGCATCAAGTTCAATTGCAAGATTTTTTAAACAAGTTGTGAACAAACGCAAAGCAACCATATTCATCTTTTGTTTCCAAAAGTATAGACTATATTTCACCATATAGGTATAACTCTTTCGGTTCTCATTGGCTTCGTTACCTAAGCCAAGACACGTATCAATAGTGTCCCTACTTCCTCATGACAAGGAATAGTCGTTACAAACTGTTTTTATTAGAATAATTTATTTTACTCTAATAAAAACGTTCTCGGTATTACCTGCTATCTTACGGAAGACCGTAGGTTCTCTTAGTCAGCTTATTCGTCTTTTATAAAAATGCCATCTCGCTATTTGCATTAGTCTTATTTAGCTGATACCGATAGCCGCCTTAGCGACCCCGCTGATAAACGGTTAAGTTATTTTGAGGACATTACTTTTAGTTTATCCTCACGAATCTTTAAATCTCTAAATTCATTGAGCATTGCGGGAGAAGAAAAAATATAATCATAAAAGAAGTACTCAACTCCTTTTTGAAATGAATACTTATGAAAAATATTTTTAACCAAAGAAGAACAAGGGTCTGGTATTCTTACAAAAAGAAAATTATCTTTATATCTTTCCATAATATCCAAAGCTTTAGTTATTCTATCCATATGTTCTTCTCCAAAAGTACCGTACAGAAAGCGTTCTTCATTAATATCTGTAAGATAAGCTAAAATCATTGTTTGAATTTCAGCAAAATCTTGCTCTGTCATTATATAAAGAACAGGTTCACAAACTCCTGTTGCCTCCCATCTTTCACTTACTCTATCATAACGAATTGGATAAGCAATTTGACACGCATCCGCAACCATTGTTCTACTTTTACCTATTCCACTGGCCGCCGACCGCAGATATAAAGTACCCTTACGTCCACCACGAGTTATTGTATTAAAAGCTTCTCCTTGAAGTTTAATACCTACTTCTGGTCTTATTTGTAATTTTTTTATAAGCTCTCTTATCCCATCAAAAGCAGTTCCTTCTTCAACTAACTGATTTTCAGAATATTTATTCTCCAAAACTGCCATTTTACCTTTTAGCTCTTTAATTATATCAGTAGGAGTCATCTTTTCAAACTTATCATTAATTTCATTTGATTTTGGATTAAATAAATCCTCACAATAGAATCCACTAATATCTTGTCCAGATTTTTCAAGCTCTCTCAAAAGAGCAAATTTTTTAAATCTATTATAATAATAATTAAAATTTTCTGGCTCACAATAAGCTTCACAGTCTTGCATAAATGCAATTCCATTCTCTTTTTGAATTAATCCTGCAGCGGCTTCGTTTGATTGCAAATAAGTATCTATATCAACAGTTCTAATTTTTTCTGCCCCACCGGCATAAAGATTATAAATTGCTGAATAAATATAGCGGTCTAGGGGCATAGAAAAATCAGATGGTTCAAGTTGATACTTATCTGTATCGCTTAATAAAGATGGCTTCTGCATTAAAGTTCCTAAAATCTGTATAACAGTTTTTCTGTCAACTTTAACCATAGGCATCACTCTCCTAATGTATTTAAGTCAATCATTTTTTTCTTTTTCTTTGGATTAAAATAATCTTTTGGATTATACTTTATTTCCAGTCTATCTTTTTGAAGTTGTCTTTCAATAGCTTCACCAATTTCATCTGCTTTCTTTGCCTGATTATGATAATATTGTCTTGCTCTTTCATAAACATATTCAATAATACCAATTGTTTTATACTGTTCTTTAACAGGATGATGTTCTACTTCATAAAAATATTTAAGAGTTAGTAACTGTCCACGATAAGGATAACCTTTTGCTTTATATTTTTGCATAAGAGCTAGATTATGAGCACTTACTGGCTCTTCTTCTGAATTAATTCCAAATAATCTTATAATATAAAAGAATAAGGCATCTCTATCATCATATTGATTTTTTACTTTCTTTAAATTTTCTTCATTCAAATAACGCTTAACAGTAGCATTTGAAATACCTATCTCTCTTGCTACCTAAGACATATTAAGACATTCTGCATAAAGAACATTAATTTTTTCAATTATCTCTGGAGTTATTTTAACTCTTTTCTTCGGCTCACTTGCTGCTGCGGCTCCAGCGTAAAGATTAAGATACTTAGAAACCGTTGAAGCAGAAATGCCAAGTTCTTTTGCAACTCTTGCTTTAACTCCATATTTCTTATAAAGAATAGGAATTTGTTCTATTATTTCTTTATTAATTTTGCTCATTTAATTCCACCTTTTATCTTTTCTTTTATAATATAATTATATCATAAAAAAGAGAAAAAGTCAAGATTTAAATTATAATCTTGACTTTTCTTTTTAATTAAATATTACCAAGTAGATTGTCAAGATAATCTGCCGCTCTAGCAGTAATACTTCTTTCAACAGACTGTAAACGAACAGTTGAAAAAATTTTAGAAAATTCTGGAGATTCACTCAAATGAAGCAAAAGCTTCAATCCGCTCTTATTTTTAAAGATTTCAGAGTCAGTCTGTTTAAGGTCTCCATCAAAAAAGATACGGCTCCCTTGTCCACAGCGACCAATAAGAAGTTTGATGTGGTCTTCTGTAAGATTTTGAGCTTCATTAACAATTATAATTGAATCTGTAAAATTACGACCTCTCATGAATCCCATTGGAACTACTTCGAGTTCTTCTTCTTCAAGCTTACGATTAATTTGGTCGATACCGATGAGGTCTACAAGTGGACCAATTTGACCTACTGTTTTACTAAGAACATCACCAGGAAGGCTACCAATATCAATTGTATTTGCTGCAAAGGCGTTATTTGGAACATAGACAATTTTACGAATGTTGCCTTGCTCAAGCTGCCAAAGAGCATAATTATTCAGTAAGTAACTTTTGCCCACGCCAAAGCTACCACCAGCATAGAGAATGGAGCTAGATGATGTTGTAAGAGCATCAAACAAGCAAATCTGTTCGTCATTCTTTGGAGTAACTTTTCCTACATATTTATTTTTAAAACCTTGATTTTGCAGAACTCTGAGTTCTCCATTTCTATAAACGCAATTACAATTTGTTTCATATTGCTCTTTTTGAGTATATTTATCAAGAACTTTACTGTTTTTATTTCTAATAATTACATACTCATTTTCTCGAATGTCTGGTAATTTAGTTTTTCCAGAAAGCAAATCATCAAATTCTTTATTATATCCATTTTCATCAAAATCAAGATTTAAATATCGAACGCCTGTGTAGATTTCTGTGCCGCCATATCCTCTATTATCTATGTTCTGAATGTTAGCTTTGACCTTCAAGTAAACATCATTAGTAATAAGAACTGCATCTTCCATTGTCGCGACTTTAAGTAACTTATCATCAACAGCAACTTTCTCATTTTCATAAGTTGAGTTCCATTTTAATTTATCTAAATTACGAGAAATCACTACTGCGGCACGACGTGCTTTAAAAGCAACTTCTGAATTTACATTAAGTTTTAATCCATCAAGTTCTCTTAAAGTATCTGTTGCAATAATAATAATATTCTCTTCTTGCTGAATAATCTAAGGATAATCAAGTAGGACACAAGTGTCTACAAGAATTGGTTTATTCATTTATTTCCTCCTTAAAAAGAAAAGGTAGAAGATAATTCTCCTACCTTTCCTTTAATTATATATTAGAACGAATTTCAGTAAGAACTTCTTCTAGTTTATCTTTCTGGTCTGGTAGAATTTCACTAAATTTAATTGGTTTACCAAATTTTGTGTGCAATATCTGAGTTGCCATATCCACCTTTCCTTTTGAAATTAGCTCTGTCCAAAGCTCTTTAGCATCTTCCATAAGTTCATCAAAACTTCTTTGTGTATAAGGATTTTCTTCATTCGTTGCCTCGCCGCCTGTTGCTTCAACTTCCTTGTCAATAGCATCATAGATAGCATCTACAAGTTTATTGTAATCAAGCTCTACTCGCGGCACAATGTAACGATAACGAGATTTTGCAAGATATCTATCACCAAGCTCATCTCTAAAGAACATAAATCTCTTGCGAACAGGCTTTTCTGCTGTACCAACGTTAATTTCTCTAATGTAAGCAATTAGGTCAACCATCTTGTTTACAATATCAAAAGGACGCGCCGGCAGAGCAGGAACAATTTCTGTATATTCTTCGCCTTTTTCGTTTTTAAATGTTTTCTCGGCTGAGTGAGAAATGAAGATTAAACCGTAACCGCTATAAGCTAAGTCACGAAATGTGCCAGAAAATTCTTTCTTAGCCATATCATATCCCTGCAATTTGTTATCTTAAAAGTTTTTTATCTTTTAATTCTTACAATTGTTATTCTTGTAAGTTCAGCATATCTTTTTAACTTCATCCGAAGTTTGATAGTCTCGTGCGATTTTATATCATTTAATTAATTATAAAAGATGTTTCCATTTAAGCAATTCAAGATATTTTTCATATTTTCTTTTTAAAAATAAAGAGTTGGGAGTATAAAGAATATCAAAAAGTTTTTTACATTCTTCCGTATAACAATATAATCTATACATTGGAATATTTCTACCTTTCATTCCAGTTGTAGAAATTTTTGTATTTATATCATAATATTCTTTTAAAAATACAGATAAATCTTCTAAAAATTTATAATTTACACTATTAAGATGAAAACTTATACTATATTCATTTTTTGTAATACTGCCGTCTCCATCAAAAAATCCTCTAATATAATCTATCCAATATTTTTTGTCTAAATTATAAGGAGCATGAAATTCAGAGCTATAAGTTTTATTAGGGACAATTCCATAATTAGAAAAAACTTCCTTAATATTTTTAGACCAAAATAACAATTTATTTTTAACGTAACCATTACCGCATTGATAAATTTTTATTGGCCGTTCAGATTTTAATTCTGTTCTTATTTGTTTTAGAATTTCAATATCTTGTGAAGATAACTCTAAATCTAATCGGTTTTCAGAAGAACTAACATTTCCATCCGCCGCCCAAAAACCCATAATATATGCCATATTAGGGGACTGGACATTAAAATAGTTATCGTCAATGGAATATTTTCTCTCTCCTCCAACTTTACGAATTGAAATATTATTTTCTACTAATACTCGTTTGACAATTTTATCGGATACATTAAATTCTTTTCCAGCCTTTTTAAGACCTTGATTAAGAATAGTATAATTATAAATTATTTTTTCTTCTTGCTGTTTAGTTAGGTATTTCTTCATCCGAAGTAATCCTCCTTTTATACCTTATTTAAATGTTTAATAATCGTATGCGTTGCGCGTGTTTAAACTTTTAAATTTAAACTTCCGCTCGGATTAGCATTTCAGCTTTCCCGTTCTTACTATCTTTTTTTGAGCAAATCACTCTGCAAAGAGGCCATCTTGACCCCAGGGAATATCTCCTAAATTCTCAACACTATTCTGCGAACAAATATATTTTACACAAAGATTCCAAGCTTCATCAGCCGTATCAATTGCAATAGAATGGAACTTCTCCTTAAGTTCTTTCTTTTTTGTCAACTGACTTACCATTGATTTCCAATCTGACCAAGTTTTTGCTGGCTGAACATAAACATTATTGAGGGCATTACTCCCCATCTCAAACCCTGCAATCAGCACATTTTCAAACTTAGCGGCCAATGAAGTTTTTCCAACACCCATTTTATTTACATAAAGGTTTTTTATCCTTTATCTCTTGTTATTACTTTTCTAACAAGTTTAGCATATCTTTCACGTTATTAACGCCAGAGTCTCGTGGGATTTTATTCTTTACAAGGAACTTCCTTTAATAAAGATTGATATTTTTCTTTTTTACGATTGAGATATATAGAATTTGGTGTATATAATATATTATAAATGTTTCTTGCGGCACAAGTGCTATAAATAATAGAATAAAAGTCGGTATCGTGAGAAGAGTCTTTATGTAAATTAACAGGAGGAATTTTATATTGCTCATTTAAAATTTGCACAATCCATTGTAACATTGGTTTTGAAGCTCCACAGATTCCCCATCTAAGAGCGTTACCATGCTGACAATGATTAAGATTAATTGTTCCATCTCCATCAAAATAACCTCTAATATAATCAATATAAAAATGAGGAGATAATTTTAATGGTGGCTTAAGAACATAGGTTTTATTTGGAATAATTCCATATTGTGCTAAGTCTTCTTTATGTTCTTTACAAGACCATTCTAAACTTACAAATTTAAAACCATTCTTATTTTCTCTTTCATAAATAGGATTATCTATTTTAACAAGCTTTTTAATCTTTTCTAAAATTTCTCTATCTACGTAAGACAATTCTATTCTAATTCGATTACTATTTTTTGAAACATTTCCGTCAGAAGCCAAAAAACCAAGTAACCAAGCCATATCAGAAGTTTCTTTTTTAAAAAAATTTATATCTTTCTGATAATGCTGTGTTGTTCTGTCATTAGTCTGATTTGCAATTCCTATTGCAGTATGTAAATCTCTAATAGGAATATTATGCTTTAGTAAAATCTTTTTTACTGTTGAAGCAGATATTCCAAATTCTTTTCCTGACTTTAATTGCCCATATTGTTTTATTGTATAATTATAAACAACTTTATCTTCTATTTGTGATAAGGTATATCCCTTATTTTTTCGTAAAATTAAGCTTTCTTCTTTTGTACGAATATAAATATCTTTTTCTTTTAGTATCTTACGAACTTTATCCTGTCCAATATGATACTTTTGAGATAATTCTTTAATCGTAAAAAGGTTATCTTTATAATCTTTAATTAGTTCCTCCATACTTGGACAAACCTCCTTATAAAGTTATTTTTCCTATGCGTTGCGCGTGTCAAAACTATTACATTAAGACTTCCGCTCGGATTAGCATTTCAGCCTTCCCGTTTTTACTCTGTTTTACTAATTAATTAATTAATTAGTGCCCAGTGTTCTAGGCTTGCCGTAGGCCAAAATAAATTTACCTCTCAGATTTTTACTTATCTTCTACGGCTCAAGAGCCATCAAATCTATTGCCATTTTAATCCCTCCTTAAAAGTCTTTCAGAATTGGCTTCTAATTAGAAACCAAAACTGTCAGCTTTCTCGGATGTTGATTTTGCGACAGGCTTTGACTTTGACTTATTCAAAAGAGCTTCCTTCTTTGCCTGTCTTTCCTTAAGAGCTGCTTTAATGTCATCTTCATCATAAGCATGGTCTTCATCTGCACCTTCTCTACTACCAGAAGTAATAAGAAGTTCTCTGCAAGACTCTGTACGATGTCTTACGATTGGCTCGCCAAAGCCTACTTCTTCTGTATATGTTGTAACTTTCTGAGTCATATTGATAATGCCAGCAACTGTTACTGTATCAGACTTATTCCAATTATCCTCAATAAAAGACTTAGCATTATCTTCCGCAATAGTTTCAATTACATCAACCTTACCAGCATAGCCAACTAGACCAATATTAACAATAAGACGTCCTGTCTCTTCGCCTTCTTTGTCCTGTTCTGGTCTCATTCCAAGAACAACACCTGTTACTTCAAACTTAGCTGCATCTTTATCAGATTCTCTTGCTGAATTAATAAAGTTTGAAGAAACCTGAAAGCCTGTTTTTACTGCGCCAGTTCTCTTGTCAACCCACATATTTTCTACCAGATTTGCTGTTTTGCCAACAACAGAAACTCTTGAAGCCTGTGAAATTGTTTCTGCCGCCGCAACAGATGTAAGAGATTCCTTATAATCTGCAATTTTATTATAAATAGAGTTCTGAGAGCCATCCTTTTTAAGTCTCATTGCAAACATAAAAACAGGAATAAGATTTTCAACCTGCTTGCCCTTTACTTCCTGGTCTACACGGATTGTTGCTGTACCACGAATGTAATCTCTGCCGTCAGAGGTCTTTCCTTCAACAATATCAAGTTCATTCAAAATACCAACAATAGTACATTCATTCTTACTCTGTATCTTTTTAATATCTAACATAAATTTTCCTCCAACTTATATCTTAAAAATTATTAAAATTTACCAAAAGAAAGTTAAAATTAAAGTGGGGTAACATTAATACCCCACTTAGATTTTACTTTTGAGAATTAGTCCTCAACAGCCTCAGCGTCTGGGTTAAAGCCTGCACCAGCCTCAGTAAGAGCAAACTTCTTAACAACCTTCTCCTTGCCATTCTCATCAGTTTCTGTTACAGAGAATCTCTCAGCATAGCCCTTATTTACAAGACCTGTAACTGAACCTGTAACTGAACCTGCCTTCTCAAAGCCGCAAATCTCCATCATTTCGTGAGTTGTAAATGGAACACCTACGCCTGCCTTCTGAAGAGTCTCGAGTACCTTTCTGCTTCCTTCTGTCATTGCCTTCTTTGCCATAATAAAATTCCTCCTTAGAATTAAAATAAAATTTATTAAATAAAACCAATAGTAAAAATAATTTGATGTGTTGTTTAGAACACAATGACTATTGTTTTATTTTCTATAATTATTATATCATAATCTGATTTTAAAATCAAATTATTAACTTGGTTGTTCTCAGTAAAAAAGTATTCTTTTCTTTTACTGTATTTATATTATATCATAAGTTTTATTCTGAGTCAAACTTTTAATTTTCCTTTTTCGCCATTAGAGCCGCAACAAGGTCTGACAAAACTTCTATTGTTCGTGTCAGATTTTCAACTTGCTTTTTCATTGTTTCAATAGTAAAATTAAAACTAAGAGCGACAAGATTAATTTCATAAAGAGATAAATCAAAGTTTTCATCAATTAACTTACGTCTAATACTTTCGTATTTTTGAGTATCTGCCCTTACTTCTTGAATAAAATTTTCCACTTTTTCATTTCTTTCAGGAAGAGGAAGCATTTTACCTTCTTTATCGAAATATTTGTCAGTTAAATTATACATTGAATCAAGATAGCTATTGAGAGCTGCTATTGCAGTCTCTTTATATTGCTTGATTAATTCTATCTTAGACATTACCACTACTCCTTTTGTAAATCAACAATAATATCATTGTCATCAAGAGTTGATGATTTTACCCCTACTGCGGCACGACTTAATACTCGAAGTTCCGAAGTAGAAATCTTTATACTCTTTTTCTTTGATACTATTATTATATCACAATCTTCTCCTATCGTCAAATATTTAAGAACTTTATCTCCGTCTTTAATTTCAGAAATCCTCTTACCCTTAATATTACGATTACATACAGAAAATTCTGAAAGATTTACTTTTTTAATTATACCATCTTTTGAAATAGAAATCAAATATTTATCTGTTTCTTTTATCAAATGAGAGTCGATAACATAATCATCATCAGAAAGTTTAATACCTCTAATTCCCATTGAAGTTCTTCCTATTGCTTTTATATCATCTGTATTTATTATAACAAAATTTCCATTATTAGTCAAAATTCCAAGTCGCTCTTCATTGGCAAAATGAACTGACTGAACTTCATCAGACTCTCGTAGATTAATTGCTTTAATTACCTTACCTCGACGCATTTTATACTCAGAAGCAAGTGTCTTTTTAATCATTCCATTTTTAGTTACAAAAATAAAATATTTACATTCATCAGCTTTGTTATAAGTCGTAATTGAAGTTGGAATTTCTCCAGACTTAAATTCAAATAGCTGATTAACATTAATTTTTGAGCCAACAGGTAATTCATCAACTGCAAGAGAATACATTTCTCCTTTATTTGTGAATACAAGAAGGGAACTAAAATTATCATCACGAATAGTTTTAGTTATAACTTCTCCATTGGAAAGTTTAATTTTTGAACCCTTGCCGCCGCGGCGTGTTCTAACGAGAGTTGAAGATTCAAAGGTATAAAGATTGCCGAAATTAGTGTAATAAATAAGAAGTTCTTTTTTCTCAATAGGCTCAGCATCTTCTTCTTCACTTGTAAAATCAAAATTGGTTAAACGAGTTCTTCTTTCATCTCCATATTTATTTGCTACTTCTCGTAAATCTTTTTCAATTTCTTTATAAAGAAGTTCTTTACTGTTAAGAACAGACTCATGGTTTGCTTTTTCTGCCAATAACTTTGTTTTTTCGTCATTAAACGACCCTATCTCAAGATGCATCAATTTACTCAGAGTCATTTTAAGAATAGCATCACACTGAGCATCATCAAACTTAAATCTATCTGAAAGCTTTTTCTTAGACTCTGCCTTGTCATTAGAACTACGAATAAGTTCAACGACTTCATTAATATTAGCTATCGCAATCAATAAACCATCAATGATATGAAGGCGATTATCTATTTTTACCAAATGATATTGATGAATATTTGTCCTCATTTCAATTTCATGGTCAAGATGTGCTTGAAGAGCTTCTTTCCACGAAAAAAGTCTTGGGTATGTACCATTATCAAGCATAACCATATTAATTGTATAAGATGAGTCAAGGTCTGTCTGCTTAAAAAGCGTTTTGATAAGATGACTTGGATTAGCCCCTTTTTCAAGAACTATCTTAATATTAGAGGTATTTTTTGACAAATCCTTAATGCCATCTTTTGCAATACCAATTATTGTTCCATCATTTATTCCTTTTACTATCTGTTCTACAATAGTATGAGTATAAACTCCATATGGAACTTCTGTAAAATAAATTGCATTTTCTTTTAAATCATATTCTGCTGTTGCTCTCATACGAACAGAACTACCCAATTTCTTTCCATTGAGTTTCATTCCTTTAACCGCTTCGCCGCCGCCATAACGAAGGATTTCTTTTACAGCATCAGCATTAAGAATTGTACCAGCAGTACAGAAATCAGGGGCACAGTAAATTTCATCAAAAGAAATATCTGGATTCCACAATAACTTAATCATTGCTTCATTTACTTCTCTGAGATTAAACTGCGGCACAGAACTAGAAAGAGAAGTGGCAATACCAGATGTGCCATTTACAATATTATAAAACCCTAAAGACGGCACAACTGAAGGAAATTGTTTTGTATTAGAGTAGTTGTCAAACCAAATTTTAACACTATCTTCATTAATTCCTTCATACAATTTACAACCTATTTCTCCTAGTCGCATATCTGTATATCTTGCCGCAGAAGGTTTACCAGTTTTTATTGGACCAAACTGACCTTTGAATCCCATAAGGGGATAACGCTGGTTATATGGACGTGCCAATCTAACCAGCAAGTCATAACAAGATGCGTCGCCATGAACATAGAAATCTGCCATTGCTTTTCCGACGCACTCTTGTGACTTAACAAAAGGTTTCTTATAAGTATATTTATTTAAAAGTAATGAATACATACACATACGTTGTGATGGTTTAAGAAAATCTCTCGCATCAACTATTGCTCTATCTTGAATAGTCATTCCTGCATATGTTCCAAAACTTTCTTCAATTACTTTTAACATATCAAGTTCATTATATTCCATTTTCTCACTCCTTTTATAATTATATTATATCATAATTTTAAAAATAAGTCGAATAATTAAACATTATTATACTTACTAAAGTCGATATGAGACATAACGAACTCTTTACGATATTTAATGTCAACGCCCATTAATTCACACAGACGCTGTGCCGCAGTAGCACTATACATTATCTTATCAACCCTCTGGCCGCCTGTTGTTGAAAACATTGTAGCTTTAAGGTCAGCTTCTTCTAATTGGCCTACGTATTATCCATTATTTCTAATGGTACTGACTATTTCTTACTATCAAAATGATAGCACATCGTTTCGGTTCTCATCAGCTTCGTTTCCTAAAACTGAGACACGTATCAATAGTGTCCCTACTCCCCAGCATTTCAACCTCAGGGATAGTCGATACAATAACTATTTAGTTATCACGAGATTATCTGTCTTTTAGACTCAGACTCCCTCGTTAGCCACAAATTGTGACCCTTACCGATAAGTAAGTTAGATGTGTTAGGGCCAGACTATCTCTTACCCCTTAATTCTGTCCAAATCCCCTTTAATTTGTCCTTTTGCTCTTGCGGCAGCGAGTTCTTCATTAGTGTAATACCAGCTTAAAGGCTGCATATTTTTGTCATAAGCAATAAACAATGGACAACGCAACCAGTGAACTCTGTTCTCCTGTAAGAATTGAGGACATAGGCGATATAGATTAGCCAAAATCAAAAGTGCTATATGATATCCATCATCCATGTAATCCAGTCTTTCGAGCTGGCACTGACTATATTTTACTCTCTTTAAGAGAGAATGCTCTTTCCCGATGCGTGCTAATAGCACCAGTACTCTCCTATAACGGAGATAGTCGATACACCCTTCGCTTAATTATTCCTAATATAAAGAGAGAAATAATTTACGATTGGCACGGTATTCCCTTTATCTCACCATTCTCAGGTTTAGGGTTTCTTAGTCAGATTATTCGTCTTTGGTCTATGGCTCATTATCTCTTGTGGTTTCAATGAGCAGTCTTATTTTTCTGATACCGTTAGCTTACTTAAATTATTCGTTAATTATAAGCAAACCGTCCTAGCAAGGACTAAAGCATTTTCGGACAATGTTACTTATCCGCATCGACACAGATGTAAATCTGTCCATAACGAAGTTTCTTTGGGTCATAATGGTCGACATCAATTCCCAAAGCATACATTAAAAGTTCAATTTCTTTATTTGAAAAATATTTTTCTTCATTATCTTCCTTTAAGCCATTTAACATTTTACCTCTGAGATACATTACACCATATTTTTTAGTATCTCGTCCAGCAATAATTGCGTTTCCTGCCGAGTCACCCTCACAGAGACAAAGAATTGAATCTTCCCCTAAGTCTTCTGCATCTGCTAGCTTATCAAGAAAAGCAACTTTTTGCTTTCTTAATTCTTTCATTTTATTGTTGCGGTTAAGAGCAGCTTCTCTTGCCTTATCTGCTGCTTTTTCAGCATTAGCAATCTTATTCATCATTTCAATAATAGGACCGAAATCTGCTGTATTAGAAAATATTTCCAGTCCCTCATCAAATGCTTGCGCCGCAAGAGTTCTTAAATTTGGATTATTAATTTTGCTCTTAGTCTGATTTGAAAAAGAAGGGTTTGCAACTTTACAATTAATTGCAAATACAAGTCCTTTTCTTATTAGTTCTGGGTCAAAACTCTTTCCACTAAGTGATTTAATTTTTGTTGTGATTTTTGCTTTCGCTCCAGTAACTGGGCTACCACCTTCTGGCACGGCAAGACCATTAACAAATACATAAGACTGTGTTTCATCTTTCGTCCAAATAAAAGCAATTTCCAACTCATCTGTACCATCTGATGCCGAAGCAAGAATTGGTTTAGACATTAAAGGAGATTTAGCTTTTTCTCGAATAAAATCTGCAATACCATTTTCAGAATAAAATTCTTTCTTTTCGCCTGCAGCCGTAGCAACTATAAAATGAAGTCTTTTGTTTAGATAAGCAATATTTTTAATTTCTTCACAAATTCGCTTATATGTGTAAGTTTCCACCATATTAGAAAAAACTTCTTTATCTGGCTTAAATTCAACAAAGGTTCCGTCTTTTTCAGAAGTTGAAGTTTCTTTATAAGAAATTAGATTACCTTTTATAAATTTTGCTTCTGCACAAGTTCCAGAACGAACACTTCTTACTGTAAAGTATTCAGAACTCATACATACCGCAGTACCTCCAATTCCGTTTAAACCCGAACTATTTTTATAAGCATTTTTATCGAACTTACCACCAGTATGACTTTCAGTATAAATAGCTACAAGTACATTCTTACCATCTTTTATTCCAAAAGGAACACCACGGCCATAATCTCTTACAGAAACACAATTCTCTTTTTCATTAAGAGTAATTTCTATTCGATTGCCATAGCCTGCAATGGCTTCATCAGTAGAATTATTGATAATCTCTTTTAAAGCTTGATATGTTCCATCAGTATCATCTGAGCCAAGATACATGGGTATTTTAGCTCTCATAGCTTCACGAGTATTTAAATGTTGAATATTATCAATGTTATAATTAATCATGTATAAACCTCCAATGAAAGCCACTTGCAGTTTTCTGTTTACCTCTACAGCATCTACTTATTGTCTCTCCTAAAATTCCTGTTTTCCGCTAGGCATCAGATAAACTTTCATATTTTTCTCCTGTTTCAATACACTCAACTGGCTTTCGGTGTTGAGCTAATTGATTATTGCGTATATGTTCAGGAGTTTTCTTCTTTCCCATAAGAGCATTAGAAATAGCTTTGTTATGTTCCTATGAATGAGATATTCCTTTTCTTGTTTGACTCATTTTATTTTTAGTTTCTTGCGAATGTAATTTATTTTCTCCGCCACTATTTAAATTAAAACCTTCTTCAATTGAATTATATTTTTTAATATATTCTTCTTCTAAATGATTAGCCTCTTTAAGTGTAAGATTGTCTGCTAATATTTCGTGATTAAAATTTTCCCAACCATATTTCTGAATGGCAGAATAAAATTTTACACAATTTTTGTAAGCACTTGGTTTCCATCGGGTTGCTATATCACAAGTCTATCCAATATAACATCGTCCATCTGAAAGAGTATGCTTATAAACACACCAAGACTTTTCCATTCATTTTCCTCCTTTATTCTTTTTTATAGATATATTATATCATTTTTTATTAAAAAAGTCAAAAAGAAAGACTACTAGAGTCTGTCTTTAAGTTACTTTATGTCAAAATATTTTTTAAGTGCCGCCTCAGCTTCTTCTTGATGATGATAAATTGTACCATTGAATTTAAAAGTATCATATCTGTGACCTAAAATTGCATAACTTGTATTGCCGCAGTCCGTAATGCAAAGTTTCTTTAGTTTCTCATAATCAATAATGACTTTACCTTTCGGAACAATGGTTTCTATTTCTTTTTCTTTCTCCTCAATTTTATCGCAGGCCGGCGCAGTATATTGTGAAAGTTCTCTATCAAATGGAACAACGTCTGCTGCTGCAGCAATATCTGCTTGAGTTACCTCTTTAAAATAAGTTCGAGAAATATTAAAATAAAAATTGCCTTTTCTTCCCCAAGCTTGCTGATTTGTACTACCACGATAGTCAAGACCTTCAGGTCTCTTAGTCATATCATACTCACCATCGATAATAATATCACAATAACTAAGTAAACGGTCCGTTGCTTTGTCTCCTCTTGCTATAAGTTCAGATAGTTTATAACCTGTATAGCAGATGATATTCTTCTCTTTATAAACAAGAGTATCTTTTAGAAAATTAGCTAGCGTGGCAACATTAGCTGGGAAAAATGGGTCACCACCAGATAGCACTAAATTCTCAATGTGTGGATTCATTGCCATTTGATAGAGTTCTTTCTTTACTTCATCAGTAAATGGTACGCCGGCGTCAACTGACCAAGTTTCTGGATTATGACATTCTTTGCAATGATGAGAACATCCACTTACAAAAAGAACAACTGAAAGTCCTCTAGCATTGGCGGTGTCATAATTTATAATTTTACAGAAATTCACTTAAAATTCCTCCTTTTTATTCTTTATAAATATTATATCATAAAAAAGCAAAAGAGTCAAGATTTTTAAGTCTTGACTCCTTTAAGATTACTTGTCTATGTTTAAATGTTTCTTTCTGTTCATAATATCTTGGCTTCTGCCTTGATTAGGAGTGTAATTACTAATATCATTTCTACCCTCGATTTCTCGATATTTGTTGGGATTGGACTATACAATTTTCAAGGTTTATAGTCTCTGAACGTTTACCCTCGACTTTACGTTAGGGAAATATCGCTGCGTCTGAGGAACTTGCATCCTCGGTTGCCCAATCTAATAATTTTTTCTGGTTTTACTTTTACATTCACCACTATCACGCTCGTCTTTTCAAACCACGTTGTAGTATTATTAGCTCTAAGGGTTTTCCCGCAATTTATCCTTTTTAACGTGGACAATTAGTTTATCCACACACTCTATAACTCGTATGAACGACATCTGGGTCTGTCTCACCGCACTGTGGACATTGCCATCTTATTGTTCCATCCTTAGCATAAACTTTCTTAAAATCATGTCCTTGACATCCACACTTGCCACAAGTTGAAATCTCTGAATTAATCTCACCATAAAGACAAGTATTACCAATATGTTCAATAATTTCTAACATTGCATCAAGATTATTGCCCAAGTCTGGCACTTCAACATAACTAATTGAGCCGCCTAAGGTTTTGTCACTAAATTGAGCTTCTGCAGTAAGTTTTGAGAAGGCATCAATTTCTGCAAAAACAGGAATGTGATAAGAATTGGTTTCATACTGACGAATTTCCTCTCCGTCAACAGTACCAAAATCTCTTACACAAGCAGATGCAAATTTGTCAGTTAAACTTTCTGCAGGCGTCCCATATAAAGCTACTGATACATTTAGTCTTTCACCAAGTTCCTTATTATTTCTGTTTAAATAATCAAGTATTTTATGAGCAAGCTTAATTGCTTTTTCATCTTTCCAATGGTCTTCTCCTGTAATATACTTGACACATTCATATAAGCCTGAATCATTTAATACCCTCGGTTTCCCGATACTTATTAGGGGATTAGACTATACCATCAACTAAATCTATTAAGAAGTTCTAACATATTTAGTTGTATCTATTATAGTCGTTGAGCGTCCCTCCTTTTGGAGGTTTCGTTGCGTCTGGTTATCCAATTCTTAGTGATTTTACTATACCTCGGTCACTAACCTCGCCGCGGCACCATTACTGATGCCGTTTAGTTACTAAGACTCTAAGGACTTTCCCGCAGTTTAAGATATTTTACTTGGACACTCAGGTGTTCATCCAAGAGTAACAGTTGCATACCCTCCATAAACTAATGAAGATAAATCGTCTTCTGGGTCAAGTGTTGCTAGACCACCATAAACCCAAAGTATTGGGCAAGACTTTGCTTTAATCTTTGCACAATGATTAACTCTCCAAATTATTCCTTGATTAGCAACAGCAAGATATTTGTCAAGATTAAGAAAGAGCTGTTCTTCTGATTTGTCTGGATTATTTTCCATTGCTATATAAGGAAGATTAAGAGACATAACGCCGCAATTAAAACGGCCCCAAGTTACAAATTCACCTGTCTTTTGGTCTTTATAAGGACTTAAAAGTGCTCTACAGCCCATGCTTGGAGTTACAACGCCCTTTAAGTCTAAGTGCTTCTTGACACTCATATAATCTGGTACAAGTCTTTTAGCACTACATTCAGCACAAAGCTTTGTTATCTCGTAATATTTTCCTCCACGCATTGTATCCTCATCAAGAAAATAAATAATTTTTGGAAAATTAGGATTTTCTGCAGTTCCATCTTCATTCGGAATACCTGCAATTCTCTGTTTTAACATCTCTTTAAAAACTAAAATTAAATCATCTACATATTCTGGACTTTCATTTAAATAAACAGAAACTGTTAGAAAAACTGCTTGACCGACACTTGAACAAAGAGTTAAATTCTGATACATAAAAGTTTGAACTCCTTGTCGAATTTCTTCTTCAAGTTCTCGAGCCGCCAATCTATCTAAAACATTTGAATCGTCTATAAATTCCGCTAATTTTTTACGAATTTTTTGTCTACTAACATCGACAAATTTAGCTAAAGCTAACAAATTTATAGTACATCCACCATAAGTACAGCTAGCAACATGCGTAAGAATCTACGTTGCAATAGTACACGCAGTTCGAAAATCATGAGGTTTATCAACCCAGGTATTATTGATTTTACAACCGTGCTGAAGAAGATAATCTAAATTCAGCAACTCACAATTAGTCAAATCTCTTACAGAGTAAGCGGAATCGTGAGCATAAACGATACCTTTCTTATGAGCTTCTACACAAGCTGGTGGAAAGACTTTAAAAAATTCTTCCTTTGATGGAATTTCTGCCAAATATGAATTCTTAATATGAGTTAGTGTTGCTTTTTTGTTTGCATTTTCAAGTTCGACTTCTGGATTAGTATAAAGAACTTTTTCAATTTCTGTTGGATTCTTTTTAATTCTCTCCTTATTCATTTTATAAGAAGAAAATTCACGAGCAACAGCAGGTACTTCTCTATAAAGAACACTCATTATAAGGTTCTCAACTTTTTCGACAGCAATTTCTCTTTGCCCGCCAGCCTCTGCCCAAATCAAATCTTCAATTTCATCAAGTAGCATATCAATTTCATCAAAATCTGGATAACAAATTTGATTATAAGCTTGAATAATTGCATTGCGAATACGGGCTTTGTCATAAGGATAACGTTTTTTCCCTTTAATAATGGTCATATCCCATTCTGCCATATTACATTCCTCCTATTCTTTTTATATTTTAATTATAACTCAAATAGAGAAAAAAGTCAAGGAATTTTATTTCCTTGACCATTTCTTTATCTTATATCTCTTCCCATTCTTTCATTTCTTCTGTAATTGCATGAATATAACAGTTGCCGCCTTTCTGCTCATATTTTTCTAGCATCCCCATCCAGTCTTCTTTAGCATAGTGAGGAATTTTTTTTGTATCCTTATACTAATGGTAAAGGTCTGTTATGGAATGTCTGAGCATCACTACATCAGTTTCATCCGATTCTTTTAACTTTTCTTCTATGATAGTTAATTTTGTATTGACTTCTTTATTTGCTTCCTCTGCTCCTTCTTTAATCATTCTCTTAAGGGCCGCTCTTGGCTTTTTAGAAATCAATCCAAAAAAAGTAATTATTGTTACACATACACCAACTACTGAGCCTATATTTTGAAAAATTACTAATAGAGCTGTCATTCTTTCACCCCTGTCTTCGTAGATTATCATTATGAAACTTATCCTTTACAAGAAATTTTGAGTTTGTAAAAATTTCTTGAAGGGTAAGAGTTTCTAAGCTCCAATAAGGAACTCTAATTAATGGGAATCCGTGCATCAGACAATATTTATTCTTCCGCCTATCCCACTCTTGTTGTCTTTTAAAACTTGACACTGTTTTGTGAAAATGTGGCACATATTCAAAATGTTGCCGGCCATCTACTTCGATGAGGCAAACTAATCTTTTACCTTGAAAAACTGCAAAGTCAAATCTTAAAGGCGTTTGCTTATATCCATAAAGGTCGGGAAAAATATATTCCCTTTTGAAATTCAAACGAGCATCGGTGAGAAGTTTTTCTATCTTCTATTCTCCCTTACTCGTCATTCAAATCATCTCTTCTTATTGCAGGCTTTTTTGGATAACACTTTGGCCTTGGCATTGGAATAAAGACTGGATATAAAAGAGGGGTAGGCGCAAATTTATCTTTAAAACAAGGAACTTGTTTATCTTCAATGTGATAAGTTGCCAAATGATGATAAGGCGGCACATCATCACAACAGCAATGAAGCTTCATTCTATCAAGTCCTTCTTTTTCAGTTAATTTTTTATCTTGCTCATAAAAATCACATTTAAGAATAGCTGAAAAATAGGTTGTATTGATTATATCTTTTTCTTTATTTTCTTCTTCTTTTTTAATTTGTTCTGTTCTCCAATTTTGTAGTGCCGTCTAGTCAAATTCAGAAGACTTCGTCTTATAGACAATTCCATAATAGATTTCCTTGCCGTCTGACAATTCATAACGACTAAATTCTTCGCTCCAAGTTACTTTAAAAATAACTAAATATTTTTCAATGTCATAAAGCAATTGAATGAAATCTTTGTTTCTGAATTTTGCAGCTTTTAACTTAGCAGTCAAAGTGTTATTTTCATCGCAAGCCGGCACAACATCAAGGCTTACTGGAAATAATTCTTCTGGCTTTTCAAAGTCAAAACCGCTAAAACTTTCATCGCAACATCTAAGCTCTCTATCATCTTGTGGGTCCCCAAGTATCTATTGAATTAGATAAGCAGTCTTTAAATAATCTTCTCTAATTGAACAAACAGGGAACTTTTTGCAAGTAGCACAATAAGGCTTAATCTATGTGTGATGTGGCGGCTTACAAATTTGAGCAGGACTTAAGAAATAATCCTTATCCACAAATAAGTCACCCCTTTAACAAAATTAAAAGAGCAGGAAAACTCCTGCCCTTCTAACTAAAAGTATTTTTTGTTTAAGAGGTCTTTAAGTTTTTGGTTTTAGCTTTAGTTAATAGCAATCTGGTCGAAAGTACATTCTTCTGCCGCCTTATCACTTCTAAAGCCAAGTATTTTACCATGACGAAGTGAATATTCACCATCAATATGCTCAATCTGCATACAAGAAACTTCAACTACTTTACCAACCAAAGATTCAGGCTCATGAACGATACGGTTTTTGATATCATCTGTTATGCCTGAAATCCAAGCAATATGGACAGGTTTACCATCTTTCATTACAGACAAACTTATTGCCGCCGCCCAGTCATTATAAAATGGACGTGTTATTGGAATAAGAGGGGCGCCATTGCAATAGTCTGAATACTGACAACTACCAAATTTCTCACCCGTTTTAATGTTAAGCCAGTAGGGCCAGGTAGCAATCTCTTTGCCACCGTACTCTTTTGTTGGTGCTTTCCATGCTCCATCTATAAAAGCATCAATTGTGCTTTCAATTTCTTTCTTAACTTTAATAGTCATTCTTGCAGTTCTCTTACCACAATCATAAGTAGCAGTTTTCTTCTGAATAACCATTCCTTCGTAGCCGGCCGCCAGTATTTCGCCACAAAGAGTCCAAAGTTCCTCGCCCTCAACATACTTAGCTTTTTCCACAAAATTATAGGTAGGGCGGCACAATGTTTTTTCAATGTATACTATACGTTTTTCAATCGGAGTCTTGAGCAAAATTTCAGACTTATATGCTAGTACATCAAAGCAGTAGAAGTGAAGTGGAGTTTTTGCCTGCCTTTCCAAACTCTTATTTTTCAAGCAGTTCAGAATAGCTGTTGCTTTTCTACTTCCCTCATCTCCATATTTGTAAATTTCTCCAAGTAAAACTGTTCCAGCTGGTATGTCCTCAAGTTCTGACAAAATCTGAGGTATCCAGTCTGCCTTATCTGCATAAGTGCCTTCAACATTCTTAGTACGACTTCTAAGATGAAAATTACCCTCTTCATCTTTGATAATCATTGCCCAAATGCCGTCAACTTTTCTTGCTCCAATATACTGGCCACTCAACATATATTCGTGAATCTCCTGCTTCCACTTTTGTCTATCATAAGACTTAGGCGGTGCCCAGTACTTCATTGCATCAAAGCCATCCCAAAAATCTGTTCCGTTTATTATAATATTCATTTAAAATTCCTCCTTTTTATTTTACTCTTAAATTATAACAAAAATTTTAAACAAAGTCAAATTTTTTTCTTTCTCTCAGAAGAAGCGGCGCGCTGTCACAGCGAAGCGAAGCTGAGCAAGACAGCACGTTCGCAGGCTTTGGTTCTTTTGCCAGCAAAAGAACCCCTTTTGATTACTTTTCGGGAAAAGTAATAAAAGAATATAACATAGCGTTTGCGGGACACTTTTTTGGATTGTTATAGCGTTTTTGAGACGGTTCTAAGAATTGTTATAGCGTTTTTGAGACACTTTTTAAAATGTTATAGCGTTTTTGAGACACTTTTTCAAATGTGTTTCAAAAGACCAAGAAGAAATGAATTTTTTAGAAACTATTTTTTATTTATTCACTTATATTTAGAAATAAAAAAGAGGTGATTAAAATGGGCAAATGGAATTTTGCATTACCTGACCCAGAAAAAAATAATAATGAAAGAGAAAAATTTGAAGCTATGAGTGACACGCTCTATACATATTTATATAGTATTTCCAAACATAATCCTCAAAGATATGCTGATGGTACATTTGTAGAAAATTGGAATTATTTATATTTAGATAAAAATATAGAAAAAAATGTTCCTCGATATAACGCTACAAATACTCAAAAAATATTAGGTATTAGTAAGTCTACTTATTATAGAAGACTTGAAATTTTAAAAAAGTATAAATTGATTATTGAAGAAGCTGACTCGGCCGGCCGGCGATATTATAAGATACCTTTTATTCAATCTAAAATGATATTGCCAGTAAAAACTTGTGCTTTTTTTACTAACTGTAAGGAAAGAAAATAGACAGCAGATGATATTATTAAATTAATGGCTATTCTTAAAATTTATTATTATAGTGAAGATAAATATTTTACTATGAGAAAATTAAGAATGTAGATGGGATATTCTGAAACTCATACAGATAAAGATGAATATTTAAGAAATCTTTTAATTACATTACGTGGTTTTGGTATCATAAAATGGGAAACAGAAGAAAAAAATTTACCAAATCGTAAAAAAGAAATTAGATATTATATTACTAAATTTGATGATGAATATAATGATATAATGGACGGATTTGCAAAAGATGCTGAATTTGCTGAAGTTCAAAAAATGACAGAAGAAGAACGTAAAAAATTATTTCCAATAGAATAAGGAGGATAAAATGATTGGCATTTATAAAATTACAAATAAATTAAATAATAAAGCATATATCGGACAATCCATACATTGCGGTAAACGTTTAGATGAACATTGTCATGGCAGTCAATTTATTGATGAAATTATCTAGCTTGAAGGGATTGAAAATTTTAATTTTGAAATTCTTAAATAGGTTGAAAAAAGTGAATTAAATTTATGGGAAGACTATTATATAAATAAATTTAATACACTTTTCCCAAATGGATACAATAAGAGATGGAACTGTTCTGAAAAAAGACGAAAAGAATTTTGCTCTGAAATAGAAAAAACATTAACCGCCAAGGACAACATAAAATCTCAAGACCATTTTCTTTTAAAAGAAGTACCTTTTATTCCTTTTAAAGTTTATTTTTATTTATTATCTATGGCAACATATTAGGATAATAATAATACTGTTTTAAAATTGATACCTATAAATTAGATTAAATTAGCCTTACATATGCATCCTATTACAATTAAAAAAAATTTAGTTTTTTTAAAAGATAATAATTTACTTTTAGAAAAAGAAAAACATTAGATAATTTTAAAAGATATTCTTCCTAATTCAATAAAATAGAAAATATTAAATGATAAATTATACTTATCTTTATCTGAAAGACAACTAAAAATTTATTTATTTATAAAATTAAATCCTTCTCATATTTTAACTTTAAAAGAGATAAGAGATTATCTTAAATTAAGTAAAGATGTAAGAAATAATTTTGTAATAAAAGAAGATTTACAAATTTTGAAATCTAAAAATTTAATTGACTATACAGAAATATTAACATCTACAAATTTAAATACTCAGATTATTACATATAAATTTTAATTTTTCAAAAAATAAATATCAATAGAAAAAGTTAGATTTTAACTTTTCTAAACCAAAAAGAGGTCAGATTAATCTCTGACCTCTTTCTTTTTATGCTTCTTCAAATTCCTTAAAAATTCTCGATACTGTTTCTGCGGCTTCTCTCTTTCCAATTACTGCATACTTATCTACGATTTCATTTTCCTTTACACCCGAATGACCCTTAACCTTTTCAAAAGAAATAGTTCTTCCTTCCTCTTCTAACTTACCCATAAGAGTCCAAATTTTCTGAATAATACTCAAATTTTCTATTGGTTCATGCTTCTTTCCTCTCGTCCAGCCATTTTTCTCCCAATTCTTTGCCCAAGAGGTAAAAATATTAATACAATAAGCACTATCTGATATTATTCTAATATCAAAATCTGGTATTGTTGCGGCGGCATTAAGTGCATGAAAAATTGCTGTGAGTTCCATCTCATTGTTAGTCGTCTGAGGAAGACCCCCATAATAACCTTTCAGTTTTCCGCCTTCGCTCTCATAAACATAAGCCCAGCCGCCGGCTTCTCTCACATAATTACCATTTTCGTCTTTTCTCATTGTTGCTGCGCCATCAGTCCAATATCTCATTTCATTTTCTCCTTTTCTTATTTTAAAAATTAAAATCTGTATTGTTTTGAATCTTTATCTTATTTATAGACACATTCATAACCATTTTCATCGTTACTAGAAAGAATGCCTATTGGTCTAAGTTCTTCTTTTACTGTATCGAAATAATAATAAAATGTCTTAATATTTGATTCTTCCATCTATATCTGTTCATTTCTTTTTCTTTAATGTTATTATTTCAAAAATTTTTAAAAAAGTCAAAAATCCGTTACGCCAACTTACGAGAACTTGAGACTTTGAATTCACTTCTTTAATTTCATCTTTTTGTAGTATTCATCTATAGAGTAATAAGTTCTATGTTCCCAATCATCTGTAATAAAATCAATGCAAATATGGTCTACTACAATCATATCATGTGGGTCTCGAGTAAAGAATTGTCCATTTTCATCTCTACTTGGTTTCTCTTTAAAAGCGAATAAAATATTAGCTCTCTGGCTAGTTGTAAACCACTTAAAATTAAGTCCTTTAAGACACTTAAAAGCTTGGAGAACTTCATACTCAACGAGAAGAGGCTCTTCTCTTTCCAATATGTGCATAGTTACATCAGTTACTTCTCTTAACAATCCCAGTTCAGTCAATGACATTTTTATTCCTCCTTTTATAATATTATAATTATCTCAAAATTTTTAAAGAAAATCAAAAAATTAAAAATGCCGACTTGTGGGCCGGCACAATGTACTTATTTATGTATCCAATCTAATTTTGTCTCTTTTGCGAAATAGCCATCTTGTCCTTTTTCAAAGACAAGCCAACAAAATACAGTATCTGTTTTTACAACCTTATCATAACGAGTGCATTTAAGTCTATTAGAAAAGACAAAGACCCAAGAAGGTTTACATGTCATATAGATATTAGCAAAGCGGCGCTGTGATTCTAAGCTTACAAGCTTAGTCAATACACAAACTGTGCCGCCACGTCGTACATCAGATAACGCCTTTCTTACGAATTGGTCAAAACCTATAGCATCTCCTCTTCCTACTGTTGGAAAGTTAGAAATAATAAGGTCATATTTATTATAAAAGTCTGAACGAATAAAGTCTGATTGAAGTATATCTGTCGTTCCTTCTCTAACACAAATATCATATTTATCTACTTTGATTTTAACTAAATTTTCAAATCTTTCAATAAATTTACCTGTGCCGGCACAAGGTTCAAGGACTTTTAAATTAGGATTTTTTAAATATGGTAACTTAGCTAAGAGAGAGTTAATTGCTTCGGGGTCACTATCATAATAGTCCCATTCTGGTTTCTCAATCATCAAGATTCTCCATAAAAGTCAAAGCCGCATCTTCAAGGTCTTTGAGTGTTCCCGTGTTATTAATAACATAGTCATAAAGATAATTATGAACATTATCATCAGCATGATTACCATAAGTATGATTAAGATTTCTTTCAACAAGAACTGTAGAAACTTGAATACCTTCCTGCTCTGCTGCGTCCTTTACTCTATCAATAACATCAGGGTCTCTAATATCAAGAAAAACAACATCATAAGTTTCTCCCCATTCCTCTGAAAAGTCTTCTTTAATTTCTGTAAAAGCAGTTTGAAATGGACTATCATTCCAATCGGTTAAAGCATCATTAAGGTCAGATAAAAATTTTCTATCTGCATCTGTCTTTCCACCAGACCAACCTAAAAGAGTAGCTTGCTCTTTTACGAAATCAATAATTGAAAATTTATTTATTTTAAGCGAACTATTCTTACGGCATAGTTTAACAAAGGTATCTTTACCACTGCCGCCGCAGCCATTCATTATAATTAATTTCTTCATTATTTTTCCTCCTTTTACTTAATGACTAAATCTGCCTAATGTAATTCTGTCTTTTTCTTCTTGCGGCCAATTACCACTAAATTTGCATTTAATATCAGAACAGCCTTTATCCCAATAATACTGATAAAAGTCACTCGCAGCATTGTAAGATAAATAATTATAAGAGTCATAATCTTTCGTATTAAATCTATTAACTGTATGCTTTATTACCAAATTATAAGTAACATTCTTTAAAATTGCAGGGATATTAGAAGGATTGGCGTAGAAGTAAAAAACAAGACCATTAAATCGTTCTGCTTCCTGTAGTAATTGTTCATTACGATAATAAACATCTTCACTATCACCATCTTCAATCCATAACATTAGACAGTCTGGCACATCATAATTTTCAAATTTATTCCAATCTAAATAAGACTCTACTTTATCAATTTTCTCTTGAATATTACCCAAGTCTTTATCAAAAACATTAATTTTCTGTCCATTAATTTTTTGATAATCTTTAATATATCCTATATGATAGAACTTTTGACTCATACTTATTTCATCTGGAGTAAATCTATTCATTAATTCATAATCAGAATAAAAGCTGAAATTATTAGAGATATGATTTATATTTCCTACTTTATAAATAGGACTGAAAGATGAAATAAGAAAAGCTTTAGAATTTTTAATTAGCTTTTTAACTTTTCTCTGAGAAATAAAACTTTCTTTGGCTTTAATTTTCTTTTTAGTTTTCTTTGGTTTTTTACCACAAATCTTTAATTCAAAAGGTTTAATAGCTTGTACAGCTTTTAGTATGTTGTATCCAATTAAACTTATTAAGTCATCATTATATTCGTATACAATTATTTTTGAATTATCTATCTTCTTGTATAAATCATTTATAATATCATTTATAAGAAAATTGGTTTGTTTTTCAAGAGATAGGTCTTCAATTTTATAATCCATATTTAGTCTATAACGAAGAATTAATGTTTTCATAATAGATGTAATAATCATTTTATTAATCATCATAGCACCTCACTTTCTTTTCTCTTATTATAATTATATACCAAGGAAAAGAATAAGTCAAATAATTGTAACGGATTATTGTAGGAGGTAAATAATTTGATTACTTTAAATTACAAAATAAATACAGATTTGGCTGGTCGTACTGCGGCACAGCTTAATTGGAACTTAAACAAACTTTCTTCTTCTCTTTATATTATAACAAAAGAAAAAAGAATAGTCAATGGTAAATCTCTTGTTGGCTTGTTACAAGGTAATATTCGTAAAGGTGACCTAGTAACTATACTACTTGATAAAGAAGAAGACCTTGCAAAAGCAAAATCTTCTCTTAATAATATAGGTAAACAATTTTAAAAAGAGGTGAAATAAATGATTTTTAATCGAGGCACAGACACAACTCTTGAGCCTGCTTATTTTGCTAGAGTGCAAAATTCTGATGTAATGGGAAAATATGAAGGGCGTATTAGGGAGCTTGAAGAGCAACAGAAGGAAACAACGGCTACTATTACAACCATTCAAAATAAAGATACTGAACAAGATAATAAATTGGTAGAACTTGAAGAGAAGATTGCTGCATTAGGTGATTCTTGTAAATGTGACCCAATGTCTCCAATTTCATCTGATGTTTTAGATGAGTTAATCTTTTCAATACAAATTTAAAGGAGAGAAAATAAATGGCAGAGGTAAAATATTATTTAAATGAAGTCGGCCTGCGTGCATTATGGAAAAAGCTCGATGACAGAGATAAAGAAGTTGTTAAGAAAATTCTTGACAATAAAACTGCTATAGACCTTTTAAATGCTACTGCTACTACTGATACTCAGGCGCCACTCGGTTCTGTTGAGAGAACTGTTGGAGATAAAGTTGCAGAAGAAATTGCAAAAATTGTTGCAAATGCACCAGCAGACTTTGACACATTAAAGGAAATTGCAGATTGGATTTCAACACATAATGATAGTGCTGCTTCAATGAACTCTGCTATCCAGGAGAATAGGGATGCAGTTAGCAGTTTAAAAACACTTCTTGGTGTTGATAGCTCTACTAATCTTTGGACATCTAGTGAACTTACTGGTATTAAAGCTGATATTGCCCAGGCAAAAGAAGATATTACAACTCTTACTACAACAGTTTCTAGTAACACAGATAATATTGCTACACATAGTAGTGATATAGCTACCATGAAGGAACAAATTGAAGCTCTTACTGGTTGCGATGTTACAGATGGCATTTCAACTGAAACTATAAATTCAATTTGCACTTTTACTTCTACTTTTGATTAAGGAGTGAAGTATAATGGCAGAATTAAAAAAATATTTGAATGAAAGGGGTCTGAGAGAAGTTTGGGACATTATTAACGGTCAAAACTCTCTCATCGTTTCCAAAATAAAAGATATTCAAAAAAGAACTACAGTTGGTCTTTATGCAGATTCAACTTCTGGTTGGGCAGAAAATGAGTCAAAAATTTCTGAGGCGGGCGCCCTTTATATTTATACAGATGCAGAGACTTTTAATGGAAAAGTCATTGCTAAAGTAAAAATTGGTGATGGTACTTCTAGTTTAGCAGACCTCTCTTTCATAGATGCTCCTTACTCTGCACATATTGCAGACAAAGACATACATTTCACTGCAGAAGAACGTGCTCAATGGAATAATGAAATAAGCACTTTTGTTACGGCCGCATAGGGATCAGCCGATACGGCAACGCAGGCGGCTGAACGTGCCGAAATCGCAAAGACAGCGGCTGAAACGGCTAGAGATACGACTGTCAGTGCAAAAGAAAGAGCTCTCGCAGCAGAAGCAAACTCATCGCGGTTTTAGTACGAAGCTGAGAAATCTGCCCAAAATGCTAAAGATTCCGAGAAGAATGCAGCTAAATCGGCAGAACGAGCAGCAGGTGCAGAACAAGGAGCAATTTCTAACGCAAACAAAGCGGGGGATTATGCTACAAAATCTGGTGATTCAGCTAACAACGCAGGCATTGCGGCAAATAGGGCACTAGATTACGTAAGAGATGCGGGCGGACAAGCCGATAGGGCTACAGTGGCGGCAAATCGTTCTGAAACTGCTGCGCAGACAGCACAGTCCATAGCTGAGGACTTATCAAAAAAAGATTTTACACTAAGGTTAAACGAAGATAACAGCGTGACGCTGATATACAACGCAGAAACGGAGGGATCATGATGGCAGAAATCGATTTGGTAAAAGATAGCACAATGCAGGAGACAAACCGCATTTTGACACTTATTGCAGGCAAAGAGAGTGGCAATGCCCCGAAGTCATGGGAGAATGTGCAGACTATTGTCCGCCTGGGTTTGGCAGATAAGTATTTTTCTATCGGCGACCAGTTCGTGGTTGAAAAAGCTACCGCTATCAATGCGATCGTAGGAAACACTACCGGCGAAACGTCAGGAGTGACGTCAGCTACCGTAGATATCGGTACTTTTGTGGCTCAGATAGGCACAGCACATAGTGACAACTACAAGTTCACTTATGACGGTGCAGCGTGGCACTATGGTGATACGGTGGTATCGCTTGCGGCGTATGGTATAACTGTAGCTGGAACAGCTAAGCTTGGCGACACTGTTGTGGTGCACGAAACCGCCGCAAAGCTGACATTTGACGTTATCGGCATAGATCATGACACACCGAGCGACGCACAGCTTGAACACAGCTTGACATTGCAGCTGCACGACTGCATAGCCGAGTTACAGTATGACGCCGCCGAGGCGTTCTACTACGCAGAAAACGGGCTTGTTGCAGGAAATTACTATTTTACGATAGACCCGATGTATGACGCAACATATAACACTTACAAAGACACGGGCTATCAGTTTACGCTGACGCAGGACGTACCAGCAAAGGGCGTGCTTACGTTCTCTTGGGGCTACAATGTGCAGGCAAGTGCCGCAAAAGTATCAAGCTGGGCGTCTACCTCTGCAACAACAGCTATTGAAAGTGTGCCCGTATCGTCCGGCACAACAGGAACTAACCTCGGGCAGCTTACAATCGCAGGGGACGCAGCTAACAACATCAACAGTATTCAGCGCATCCGCTACGGTTCAAACAACTACGTTGAAAGTGCTATGCGGCAGTATATCAACAGCAGCAAGGCGGCGGGCTCGGTATGGACGCCGCAGACAAAGTTTGACCGTCCGCCCTCTTGGGCTGCAACAACAGCAGGCTTTTTGTTTGGTGTTGACCCCGAATTCGTCGCCGTGCTGGGTAAGGTTAAGAAAGTAACCGCGCTGAACAACGTTTCGGACGGCGGCGGCTCGGTGGAAACCGACGAAAAAGTGTTCTTGATTTCGCGTACAGAGGTGTACACGGGTAACGAGATCGCAGGCGGCGAGGGCAAGGCATACGCGTACTATTCCAATTATTCAGACCTTGCGGCAGCGGGTACGGAGGCAGACACTAACCGTATCAAGTATCGCGCCGGGGAGGCTAAATATTGGTGGCTGCGTACTCCTAACACCGGCAGCGCT